GAAGTTCGAATAGTTCCCGTATAGGTTTGACCGTTAACCAAAGTCACTTCGATTGGACTTTGCGTCTCTTGTAAATTGAATAAAAATTTACGATGACCAGATAAGAACGGTTTACGGTTCTCTGCTAGATCATTATTAACGCTACCCTTTCGCGAATCTCGGAAGCTGCTATGACGCAACGTGCCCTTTGAATGATTAATCGGGTGTCGAAGCTCTAAAGTGTCTGTTAGCACTGGTGGCATAGCAGAATTGCCCGAAAAGCGTTCACGCATATAAGGGTTTGGCACTTTTTGATTAATCGACTCACCATAATCTTCGTCGCGCTCGTTTTGCATCATAATGCGACCATATTGTGTTTGAGAAATCATCTCGTCCTGAGTGTTCCATCCTTGAATCATGTATAGTTCCATCTATAAAAATACCCTATTAGTATAGTCAGTACTGACTGACTATTTAAAGAAAAATTTAAATAAATTTCGCTTCATTGATCGCCTCCTGAACAACATCAAGGCTGAACTCAGAAATTACACGTTCGATTCTCAAGCACTCTTTTTCATAAAGACAATAAGACAGAGCATATTGAGGTAATCGCTTACCCTTAATGTGCTTAATCAAATAATCTTCATAATCGCGCTGCACTACACTGTTCGAGTAGTTTGCTACGTTGAAGTAGGGGCTACAAGCATACTGTGTGACCGACTCGCTGATTGCCAACCAGTCAGCGTAAACCTTTTCAAATAGCTCTTCGCTTTTGAGCATCGAAGGTCGAGGTGGCATAATGCGACCATTAAAAACCATTTTATGCAAATGCTTCATTGCGCTTGTAAAAAAGAACTCATACCGCATTCCGCATGCATCTACCATTTGTCTCAAGCGCCAAATTGTGTTGCGCTCTTGAGTTGAGTCAAGAAAGTCCACGTACTTACGCATTGGCTTAACAAAGTCAGCTTGTTCGTAATTTATATTTTGACGCCAAAAGTTTTTATAGGCTTCGGTATACAAATGGAAGAAGTAATACGTCGCCATCAGCGGATGCATGAGTCGGTAGTCGAACCATTTTTTACTCATAAGCTCAGGTTCGATTTTTAGATCCGCACGTTTGATATTGCTTATAGTGAGGATTTCATAATGCTCGAAGCGGAGATTACCGTAGAGAAACGGTGGTAAAAAGTTTAGAAACTTTGACTTGGGTGTACTTGGGTGCATCCGTGTTTATCACTATTAATAATATTAACTAGAAGAGATTATATAATTAATATAGTGATCGCGGTATTCATTCCCAAGTACCCAAGTCGCGGAATACTAAAGTTGCCAGCGGTATTAGAATGGCAACTCTGGGTCCTCATCAGGAGGCAGCAAATTACCTGTGCCGTCACCTTCAGTCACCTCGCCTTCATCGTCAATCTCTTCCGGGTCTGGCTGCTGCCCCTCTTCTAACGCCTTAGGTTTATGGCTGAATGAGTAACCGACAGTTGCTCTCTTCTCACCTCGGACAACTTCAAAGTCCATTTCGATATTGGTCTTGCTGGTGACTTCCTTGACTGATTTTTTAATTACCTGTGCCGTGAAAAACTTCAATTCTTTAGGGTCTGAATATTCGTTATCAGGAACGCCTAAGAAGTTTTTCATATAACTCACGGTCAAATCAGGCGTTTTGCCGCTTTTGCGCCACATCATCATCAACTCGTACATGCGAATTGAATGCATTGAGGATAAGCGCCCAATGTGTCTAAGGTTGTAGTAAGTAAAACTTTTGCGAACGTTGGCCAATAGAGGAAGCACTGTTGTAGAGAATAGGATTTCCACACACTTTAGCTCGTCGTTATATCGTGCGTCTTGAACCCAGTTAATACCACCAACCCAACGGCCGGGGTCTGATTCTGTTTTTAGTTTTTTATATTTTAGTTTAGCGTTGAGCAAATCATCTGGCGCGTCTTTAATGGCTTTATATGATCCAGACATGTCAGAACTAGAGCCATACAAGTTGTGATAATCATGCGCTGTAATGCGAATATACGTGTTTTCGCCAGACTTCAGCATGTTTTCTAAAAACTTGTCCGTTCCAGCCAATAGTATAAGTCTGTAAGCGATGACTGATACATTAAAAAAATGGGCTTGCGTTAAGTTATTGTGTTTCTTAACTTTTGGATTGCTCTTAACAATGGAGGACATATATTCCCTAACTTCCAATGATCACCAAGTACTGATGAAAAACTTAACTACCGAAATATTTTGTTTTGGTGTCAATAAGCCTACATTTGATAGTAATAAGTGTCAAAACCAATTTTTTAACCCCCAATTAGCTAAATATTAACCAACTTACCCACAAAATCTGTGGATAACTGTGTTGATAACCACTGTATTCGGTGGAAAAAATGACTACCAAACTTTGGAATTTTTAACTACCGGATTTGGAATTTTTAACTACCGAAAACTTATAAAACGGAAAAAGTAACTACCGAGAACGGAAAAAGTAACTACCGAAATCCTTCTCAAACCCTTGCCACTAAAAGTTTTGAGGCATGCTCTATAAGTTATTATAAAACACCTACGGTATTGTATATAAACACTAGAGGGTGTTTGATCAGATGCATGCATGTGATCTTATGAATAAATTTAAAATTTGAATTTAAATTTATTATTATAAAAAAATTCCGCTCTGCTACATGTTATAGCAGGTTTAAAAATTTTAAATTTAAATTTGTTTAAACGTGTATCCAAGAGAATCTAAAAACGCTCTTAAATCGCTTCTAAGCTCTGTTTAAGAAAAATCGGTAAAGTTTATCAATTATCATAAACAAAGCTGAATTTAGCGAAATTAGAGCGTTTTAGCTATGAAAATTAAGCAAGCTTTACACTCACTTAATTTTTTGACTGTGGATAACTGTTTCAGCTTGTTGTTTTGCTTTATTGGCCGCATTGTTTGAACCAAGCAAATAACTCCATGCACTCACAATTACAAGCAGTGCAACAACAAGAAAAACTTTGAGAGGTTTTGTTCCTTGTAGTAAGTGCATAGATTAAGCCTCTGATACAACACTCGTTACTGAAACCATTTTTAAAACTGGTAAATCATAACGGTGAGCAGCTGGTGTACTTGTTTTGCCATACCACATGAATGCTTCAAAATCTGAAACGTCATAAAGCGCAAAACAAACTTTGTTTGACTGATTGCCACCTAAGCAAATTAATTTGCCTGTAGGTGTTTTACCAACAACAAAAGTAACATGGCCACCACCCTTACGAGTTTTCACGGCGACACAACCATAACAAGGTTTTGAAAGCTTAACGCCACCCTCTTTCATGTATTCAAGTGCGGCATACCAGTTGAAAGGATAAAAGCCGGGTTTGGCTCTTGAACCGGCTTTATAAGTTTTGGAACGGGAATTGACATCCCCTCTTTGAAAGCCCGCTGTTTGAAGACAGTGAGCTACAAACGTTCCGCACCATGCTGTTTCATCATCAAGCCAAGCGGACTTTAAATCCTTTAACCACTTAACGATTGTTTGATTGTGTTTCGGGCCAGCAATTTCAGCCAACCCAACGTGACGGCGAGCCTCTGCGATCCACGGTAATTCAGGATTAGCACTCATTATTCAACTCCTTTGATTTTGCGTACGAACTTAGCCTCTAACAAACGGATGAACTCTGAGCCTAGATGCCCTGCTAAACCTGTGCAGATTGCAGTCATAAAACCAGCCACTTGGAATTGAGCGCATAGTAACCAACACAAAAGTCCGGCAAATCCACTCATTGACAAGTGAATCATTGCGCCGACAAATGTTGGTTTTTGCCCCGCTTGAACTTTGCTAAGGTAGTTAACAATGCCTCCCCACATTGCTGTGATTGCAGCCAACAGGACATGCCACCATTGGACCTGATCGGTTCCTGTGCTGAATGGGTCTGTCATAATTTAATCTTCACTCCTTGAAGTTGAATGAATTATAGGCGGTTTGTAATTTATATGTAAGTCAGTAATGACTGAATAGATGCCTATTTGTATTGGTTTGGATTAAACATGAACTTATATTTTTGATTTATACGTCAGTCAGTAGTGACTTATTGATTTGATGTAGTTAAAATCAAGACTCCGAAACACTCACATTCATGGATGAATATGAAAACTATCACTCGCGAGGAAGCGAATTTAACTACTTGGTTACTAGGACAGGTCAATCTTGTAGAAAGTCAAACGGGCCGTAAGGTTGAGGCTTTGGAATTAACTTATGATGGCGCCACTGGTGGTACTGGTATTAATTTAGTTCTTGAAGAGCAGCCTACCGCTCAACTCTAATTACCCTAGAGTGTTGACAATAAAAAGCCCACATTGCGTGGGCTTTTTATTATTCTGAACCACCATTTTGTTTAAGGTGATCTTGGAACTCTTGGTCGTGTATTTTGTCGTAGTTAACAGGGTCGTAAACGCATCCAGTCAAGACAACAATTACAGCAAGTGCAGCAACCAATTTTTTCATTAAAACTACTTTCCTTTTTAACGCAAAAGATTTGCTTTAATTATACCGAGAACTTGTCATTTCAATCTAAAATAATTAAGGCAAATAACTGTTATATCTTAAATTATTTGCCCAATTATATTAAATGAGAGTCACCGCCTCGACTTCCTCCTTGGTTGAAGCTTCTGTAATTTTTGCGCGAGCTTTTCTTGCTTTATCGTGAAGTTCATTAACGTGTCGAGCTAACGCGATTTGTAGGCTCTTTAATTGATCTGAACTCAGAAGAATCGAAGTGTTATCTTTGGTCGTCCATTCAATTTCATAACCAAGCGATGCGGCTGTAGCAATGCGTCCTTGGGACGCAATATCTGAGTCAAAGGTATTACCATTGAACTCGAAGCCGCCAAATTCAAGTCGATTACGTTGAATCTTGATTTGATTCCACTTCTCTTCTTTAATTTCTTCGAGTGATCTTGGGTCAACCCAATCTTTTTCCGTGTAATCGAATTGGTGATTAGCGCTAGGTTTATCACCAATTGGTTTCCAGCACTCTTCTTCGAAGCTCCACCAGTCACTAGGACTGGCGGGTTTTACTTCTGTATATTTCTTTCCTTGAGTGTTGAGTTCTAGCATTTCTTCCGACCCAGCAAATGAGCCAATGCATTTGCCATCGTCGGAAAGAATGTATCGAGTTCTCATTATTTTTTAACCTCCGTGATTAAAATGAGCGCGTTTGAGAAGTTGATCTCGTTGTATCGGCGCGCATTAACAAAGTCCGTATCTCCCCAATTGGACGTTCTTCTCAAAGTCGCTTTATAGACATGAGTGCCCGCTTCAGGTCTGTCTAAAGCCATGAACACAGAACCAGCCATCGTATTCAGGGTGTAAACAGTTTTTGAGTAAGTCACTGGATAACTGCCACCTTCGCCCCAAGAGGTATCATTGAACATTTCAGTACTCTCAAGCCAAGGCATGCTAAATGTCTTAACTAAAGTTGTATCGCGGTAAAGATCAAGGAAGATCGTTGGGTTGGAGAACCTACCCCACGCGTACAAGAAAGGCGCAATGTCGATCTTCACGAAGTTTGTGCCAGAAGTAACAACAGTCACTTGGCACATATCAAAGCTCGTGCTTGAAGGGGTTAGGACTTTGTCCGCCTGATTGTTTTCAGCGACTGTTGCAACCGTGATGGCATTATCTTTGATCTTGATCGTATCAACTTGAAGATCGCCAATTTTTGCCGTTGTGATAGCTGCATCTTTGATTTTGGCCGTATCGACTGCTGCATTCGCAATTTTTGCATTGGTAATAGCAGCGTCTTGGATGTGTGCGCTTGTGATTGAAGCCGACGCAATGTAAGTGGTGTCAATCCATGTACCCGGCGGGTAAGTCACGCCATTAACCGTTGTATTGGTTGTTGTGACTAAGAATGGTTTTTTACCGCCGCTTGGTGGGCCAATGTAGAAGTTGTCTGCATTGATACCAAATGTGGAAGTTACTTTACCATTAACAAGGTCAGAGATTAAGCCATAGCCTGACATAACCCCATTATTATCAATCGTAATCGTTTTAATGGCTTTTACACCATCAATTGCCTTCGCTTGATCAGAGAGCGCAATTGTGTTGCCACCTACAGAGGTTTGAAGGTTGGTGATGCTTGTTGCTTGGCTTGTAACTTTGTCATCAACTTTAGTAACTTTTGAGTCCAACTGAGTTAGAGCAGATGAGTTTGCCACTGCGTCAGGCAAGTAGTCGTATGAACTCGGAATCCAAGCGTCAGTAGTGATTGAATTACCTTTGACCAACACCGCCCAATAGACCGTACCTACCGATGCTTGAGCGGCGCTTGGTCGATTAATCATGTAGAAGTTGATAACTTTGGCCACGCCAGAGCTATTCTTCGTAAAGGTAATTTTGTTGACAACCTTGCCGTTTGTATTAACTACTGATTGAAGCGATTGAGATCCGCCACCCGCATACACTGCTAAGTTAGATGTGGTGTCGGTTGAATTGCGCTTATGCTCTGCACACCACAACAGCGTGTACTGAGCGCCAACTTCCCACTCTTCACCCATCTCGTACACAAGATGCGGATAAGCTACGCCGTTATATGTACCAACCACATTTGACTTGATCAAAAGGTTCGTGCCGGCTTTTGCACTTACGCTTAACGAGTTCTGCAAATTGGTCAAGGAGGTTGATTGAGTTGTTAGCTCTCTCTCAGTTGTTTGAACTCTGTTTGTAAGCGAATCAACGGCTGATGCTTCAGCTTTGTTTGCAAGGCTTTCATTGATGTTTTTGACATCTTGAGTCCAAGCTGCCCAAGCGGCAGTAGTGCTGCTGCGGCGTTCAGCTGTAAGTTTTGAATCCGTACCGCGTGCGATTTGGATAAGTGGACCGCCCGTTGCGTCACTGTAGTAAACATAAGTTTCAAGCGAAACGTATGTTCCCATGCCAGTTAAGCCAAGCACTGAAGCTTGCTTAAATTCACGGACAATGCGTTTTGGATAGTTTGTGTAATACCAAGATGGCGGTTGGTTAGTTGATCTCGTGTCAGTTACTTCAACATCTTTGATAAGACTAGTAACAGAGTTGTTGAGAGTGACAAGGTTAGAGCCTTGAGAGGTAATTGCACCTTCAGTGGCCACAACACGAGTATCAAGTTGAGAAAGCGCCTTAGCTGTTGCATCGTTTGCCGCAATTGCATCTGCATCTTCAATCACTAGGTAATCGAGGTCAGTTGTACCCGCAGCGTTTGGATAGTTCGCAAGGAAATGAACGCTAATGAACGCTGTTGCATTAGGCAATTGACGAGGCGCTGATAAAGTCCAACTTCCCGTTGCTGCACCAGCCGCTCGGCCTTTAACGTAGACTGTTACTTCTTGCCATTCGCCATTCGTAGGACTCTGATTAATCACGAAGTAGTTCGAAGAGCCTGCGTCAGTTGTCACCACGTTGTTTGCATTTACGTGAGAAACGCCGTCCTTCGCAATGCCGAAGACAGCACAGTAAATTGAACCTGTGCCACTGTTACGGCGATAGCGAGCGCGAACGCGGTAAGTCTTAGTTTGGTCAAATGGAAGCTTCGCAACTGATCTAGCGTTTACATGGTCGTTGCCGCTACTGTTACCGAAACGGTACACCTTGCCCCCAAGCGCAGAAACATCATCAGCACGTGCAACTTCGCCATTCTTCGCCCAATAAATCCATTGAGTATCAGGATCGACGTCGATAGCCGCAGACATTGTGATGCCGTTGGCTGTGCTGCTAACAGTCGCCGATAGACTGGTGATTGATGTTGAGTTGGTCTCAATTTTTCCTTCAGCTGTTTTTACACGGCTATCAAGAGAGTCAACGGCGGAAGTATTGGCTTTGGTCGCAAGCGTACCGTTAATGTTGGTGATGCTGTTGTTGAGGTTGGTGATGCTGCTTGAGTTTGAGGTAACTCGTTCATCAATTTTGGTAACTTTGGAGTCAAGCAAGGTTTGCGCAGAAGAAGTGGCTTGCAAGTCGCTTACTAGCTTCTTGTTGCCCGTAATGTTGCGAACTTGGATATTCGTCACGTGCCACAACTGAGCCGCCGCGTCTGCCGCTGCAATGCTTACCTGAACCCAAGGTCGAATTTCCACAGCCCCCGCAGGAACCGTGAAATAACCTTCCACCATCGTCCAAGTGGTTTTATCTGTAGACTTTGCTGCAACTGTATACCAGCCATTTACCGCCGAAACATTTCGGGTGTTAAAGCCAATTACAGCTGTTGCTGTTGCTGAAGCGTTCGGAGTAGCAAACCATGCAGACACGTAGAACATGTCACCGACGTTGCATTTAACATGTGGCCCATAATATGAATCACGGTTGTTAAGCTTTAACGCCTTTGGAGATGGAGGGTTTGGAGCCGCTGTCGATGCGTCAACAATTACTCCCGCTGTCCATCCACTTTTTGGATCTACAAAGTCAGGATTAAGGACAAGGTTTGACAAGTCATTGTTTGAAAGCGCGTTGTTCAAACTTGTGATTGACGTCCCTTGACTTGTAATCGCTGAGCCTTGTTGGTCAACTGTAGATGAAAGCGATTGCAAGGCAGCTGAAGTTGCAAAAGTGCTATCCGCGTCTGAAGTGCTAAGCACTGGTGAAACTTTATAGCCTTGCACTTCCCACCATCCGCTTGTTCCTGTATGACCAGGAGCGATACCGAAGAACAATTGAGGGTTGGCATCAGACGTAGAAGTTAAATTGGCAATTCGCTCAATCTTTGTCCATGTTTCGTTTTTTGGAACTTCCGAAACAGGAATGCCGATGCTTGAATAGCCCGCAGTTGTGAATTTTCCATCATTGCCAGAACGACCAATTGGAATCATCAACAAACCGTTTGAATCGGCGCTACAGCGAACCCAGAAAGTTACTTTGTAAGTTCTGTCGTTCGGTACAGGCGTTCTTGCGTAGTTAAAACAGTTAACTGGAACTGTTGTGTCTTTGCGGAATACCGTGTTGCTAACTTTGCCCGTTGTCGTAGTTTTGAAGTACTGAGCCATTGAATAGCCGTAGTGGCTAATCCATTTCTCAGGGTTGGCTAAGTTGTAATCCGGAATGAGCGAATCGCTATCTAAAGCGCTCATGGCATTGTTTAGAGAAACAATTGACGAGCTTTGATTTGTGATCGCACCCTCAGCGGCATTCATACGAGTGGTTAAGCCACTAACTGCCCCGTTGGTGTTGATGATGGCCCCTTCAGCTGTCGTCATGCGAGAGCCAAGAGAGGTGATAGAATTAGTAGCTGTTGTTAAACGTCCATCAACTTCGCTAACTTTGGTGTTGGTTGTATTGATAGCGGTAGCATTCGCATCATTTCCAACAATAGCTTCGGCATCTTCAAGAATTAAGTAATCAAGCTCAACCGTGCCTGCTTGGTTGACGTAGTTCGCTAGAAACATCGGCGTGATGAAGCCTGTTTGCTGTGCGATAGTGCGCGGACTTGCTTGTGAACCTGACCCTGATGCCGCTCCAGCTGCTCGCCCTTTGATGTAAGCAACGACTTCTTGCCACTGATCAGCCGTCGGGCTTTGAGCGCTGGCAATGTAGTTTGACGAGTTCATATCACTCGTAAGCGTATTGCCAGTTGTTACATAAAGCGCTTTGTCTGGTGTTTTTTGAGCGATGCCGATGTAAACCGTGCCTGTGCCAGCTCGACGACGATAGCGAGCGCGTAAGCGATAAGTTTTGGCAGCATCGAATGGAATGAAATTATTTGGGTGTAACCAAATCATGTCATTCCCTGAGTTGTTTCCAAGTTGGATAACACGACCCGCTTGGCCATCTGCCTGAGCAACAATCGAGTATTCGCCAAAGCCGTCTTTAACTGTCCAGTCTGTAAGTGCATTACCCGCATTCATTGCAATGCTGGTAGTTGCATTGCTAAGCGTTGAGCTTAATGACGTGATTGCGCTGGCATTTGAATTAACTTTGCCGTCAATGGTTGCAACTTTTGTATCGAGGTTCTGAACAGCTGAAGAGTCGGCTTTCTTAGTTAGATTGCCTTCAGTTGTCGTCATTCGACTTTCGAGACTTGTTACACGCCCAGCAGTTGCGGCGTTTTGATTAGACGCCGTATTGAACAGATCAGTCGCTTTTGCCTGAGTGGAAATGATTAATCCACTTGCGTCGGTACCGGCAATCCATGCTGAAGGAGTTGTGTTGGTGCCAACTTGACGCTCAAGCATCATTCGTTCAATGTTGATGACTTGACCAGCCGCTTTACCAGTTGGGTTTCCGACGAGCAACATACATGCAGGCGCGCCACCAGCAGGAACGGTGAATACTCCACTGTAGCGAGTTAGTGTGCCTGTGATGTTGAAACGCAAACGAGTAGCGCTCACGTTATACATCGCCCAATCAATCGGATGTGGAGGCGTGCCGTCTACAGTTTTGGCAACAAAACTAAAGACGTAATTACCCTCTGTGAGCCACTGACGCGGAACCTGACTGCCGCCAATGTTGAAATACGTTCCGCTGCCGCTTGCGGCTGGCATTGTGAATTGGAACGCACGAACATTTACCGTGTCTGGTGAATTGATAACATCAAACGCCAAACCTGAAACCCAATTGCTAGGTTTTTCCACGGGGTTAGAAATTTCAGGCCCTAAAAGGTTTAACCCCTGATTAGGAATGCTGTTGAAGTTAGCCTGAAGGTCAGTTAGCGCCGAAGCGTTCGTATTAACTTTGCCGTCAATCAAAGTCACTTTAGAGTCGAGAGACTGCACTGCGCTTGATTCGGCTTTCTTCTCTAAAGCGTTATTAATGCTCGTAATGTTATTTGTGAGCGAAGTAATGCTGTTGCTTTGAGAGGTGATGCTGTTGCCTTGCTGATTGACTGTATTCGTCAAGCTGTTAATTGCAGTGGCATTAGCGTCAATCTGTGTAGAAACATCTAATAGAGATGGCTCAACAATCGCAGAAATACCACTCGTTGCAAGATCGGTCTCTGCAATGAGACTCGCTGACCAACCGTTAATCCAATCATCGGGCGGTGTTGTGTAACCAATTTCCGCGTCGATATTAAACTTAGGGTATTGCCAGTAAGCATTTGGGGCTTTTGAAGTCAAAATGACGACAACAGTGCCGTTGCGAACGCCTAAACGAACACGAATCGGCAATGTGCCTGAGTTCACCACTCCATGTTGAATGATGGAAGTGCCAGTGTAAGCGTAGCCCCCGATATTTAAATTAATATCGGTTTTTCCAGCTAGGTAGTTATAGCCAGTGAGGGCCAATCTAAACATCTTACTTGTGAAAGTAATCGGCGTTTGAATCACAATGTTGCCGACGATGTTTGCGCCGTTTTGTTGGTGAACCAACACCCCTCTGAATAGCTTCGCTGTGCCTGTGCCGCCTTGAATTTTAGGCAACGCCGCGTTTGCGGTATTGGTGGTCAAAGCAAGATTATTTGTCAAAGTGGTAATTGAGCTGCCTTGCGAGCTGATTTTGTCTTCAGCTGTGGCAACTCGACTGGTCAGGTTCGTAACTGCACTTGAGTCGGCTTTGGTGGCCAAAGTTCCATTAATTGACGAAATGTTATTTTGAAGCGATGTAATCGAGTCACTTTGGTTGGTGATTTTTCCTTCCGCCGTGGTCATACGCGTCGACAAGCCACTTAAAGCATTGTTTGCTCCTTTGATGTCCCCTTCGGCTGTGGCCATTCGAGAACTCAATGAAGTAATCGAGTCTGTTGCGGCCGTTACTCGTCCATCAATGTTTTCGACTTTGGTTTGAGTGTTTTGAATCGCAGAGGCGTTTGCATCAAGCGCAGCCTGAGTGTCACGCGGACTTGGACTCCAAGCGGTCGCTTTGTTACCCGCCTCGATTTGAAGTTTACGAATTGTTGGGATTCGACCAGTGCCGTAAGTACCGTAAAATTCAATTGTTGACTGGGTTGTGCTTCCTGTGTGGGTTTTAGGATTTACAGTTACGGAGTACTTAATAAACTGATTCGGAATAACCGCATTTACTTGTACCGCAAACGTATGAGCCGAAGAGTTAGATGCGTAAACTTGAACTGATCCAGCAACAGGAACGCTCATTTCAAATGAAATAGTTACCGGCTTATCAAGGTTTTCGTCGTAGAACGCTTTTAGTTCCGCGCTACGTTCGTAAAGCAAATATTCTTTATTCGTTGCGGCAGTTGAGGTGCGAGGCGCTTCAGAATTAGCAACTACGTTTACGCCGCCGATTGTTAATTGGCTGTTAAACTTGTCGATTGCGCCTGAAGCTGCTGCATCTGCTTCTGTCTTCGTGTAGATGTTGGCCAATGCTGAAGCGTCGGCTTTTGTAGACAAGCCACCTTCAACAGTGGTTACGCGACCCTGTAACGAAGTGATAGAGGTTGTGTTGGTAGCGACACGACCATCAATGCTTGTTACTTTTGAGTCCAAGCTGTTAAGCGCAGCAGTTTCAGCCTTGGTCGCAACGGCATTGTTAGTCGCTTTTAGATCATTGCTTAATGACGTGATGGATTTGCTTTGATTGGTGATCGTCCCCTCTGCGCTCTCCACACGTGTTGTCAATGTGTTTACAGCAGCGGCGTTTGAATCAAGCGAACTTTGGATTGAACTAAGATCAGCTGCACCAGCAATCCACGGCGAACCTTCTTTTTCAGTGCCGACCAGTTCTTCGATCATGATCTTGTCGATCGTAACCATTGCGCCAGCAGGCGTAACCTCACCTGTAATACCGCCCGTGTAGAACAACAATGACGCAGCGACCGCGCCAGCTGGAACAGGGGTGTTTGTGAACAAAGTGTATTTTGTCCAAGCTGTACCGAATCGAACTGGTTGAGTAGTTGTGCCTAAAAGGATTAAAGGCGTAGAGCTAATTACGGCATTTGCCCCATCAAACACTCGCAAGAAGAAGCGGCCAACAAAGCCAGCAGCTTCAGCTTTAGCGTAGAAGCTCAACAAGTATTTGCCGCCACTAACCATTGCGATAGGAGCTTTGGTGCGATCTGAGTAGTGACCCAAATAAATGTAGTTGCCAACATTCGCAGCTGTATTGGTGAAGGTGTAAGCCTTGCCTTGACGTTCTAATGATGGAACGAGAGCTAGGTTCACGTTTGCCTTAGTGGCAGCGTATGGAAGCACTTGTGGATCTGAATAAGGCGCAACAAGAAGGTTCGACCCCTTGCCTGTGCTTAATTCAGATTTAAGAGAAGTGATTGCGCCAGCATTTGAGTCAACTTTCCCGTCAATGCTTGTCACTTTTGAATCTAATTGATTAAGCGCGCTTGAATCTGCTTTTGTGGCAACTGCGTTATTGGTTGCGATCAAATCATTTTTAATCGAAACAATCGCCGAACCCTGAGCCGAAATTTGACCTTCAGCCGTAGATACACGGTTAGTTAAGGCGTTTACAGTAGTTGAGTCTGCTTTTGTTGAAAGCGCGCCATTGATCGTAGTAACACTATTGTTGAGCTGGGTAATTGAATTACCTTGGCTTGTAATAATTCCTTCGTCATTTGCAACGCGAGTCGTGAGGTTGTTAACGGCAGTAGCGCTTGCATCAAATGCGTTTTTGATTGCATTTAAGTCGGCTGGACCAGCGACCCAAGTTGAAGCAGGCTTTTCTGAGCCAAGTGACTCTTCAAGCATCAACATGTCAACCAAGTATTCACTTGCTGTTGGGCCAGATGGATTGCCTACCGCGTAAATTGTTGCGCCCATTGCGTTCGCTGGTGCTGTGACTGCTTTAAACGAATAGCGCTGACCGTTTGCGGTTGGAGCGATATAAGAGTCGGTTTGACCTTGTGGGAAAATAAGTGCTGCGCCAGTTGTAATCTCGCCAGTGCTAGGATTGCGTAGGAACCACAAGATGTTGAAGCGGAATGACGGAACTGCCGTTGAAAGCGCTTTAATCCATGCACTGAACATGTAAGAGCGACCAGCCTCAATGTGAACAGCCATTAAAGAAGGTGCTTGCGCGGCTTGAGCGGTGCCGAAATACACATAATGAGCAGCGGCAGTGTGCGAAACTTTGTACGCTTTACCATTGCGACGCAATAACGAGTCGGCTAACGACACCACTCGGCCAGCACCACTCAAAATCGGAATCTCTTGAGGATCTGAGTAAGGGGCGATAATGTTGTTAATGCCTTTTCCGCTGCTTAATTCCGCTTTAAGAGCTGTAACGGCAGATGCCGCAGAGGCTGCATTTGTAACGGCTGTATTTGCTGTTTGTTGAGCGGTTGCGGCAGCGCTAATCGCTTCAGTGGTTTTGCCTTCGTTAGTTGATAAACGAGAATCAAGTGAAGTGATTTTTGTGGCATTGGCGCTAGTTTTGTCTGCGTTTGTCGTAATTTGCGTTTGCAAACTAGACAAAGTGCCATTTGTGCTTGATTTGTAGGTTTCGATGTTGCTTAACAACGCAGCATCTTCTGACTTACGCTGAGACGTTTCGGTTGTTATGCCGTCATTTAATTTAGAAACGGCAGTTGTGCGAGCGTCTGATTCAGTCTTAATTGCCTGATTTAACTGGTTTGTAGCCGTTGTTAAATCTGAAGCCGTTTTTTCAGCTGCATTTTTTGCGTTGAGAGCATCTGTCGTTGCTTGGTTAGCAGTAGTTGCAGCATTTGCCGCAGCTGTTGCAGCTGAAGCTGCTTGTGCTGCTGCCGCGTCCGCAGTTGCCTTTGCTGTATTGGCTTGATTTTTTGCAGCTGTTGAAGCTTCAGTCGCAGCATTTGCCGCAGTTTGAGCAGCTGTTGAAGCATCCTTAGCTGTGTTAGCAATTTGTGAAGCTGAATTAGCAGCGGTTTGCGCAGCCGATGCTGTAGATTGAGCGGCGTTTGCGGCGGTTTGAGCAGCTGTTGACGCTTGTTTTGCAGCTGTGGCAGTTTCTAAAGTGGTGTCAATTTTGCCTTGTAAAGCGCTTTCAAGGTCGCTCTGACCAATGTGGCCAGAAATAACTTCAAGCACTTTGTCAGGGTTAATATCTGGCGCCGCCGATACTACTTCAGACCATTCGCCTGAGATTCCGAATTTATCCACCAAGCGAGCGCGGAACCAACGTGTGTCCTGAAGATTCAAACCCGTCACTTGATGGGCTTTCATAGGGTCAGGATATGTGCCAAGTAGAGTGAAGTTAGCTTCAAGTGAGTTGTCTAAACTCATTTGAATTTCTACATGATCAACACCGCTTGTACCCGGCGCGTATTCCCAAGCAAGGTCAATTGCAAACATTGCAGGGGTCGCTTTGAACAAGCCTAATTTTGGCAATACCGAAGCTTGGCCATTGATTAGCTTTGGAACTGAATAAGCGACTGGTGATCGGCTGCCTGTTGCAGAAATTGCAATAACCTGAGCTGTGTATTCGCCTTCGTAGACATTCTCTACTTCAACGCTTAACGCTTTAGTGATTGGAAGGGTGAACCAGTTACCTTCGCCTTTTCGATACTTAACTTCATAAGAAACGGCGTTCTGAACTTGCTCCCAATTGATGAGCATGTTTCGAACTGTTAGGCCCTGTTCAATTCGTGCCTCTTCATAGATCTCAACGTTTTTAGTCGCTTCGATGAGAGACGGCGAAATGATTGTTACGTTTGGACTGTCGAGCTGAATGTTGCTTTCAACAAAATCAAACTTACTAGGGTTATGAGCGATTGCAGTGATCGAGTAAGTACCCGGAGAGTCTTCGCTATCGCCAATTGCAACCACACGCGCAAGTTGAGGCTCTAATTCAGGAGATTTAACAACCCAAACGGCGTTATCAGTTGGCAAAGCAGAAAGCGGCGCTTCCCAGTTAATAACCGACTTGCCAGTTTTAAGATCTGTGCCAATGGTTTTGATGTTGCGTTCAACAAAATCGCCATTAGCTGAGCGCAGCATGATGGAAGAGTTTTCGCTTAAAACGATTTCGTCATCAAGAATTGCTGAAGTGGCAGTTGCGCCAATTAAACGACCACCCATTCGTTTGCCTGAGCGATTAGGGTCTGCAATTTGAATGACGTCACCAGGTAGGACGAATGATGAATCAACGCCTACTTTGAAGGAGATAGTCCGTGACTGGTTGCGCTCTGTATAAAGTAACCATTTACCGATTCGGTGCGCCTGACCACGTGTAGTACAGCCAAATGAAGTGATTTCAGCTTTGCGAATGCCGTAACGTTGAATTAACTCAGCGTCTTCAATGTATTCAACGGCACGCTGATAGTTGCGTTCAGGGTCATTCCACGTGATAAGCGCAACTGAATGCATATCTTTACGTGACGCGCCCGAATAGACGAACTCACCATTTACAACGTTTGAAGCGTTATAAAGCATCGTTGGCTCAGTCGGCATATCGCACATATAACCAAACTGCGAACCCGACCAATACGCCATGCCGTTAAATACAGAAGTGATATCACTGATTAACTGATAGGCGTCTGAAGTGCTGTTAATGACAGTGTTTAGAGTGAATCGAGGTTCTTTGCCGCCAAAACCGTCGTCAACTAACTCATCACAGTACTGACCAATAACGTAAAGGCGTGCCGCATTGGCATAAGCTGGGTCTACAAACTGACCTAATCCATAACGTTCGTTAGTGATGATGTCATAGAGAATCCAAGCAGGGTTATCGCTTGGGGCGAGCTTGAATGTGCCGTTCCAAGCGCCTTCATATTTGCGCGTTTTGTAGTCGTAGTTAGATGGAACACGGATAAGCAAACCGTCCACCAAGTAAGAACGAGTTGGTACGCTTTGGAATTGCTCAGACGAAATGCTTAAACCGAAAATGGCAGAGTTCGGATAAGACAAACGAGATCCAATAATTACCGAATAGCTATCGAGGTAAATGTCATTGGATGTTGAAGATTCGGTTGTTTCAGGCGAGACGCGTTCGATTTTGATCGTCCACATCGTTACTCGCGTACCGTCTTCTGTATGTTTCGGCAGCGCGTATTCGTATTGGCGTTGGTAGCGAGAGCGGGTTTTACCTGTAATTTTTCCCTTGCCAATTTCAGTAAAGAAACTGTTGTTGAGGGAGATTAAGAATCTGTACTCGACTGAAGAGCCAACAATGACGCCTTTACTTGTTGTACTGATCAAAGAAGGCGTAGAGATGATTACTCGCGCTTTATCTGCGTTTGGATCTGTGACAGAGAAAGTTGCAGGGGCATCACGCGTAATGAGCTGACCAACTGAAGTTGAAGCCTCAACGGTGTCAAAGCCATCACCTAGCGAAGTTTGATCTTGCGTGCCCTTGAGCATCGCCCAAGTCACGTTTTGAAAGTTGTACTCGCCGCTTGAGTTAACTAATGGTGTGTCATTTAAGAAAATCGACTTTGGGCTGTCGTCAACAAGCCCGCCAATTTGACCTTCACCAAGTAAGTCAATGAGCGATAGAAATGATTTGGATTCGAGGTCGTCATCAGACTCGCTGCCCCCTTTGCCGCCACTGCCACCGCCTGCGCCGGCAATAACTTTAGGGAACTTCAGCTTGCCCTTAAATGCCTGTTTAAATGTTTGTTGGTTGGTTGCTGCTTCCATGCAAATAACCTTTCACTTGATTCGTTTGAGTGGTTGTAAAAGCGGACAATTCATTGACCGTCATGCGTACAGAGATCGGCGAGGCACCTGTTTTGATTCGTCCATAAATCAAAGGAACAGGGTCGCCTTGCTGCACCGTGTTGGTGGCGCCTTGGAAGTAATGGGAGGTTCGCGTTGAGCCTGTTTTGACTTTGGGTGCCAGAAGCTCACTTACGCCGCTCATGACAAGCGCAAGACCAGCTTGGAAAGCCATAGGGCCGAGCCAGTACGAGGCGATCATTAGGACCACGCCCGCAATAATTTTTCCCCACTTGCCCGAACCAGTTACGACTGGCGCAAAGTGAACGGATTGAATGTTGTTTGCCGAGAGCAATGTGTCTTTCGTCAAAAATTCCTTTTTGCCGTTCTTAAAGATGCAAAACACTCGGTAGTTTTTGTACTTTTGAAGATTCGCTCGCATCCAATGAAACAGACGTCCTGTCGTGTTTGCATCAATGAGAGCCAATGCTTCACGTGGAGATTTGATGGCTAGGTTCCATTCCTTGCCAAACTCCTTACCCATTGGGCCATGAAGGTGAACGCTAACTAGCATTTACGTGTCTCAAGTGTCTGATGGTGTGCTTTTCCCAATAGCCGCCGTAGGTATCAATCGTTGATAGGCGACCTTGAACGTGATGAAGAAATTGATTGTTTCCAATGAAGACGCCGACATGATTTGCGTGACCGCTGACATCTGTTTGGAACATCAAAACATCGCCCTTTTGAAGTTCTCCATCGACCTCGATAAGACCTTCATTGGCGAAGTGGGTGTCGAAAAAGTTCGTCTCATCCTTGAGCCAAAAATTTTCAAGACGTGGATAGGAATTGCTAATTGAGATGCCTAGTTCACGCTTTAGGTAATCAACAACTAACGACCAGCAATCAAACGTGCCGTAAACGTAAGGGCGGCCAACATACGGCTGTTCATAGCCCTTTGGTTCGAAATAAATAAGATCGGAGAACTCGAAGCAGTCAGAGCGTTTGTGAATGCTCATCAAGAACCAAGGCAATTCACTTTCTTCGCAAGCAGCTAAATCTGCTGGCGACGGTTGCGCTGGCTCTTCAACATGGGTATGCCAAACGCCCAAAATCTCACCTTCCTGCTCCGCTTCAATCCAAGCTTCGGGGTTCATAAGAAATTGAGCGCGTTTGTTATGTGCTTCGTTTTGCTTTTCAATAACGAGAGTCTTCTTGCCTGCGCCCACAATGAAGCCGCAAGCTTCGTATGGGTAACGAAGCTCAGCGATTTCACGGATGCGAGTAGCAACAGACTGACGAGCTTTAGGATTAATCGTCGCCACGTTGAACTCCCGGCATTCCACCAAAAGTCAACACAACATCACTGCCTTGACGCGCTTTGCATGAAGTGAAACGCTTAGGGCAACAATCTTTGTTGATGTCGGTAGTAGGCTTGTCAAATTCGTCGTAGAACCCGCCCGCGTAACCGCATTCAGGGCCACGGTAACGCCATGCGCATGAGTTCTTGAGAACTTGACGGTAAGGAAGTTTGATGCCGTCGAAATCGAAAGCAGACGCCAACTCCCACTCGATGACGTCTTTGGTTTCAGTTGCCTTGCGGTCAACTAGCCACATTTCATCGGGTAAGTGTTGGTCGGGGTTTTCTTCAGGGTTTCCATTGCGGAAGTTCACTGCGTCAAGGTAGCGAGCGAAAGTGCGTTTACGTGTAATACGCGCACCAACTAGGTCATCCATTTGGATAACCATCGCTGAAAATAAACCGCCAACGTTGGCAATTTTGAGCTTAGGGCGTGGCAATGTACCTTGCGCCGTTTTGTCAAAACCACTACTTTCAATTGGCATAGGCTTGTAGTTCAAGCCCTGCCAAATGATGTCTTGAAAGCCCTGCGAAATTCCTGAATGAAATCGCATGATTGAGCCGTTTTCAAACATGGTGGTGTCAATGACAAACAACTCCACCTCAGCAGTCGGAGAAAGCGATTGAATCTCCGTCTGAATGTTTACAACTGGAATGTTCACGAGTGTCCTTACTCAAATACCTGTTCGAATACCCCCGTTATCTGAAGTACACCGAACCCAACTTGTTTGCTCTTCCAAGACCGGCAGACGTATCGTCCTGATTCGCCTTCTGGATCAACCCACTCAAACGCCTTAACTGCTCCATGCTGTTTAAGGAAGGCTCGAATTTCTCGGTATTCGTTTAAGTTCTTGGTGAACTGAACGCTCCATTTATTCGGCTGTGAGTTGATGCCTGTTGCTTGTCTTGCTTCATATCCATCGCCAAATTTTGTGACTGTTACGAGCGGGGTTTCGTCCCGCTCGCAGCCTAAATCTGGACTCCATCGAAAGTTTAACATAGTAAGTCAGTCCTGACTGATCTTTTTGATTGAATTTTACTGATTTGTCGAACGCAACATTCCGCCTGGTCGTTTTTGCTTCACGATCTCTTCCTGAACTAAAGACTTGACTCTGTTGGATAAGTCTTTCCAGTTAGTCTCGTTATCGCCGCCAGTTGAGTTCTCAGTTGTGGTATCGCCATTGTTGTTAACTTCAATGTTGATACTTACAACTGTTCCCCCGCCAGCTGGCACGCCACCATTCATAGCGACGCCTAATCGACCAGATGAGTCACGCTGCAACGGCATTACTGCTTCAGGCCCCGCTTCGCCCATTACTCCATTTGAGAAGCTGCCGCCATTGGCAAACTTGAAGTAAGTTGGTGAGTCGTAAATCCCGTTGGTAAAAGCTCCGCCGTTAGCAAAAGCGTGGGTACCGCTACCGAAAGCGCCACCGTTAGCGAAGAATGAAGAGGCAATCGAAACAGCTGTGCCAATCCAACCACCAGCGCCACCCATTCCTCCACCGGCTCCACCTCCGCCGCCACCGCTAAACAATCCACCGATAGCACTTGCTAAGCTGCTGAAGATTCCACCGCCGCCAGCTCCTCCACCAAACAAACTACTGAAGGCGCCACCGATAGAGTTCATCAATCCGCCTCCATCGCTGAATAGGCTAGAGAAGCCCGATTTGATGGTTGAGAAGATTCCACCGCTTTCGCCCTGCCCGAAGAGGTCAGTAAACCCTGATTTAATCTGGGCAAACATTCCTCCAAACATGCCGCCGTCAGCGCCTTCAAGAGAGCCTCCAACTCCCTTGTCCATCAAGCCGCCATTCATGAAGCTTGGAAGGTTCGGGTCCATCCCTGCGCCACCTTCAAACCCGCCTGCGAGCTGGTCAAGGAAGCCGCCAGAACCATTGACGTAATCAACAGCGCCAACATTTTCAGGGCCTAGTACAGCACTTGCAAAGTTAGTTAGTTCGCCACCGTCGACAGCTGAAGCAACACCACCAATTGCGCTAGATACCGTTTGACCACCCAAGGCGGCTGTGAGGTTCTGAATAGCGGTAGTATTGGCATTGACCGCCACTGTGTTTGAAGCTTCGGCAGAATCTGCGGACGAATCACTAGAGGCAACCCCTGTTAATCCACGCATCTTGTTGAGCCACTTCCCTACAAAGCCGCTCTCGTCAACAGCCTCACCCTTAAATAAGGATTTGCCCATTGAGTAGATGTCTGTGCCGGCCCCATCGCCAAGTGCGCTTTTTGACATGCCTTGCCAAACATATCGGAATGCACCTTGAGAGATTTTTGAAGCGCTGTCAGACAAGATGCCATTAAGCGAAACGTCATCACCCTTCAGGAATTTGCTGAAAATTCCGTCTGACAATTCCACGCCAAGATCAGAGATTGTTTGACGATAGGTTGTTTCGTAATCACGCCACTTGATCATCGCTTGATCGTAAGTGGACATTAACTCACGGCGACGCTTTTCCTCTTGGTTGCGGTAGAACTGTGTGAACTCTTCCTCAAAGTTCTTACGCGTCTGCAATAGGCTTGCATAGAGGTCTTCTTGCTCTTGTGTGCGTTGTTGCACGGCTTCAAGAGAGGCGATCTGTTCGTCAAGTTGAGATTGAATCAACTTGTATGGCTTGATCAGGTCGTTGAACTTCTTGTTGACCGTTTGTTGATTGTGGGCGTACTCATTGTCAATGAATGCCGTTGAGTCTTCGCTATTTGAAGTTTTAGCTTTTTTAGCGTACCCCAAATAATCAGATCCAGTTTGTAAGGCAATCGATGAGTTCTTATTTGCGACGTAATTAGGATCACTGTAAGCAAACGGGTTTTTCGCTTCAAAACGTGCATATTCACGACGTAGAGCGGCCAAAGCGTCACTTTGATTGTCTATGTCATTCGTTGCATCTTCGAGCGAATCTTTGAAGTTCTCGTTTGCGTTCGCTGATTTAGAAACGGCGAATTGAACTGACTTGTGCATGTCTTCAAGTTGGCGAACTTGAGCCATGTTTTTAACAATTTGGTCAGCTGAAATGCCTGTTTTCGGGTCAACCGCGTTCCAATCAATGTCCTCTTGTTTCCAAGTGCGACCTTTTTGATAGCCACGGTTAGCAAATGGACGATTCTTTGGATCTCGACCATCATCAAAATTACCTTGCATCCACTCTTTGACGAATGAAAGTTTGGCAAGTTTGCCGTAGTCTGGTGCGCCTTTTTCAAGAATTGAATCATCAAGAACGTTTAGCTCGGCAATTTTTGCCAGCAAACCTTCATTGATACCCATGACTTTACTTTCGAACTCACGATTAAAGCCCCCAGCGCCTTTTTCATGTTTAGGCTTTGTAGCTAAAGTTGGTGAGCTGATGTCATGGTTGCCAGTTCCCGGCATGAATCCAAGCGGGGTTGCTGAATCATGGGTATCTTTGGCACTTGATGCGCCAGTCTTCTTCGGTTCATCTGAAGTCAGGCCATAGTTCTTTTTAAGATGGCCAACCGCTTTGTCATACTGAACCTTGACCTCATAAGGCATTCGAGGCGCTTGAACATTTGTATGACCGTAACGAGCCCCAGACTGGCTGTACTCGTATGCACCCGCCCAGTTTTTAACGCTTTCAGTGACTTTTACGCCCTTAACAGTGTCTCCAACTTTTGCGTTCTTGAATAGATTGGCGTAACGCTTGGTGACTTCTTCAGAGGCTTTATTAACCTTGTCTTGCTTTTCGCCTTCAGTGACGATGTGAAGTCGGTTTTGCTGATCTTGAATCTGGCGTCGAGTTTCTTGAATCTCAGCTCGCGCTTCTAGCTGTTGGCCGGTAAAGAACTCTTTGAATGACAACCAAGCCCCTTTGAGAGAGTTGATCATCAAATCCCAATTGGACACGATATCATTTACGATATTTTGGATATGGGAGTTGATTTCAGTGCCGCCAACTTTAAGTGAGCCAATCCACTTACCAATCGCCCAACCAAATTGCCCCGCCAATAAGAGCCAACCCGCCCAATTGACCAAAGAACCCAATAAGCGAAGTGCGCCACCAGCAAACACCTTGACTGAACCAAGATGACCAGACAGCTTGCCTGCAAACCCTTTTACGCCTGTATTGGCACGCTCTGCGGATTTTTCAGCAGCCATACCAAAAGAGGTAAATTCTGATGCAGCTTTGCCAATACTGTCTTTGGTTGCGTTGGTTGCAGTTTTAGCAGCGCCCATTGCAACGACTGTATTTTTCAGCGAATTAACAACACCACTGCCAGATTTGGACATTAGCCCAACCGCACCTAAAAGCATGCGAATCGGCGTAATGGTTGCCATTGCTGAAACTTTTAACAGACCGAAGCCTACTGTCAGCAATGAAATTGTTGCAAGTGTTGGATTGTCTTTGCCAAATTCACTGAATGAGCGAATGATGCTTGCAAAGAACTTAGGAACTTCAGCTAACTTGGCCAACAAAGGCTCAAAGGTCACTGCAAAGTCAGCAAGAGAAGCCTTGAGAATGTCAATGTTGGCATTCCAGTTCTCTGTTAGGTTTTGCATTGCCTCAAGTTCGCCTTGAGAACCCATCGCTGTTTGTGCTGCGTGATTTGAACGCTCCACAAAACTTCGGTTCATCGTCAGCAACATACCGTCAATGGTCTTGTTGGACATGCCCGACTGTGCAAAGAAACGCTTAAATGCTGCGTTTTCTGTGTCGTCTTGCTCACGCTGATTTACGACTTGCCCATTGGCTCCAACCATTCGCCCTTCAGCGTTATAGCTATGCTTAGGAACGTTACCGAAGAACTTCTTGAACTGTGCGTCTTGCATCATGTAATCGAGCAATTGGCCACGAAGTCCAGAGAAGAACTTAATTGGGTCCTTAGACATTTCTTTGACGTCTTTGAAGCCAGCTGTTTTCACAGCTTTCATCATGGCGCCTTGAATTTCGCGTGAGTTCTGGAATTGTTGCGATGTGCCATCGGCGAATGCGTCGTTCATGACGTCTGCGCCAAGCAAGTTGAGAGCCGCTGTGTTGGTGACTGGTTTACCTGAAGCGTATAGGCTCATCATCTTGAAGATCGTACCGACTGATGAAACACCGCCGCCACCACCGTTACCGCCACCAGCTGTTTTAAACTGCTCCATTACTGCAGCGAGTTTAATCCAACCTTCAGATGACATGGTTTGACGTAAATCACCAATGTTACGAGCGACCGTCTCGATGTCGGCCATCTTGATTTTGCCGCCTGAAGCAACTGCCATTCGACGTGCAATATCAAATGACTTGTTGACCTCATCCGGGTCATCCATTACCTGTCTAGCTTCAGCAAAGCCATACAAGTTTTTAACGACGTCTGAGTGCGTTCCATTCTCATAGCCCAATGAACGCATGAGATATGCATTTCGTGAGGCGCTAGAAATGGTTTTATCGATCGTTGGTTCTTTGTTGTAGCCGATTGCGGTTAAAGCATCTAATCGCGTTTGCATCGCTGCGGTTCGCGATAAGTATTTTTCAGTACTTGCCAGATCCCAAGACTTATCCTTGAAGCGGTTAAATTCTTCAGGGGATAAGTTCAGCATGCGAACTCGGTCTTCGACGTCTTGATAGCTTGCTGCTTCATGTACGCCCGCTACTGTTGCGGCTCCCGCCCCAACAGTTGTAACCGCTGCCGCTGCTTCAGCATTTAAGCGGTTGGTTTCCGCTGCTTCTCGTCTGCGTCGCGCAAGTTCTGATTGATGGTTACGCTCTTTAACACGCTCAAGTCGATTGATTTCGCGCTCTTCAGCTTTAACCTTTTGCTCAGCTGCACGTTGCTCTTGCTTGGTGTTGGCAATCTGATGCTTTGACTCACGATCTTTAAGACTCGCAAGATCACGCTCAGCCTTTTCAATGTCTTTAACTGTACGGATGCGCTCACGTTCAGTTTCATTGCGTTTTTTGGCTAAGCTGTTTTGCTCTTTTAAAACATCTCTTTCTTCGCGCTCGAGACGCAAGCCATCGTCGGTAATTTTGATTGCATTTTTAAGCTCTTTGTTCCGTTCCTTGAGCATGGAAACGGATTGCTCGATTGCAATCTTGGTTTGACGAAGTGTGGCCAACTGATCTTCAGCAGCATTGGCTTTCTTTGTGTGGTTGCTATATGCCGCTAAACCGCGCTCAGTCGTCGCTGTAGAGTACTTATTGGCTTGGGTGGTAGCGTTACGCTTAACAGTCTCTAACTTGCGCTCAAGGGCCTCATATTGCTTATAAAGCTGTTCGCGTGATTTTAGGGACTGTTGGTTGGCTTGTTCTTCTTCAGCGAGAATACGGCGACGCTCAAGCCAACGCGTTTTTTCTTTCTCAGAGCCTTCCCCAGCATGTTTGATGCGTGACTTGCCTAGACGCTCCTCGGTTTTACGAACGCGATCTAAGACAGGGTTAAGGCCATCAATTGTATTGCCGTAATGGTCTGTGATTTGTTTGAGGGAATTGATGGCGCTTTTTTGCTGGGTTGCCGTTCCTGTCAGCTTTTCCAGCTTGCGCGAAAGCAAGTCGACGTTTTGAGTAGTTTCGCCAACTTTCTTTTGTGCATCAGTAAATGTCTTGCTTGTGGTGCCTATTGTTTTTTCAGCATCGCTAAAACGACGATTAAGCTCGACCATCCCCTGCTTTGTATCGGCAAGTTTTGAGTCGAGCTTAGTTGATTGTTTACTGAGGTTATCTAATTCCTTTTCGAGAGCGTTCGCCTTTTTGGTGGACTGCTCGATAGCGGAATCAAATTGCGATGCATCCAACGTGAGGCTATTTTTGATGTCGCCGCCGCCGATCATGTGTGTTTAATCATCCTTGTGCAATTCTTCGGAGCGCTTCGAATCCAGCTTCGTCTCTCTCGGTGTTTAAAATTGGGTTGTTATCTCCTTTGATAATTTCGCCAAGTTCGTTATTAAGAGATTCGATTAGCTTTTCTATGCCCTCTTGGGTTGCGCCCATACTTCCTGTAAGCGCAATTTTTAAGTGCCGAAGATCTTGTTGTGCCTCAATCCGCTCAACACTGTTGCTAAGCAACCAAAAGGTTTTGATTGGCATAGCGAGTACTGATTCGTATGTTTCGGAATAGAAGTGCATAACTCGACAAAACAAGAACCCGAAATCTATGGATTCAAGTTTTGGCGGGGTTGAACTTACTTTCCCTCTTGTGTTGCTTCTTCGCCCTCTTCCTTGTCTGAACCGTCATCTTGTCCAGTAACAAAAGCGACAATGGCTTCAAGTTGTGGTAGTTGAAATTTTTCAATTTCTTCAATGGGTACATCAGGCAACGCAGAGCTAACAACTTTGATTGCAAATTCAAGTTCACGCATGCGGTCGCCAGACTTCGCGATTTCGCGTGCTTCTTTGGTGAAAGCTGTAAATTCACCAACGTTCATGATTTTGAGTTGGTGTTTTTTACCTTTGATCTGAACGAAACGATCACTTTCCACTGTGATGTTTTCGATGTTTAATAATTTCATTTTCTGTGTCTCGAATCTGAGAAAGCCCTGCGAGGACAGGGCTGACGTGGAGCATTAAAAATCAGTCAGTTATGACTGATCAATTAATTAAGCCGTTCCAGCTGTTGGGTCGCCAATAGAGAACAATTTGCTATTCTCATCAGGGTAAGCGTTGAACTCAGTGTTAAATAAACGCTCGTCTTCCAGCTTGTAGCCGAAATCTAATGCGCCAGCTGTTGCAGCACGTTTAACAACGAAGTCGTCTGACTTGTCAGTGTCAGGCTTGCCGATTGGGTGCAATACCAACTCTTTTGCGAAATCAAGCAAGTTGATACCTACGCCTGTAGGAACGTCCACGCGTTTTTTGGTAGGGGTTTGTGCGTCAGTAACCAAAGTGGCACCCGGCATGATTTTTACCAAGTTTTCCAATGTGGTTTCTGCGAGAGGGGCTTTTACAACCACGGTACGACCGAGAATGTATTCGTTAATTGGTGTTTGGCCAAACTGGTCAACCTGAACCTTGTGGGTTTCGGTCGTCACAGTTACGTCAACGCCACCTTTTGTAAAACCTAAGTCCACTCCATCGAACGTGATTTTACAAACACCAAGCTTGACGTTTTTAACATCGCTTGCCATTGTCATCTCCTTTGCAAAGGCTAATCAGTCATCCGTGACTGATTTTCGGCAATCTAACATAGAGGGGTTTATTTGTCCAGTTTCTTGATTTCTCTAAGAACTTGAGCGCGAATGTCTTTTTGAATTTCATTTGCACGATAAATTAAGGCTCTGTCCATAAAGCGACCACCCGCATGAACGCCGTTTGCTAAACCGGCAGCCACCGATCGTTCAGATGGCATGATGGACATTTTGACATTGCCCCATCCCATGTGTTCATGAACCATCCAAGCGTATTCGCCAACAAAAGCTTCTTTCTTGCCGCCGCTTGTGGGTTGATTCATGTTGACATACACCTCCCATCTGGACTGCCCTCGGCTAAACTGACCAAGCTTATTGGTACCGCCACCAATTCGTCGCACCTTGATAGAGCGTCGAAGATCTCCTTCGTCTATTGGTGTCATATTGATGGCAGTCTCTTTGACCTTGTAGGCGCAATCACGCAAGGTTGTGGCTGCAACTTTTTCGGGCACTTCAGAAAGCGCTTCGAGTCTGGCTCTCAATCTTCCAAAATTTCCCTTTTTAAACATTTACCCTCCTTTTATCTCGTAGCCACAAACGCTGTACTCCGCGGCTAATTCAATTAGGTTCCCCGCTGACATTGGGTATGCATTAGGTTTTGTTTTGGGTCGACAGTAGTTGAAGTGAAAATCGCCAACGGTTGTGTCGTTGAGCGTAAGAACGTCACTCACTCTCTCCATTTTATCTTCGGCCAGCTCAAAAGAAGAATCTCGGACAATTACAACAAAACTGGTTTTGTAATATCCGGGAAGCTCATAATCGATTTCCGTTCCGGGTAAGTCATTTCTCAATAACACACCTTTTGGAGCGGAGATTGGAATCATGTTGACGAAAATGGTTTGCCCTTTAACGCCTACTTGTTTACTTTGCAGCAGCTCAGCTAGTGGTAGTAGGTTCATTATCACTCCAATAACTGCAACCAACTTCAAAATGGTCTAGGCGACCGCTAATTGCAAAACGTGGTTCTTTTGAAACAATGCGAAAATCATGACTGTGCAGCTCAATCACACTGTCAATGTCCGCAGTTGTGGTAGGGCTCATCAAGAAGATTGCATCCGCTTGTTGCTCGCGTGCATTCCCTCGCGTCGCTGATGAGTCGGCACGCACAGAGGATTTCTCATTCTTGATGACATAACGAACGATTGCGCATTTCTCCTTTTTGCGCTTTCCTTCCTGTGGCTGGCCATAAACGCTGTATCCAGCGATTGACCGAACCACGCAATTTTGATTTGGTCTAAACATTTACTTACTCTAAGAAGTGTTTCGTCATAATTGCCTCTACAAGACGTGTTGGATCGCCCCAACCTCTGCCATGCTTATCAATTACGCGTAGATCCAGTTGGCTCATTTTCTTTTGAACTAACTGACCCTGTGCCCCGTGAAGTCTTGAACCAAGTAATTGCGCCGCTTTATTGGTGTAACCGCCCGCAATTGAAGCGTTGGTTTGTCTGATCAGTTGAGTGGTCAAACTTACGATGCTGGCTTGGGTTTCTTCAGCTAGTGGGTGAGTTTCTGGAAGTAGCTCGCGCATACCGCTTAGGTAAGTGTATGACGCGATTTGCACATTGATCTTCGCCTGTTCAATGTCTTGAGCTGAAGGTTTTAGCTTGCTACCCCGAACAGTGAAGAAGGCGCCGTTGAGCGCCATAATGAAGGTTTGAGTCAATGCTTTAGCTTGGGCAACATCAATATCAGGTTTATTCATGAAGCACGTCCTATTTTCTTGGTCGTCGAAACGAAGCCACTTAGGTAACGCATGGTTTGCTTAGAAACAGCCAGATCTAAAGGGATGCCCTTTTGATAGGTTTCATGAGTCTCGCCAATTGTTTGTGACAGCAAGCCTTGCTGTCTGCCCGTGAGAGTTTCATCACCCCCGCCTAAAATCACTTCCGCTTCAGCCACTTGGGCTTTACGCAAAGCCTCAATAAAGCGAGGGTCTAAAGTTGCGAACACTTTAGGCGGCATACATTCGAGATTGCTTGTAATGGTGAATGCCAGCTTGCAAATACGGTCGTATGCTTCGGTAAGCGCTCCAATTTTTTCGTTCACGGAGGATTCATTCCAAGCGTTTAGACTTTGAATGGATAAGGAACTTAGCGTAGCTTGGCTGAGCGTTTGGAAGCTATTCAATCCGGCAATGAGTGGATCTCGCGGTTGAATGGCGTAAACAAGGTTATGCGGGATGACGTTGCCTTCTTGAAGTGTTAGCTCAAATTCAACAACCCTTACTTCTCGCATGCGAAAGCTGTGCTTGTTGTCTACGGTGATTGAATTTAAGTCAAATGTAGCGATGTTGTTGATTTCTGAAGGGACGGTCAATTCAGTTTGGTTTAAATCAAACTGCTGCATTGGCGCAAGTTCTTTAGAGTCCTGGTCAACAATGCGGTACTTGGCGTCAGTGAGGGCAAGAGGGTTGCCGTCACTGTCTGAGAAATCAACACTTAGCTTAACTGGTGTACCAACTAAGTAAATGTTCATTGATTATGCGCCCGCAACTTCCAAGATACGGTCAATCAACACCACAATTGAACCACCTTTCACCCCAACTTCTGCTGCCACTGCACGAATTCCAGCCAAACCGCCTTCTTCTGCAACAGCTTCTAGTTCTTCACGAGTGTAGGTTTTGCCCTGAGTGGCTGGCAGTTGAGCATCGGGGTCAGTTGTCGCATCAATGCCGAGCTGTGCAACCTTATTCAAATGCTCTTCAGCTTTGTTCGCGTCTTGAATTTGGGCCTCGATCATGCGTTGGTCATAGTCAGCTGCGTCTTGAGTGTTTAATGCACCCATATTGGCATTTGCCACAAGAAGATCCGCAGGGTTAGTAGATTGACCATTTTCCCACTCTGCGCCGATTGTAGAGCCGATGCGCACAGCGTGAATTGGCAGCACATCCATTGCAGAAAGGCCATCTTTAAAATATACAGCGCCCATGTGACCTGTAAAATTTTCATAGCCTTTTGCTGTTAGTCGTAATTTCATCTGACTTCCTTGTCTTTGTAGATTTTTGAATGATAAGTTATTGGTGATCTAGCATCAATTGAAACACAACAAAAAAGGGACTAAAAAGCCCCTTTTATTGTAAGTCAGTGGTGACTGATTTATTAGGTATTAGTAATACCTTTTAAACGCGCCAAAGACTTAGTTGATTTCAAGACTAAACCAACATACCACTTTAAGCGGATGCGTGTTGCGTCTTTATTTTGTACCGTACCGATGTTTTCAACAACGATACCAGCAGGGCCACCGCCGTAGATACCATGTAAGCCATCTACTTCGTTTGCACGGATTGCGTAAATAGAACACGTTTTTTGGTTCGTGCCCACCACTTCGTCAGCTGGCAAAAATTCGTTCATCACAATTGGCACACCGTTGTGCGTCAACATTGGACGACCAAAGTTTTCGATCATCTGCATTACAGCGTCAGTGCCCGATGTCACACGGAGCAAGTTACGGTACGCACGAATCGTACCACGACGCATCACTAAACAGTCGGCACCATGAGGAACCTTATCAAGTAATTCGTCTAACAACGCTAAAGTGATACCACTACCATTGTCACCAGCGACAATAGTTTGCTCTTCAGTTACAAGTTTTGCGATACCGTCAAACTCTTTCGGGTTAACAGAGGCATCACCAGTTGCTAAAGTTTTGTGGAATTTACGGCCAACACCTTTCGCCTTTTGCGTCACTTGGATCGCCATTTGGTTATTAGTGTCATCCATTGTTGAATCAAGGAATTTGTCGATGTCGACGTCACCAGCCAAAATACGTAACTTGGCAGTAACTTCGTCGAACGTTGATGCAGATTCTTTGATTTCTTCGTTTGGATCCAAGAAATCAGCGTCAGCTAACGTTTTTTCACGGTTATAGACGTAAGCTTTCCCTTTTACGCCGATAAATGGAAGAAACGCAAACATTTCATCCTTGTCGATGATTTCTTCGACCACGCCTGAGACGAGTTCGTTATTACTAAGCTTCGCAGCTTCTTCGCGTAATAGTGGCATTTAACTACTCCATTAGTTAATTTGCTCATTGAGATTGTCGGATTTACTAACTCTCTCTAGCCACCGATTGATCGAGAATCCTACTACAATGGATCCAAAAGATCAATCAGTAATGACTGATTATTTTTACTGAAACGCCCGAACTATAAGGGGTCGAGCGTGCTATTTGGACTTACTGACCTTGGCCAGCAAACAACTGTGTTAAACCATTTGAGATTTTGGCTTGAGAAGTTACTTTCTCATTTGGCTTTTGGGCACCCTGTTTAGGGTTTGGCTGTGAACCAGCTCCGGGTTTAGACTTAGCTTTGATCATGTAATTCGCATCTGGATCTAGCGAAATGATCTTTTCAAGCGCTTTATCAAAACCAACGGCGTTACCTTGGCTGTCTACAATTTTGGTACGCTCAGCCGAACCGCGAGGTTTGTCGTAACCAACAACTTTGCCATCTTCAATTTCAAAGTGACTGCCATATAACGCACGCAACTTAGTTGGCGTATAAAGTAGGTCTTCTTTGATGTATTGCGACTGAGTGAACTGTGTTCCGACCGTTAGGTCGTTGATCGTTTGAGATTTACTAGAGTCGGCACTTTCCAGCTCGGCAATGCGTGTTTTCAAAGCGGTCACTTCTTTCGCATGCTCTTCGGCCATGCGAGCTTTTAAGCGCTCAAAATCACCCTTCGCTTCAAGCTGTTTCGTTTCCTGTTCTTTCTTCTCTTCAAGTGCCTTGCGAGCAGCTTCAGGATCGATGTCGATATATTTAGCCTTTAGGTCTTCAAGCTCCTGCTTCGCCCGTTGTGCTTCAGCTTTTTTCTTCATTACTTCTTTAAGTAATTCAGCTTCTTTATCAGTTGGCTTGTTGTCGCCATCTTCTTTTTTTGGCTCGTCAGTTTCTTTAGTTGGCTCGCCTTTAGGGTCTTGTGCTGCGCCACCTTCTGCGCCCGCGCCAGCTCCTAAATCAGAACCTTCACCATCGGCTTCTTGTTGAAGTAAGCCGCCATTCATTAAAAGTTGCATCCATAAAGGCATATCGATCTTCCTTGTGCTAGTCTCTTAGCTACAGTCGTTCCCTTGACTGTTACTTTGTTTGTTTGGTCACTTGGCCTTGGCGGTTGTTTTTGGTCGCTTTGGCTGCTGTGTTTCCTTGAGGATTTTTTGCTTTAGCTTCGGTCGTGTCTTTTGCGTCGTCAGCATTCTTTTTAATGCTTGTGCGATTCTTGAGTTGACCTGTGCTGTTTCCGTCTGTGATTTGAGCCGCTAGTTCAAGCGGGTCAATTGGCCAGTCCTTCAATTCATCAATCATCTTCTTGCGAAGCTCTTTGGCTAACTGAGGGAATAGTTTGTTGATCACAGCTTCCATTTGGGTACGTCTTACCGTTTCTGGTGCTTCAATCAACATGAGACGTGCAGAGATATCAAATTCGTCATACAAGCCGCGTGTATCAAAGTTATCCGGGTAAGAAACGTATGAATCTTTATCGTCGATTTTGACGCCATTCCATTTGGCAACGAGTCGAACGATCTTATTTTCGATGGTTTCTAGTGAATCAGCTTTCGCTGTAAGCAATGCATTTACGCGCTCAAAGTCATAGGCTTTTGCTACGCCTGAGCTATTGTCGATACCTACCGCATTGTCCTGTTTTGTGCGCTCTCCTGCTAAACCGACAGTGTGGTAAATCTCTCCAATGATCTTGTTGATTGTGGTCATCAATAGATCGGCTTGCTTTACGTCTGGTGACAAGTAGAACGGGCTTGTGCCATTCTCACCGTCATATAGGAACACCCGCTTGGTGCCCATTTCCAAAAGCTTGTCGTATTGCTCTTCACCAGGCATCAGGTTTTGCGCTGGCATCGCCAATTGGCTGAAGGTTTGGTCTTGAATGATGGCATCCAAGTTCGAAAGGTAATTGGCAGTTGCGCGGTCAAGATAAGCGATGTCATCAATAAGTGCTGGCGCAGAATATTGATCATCACCAATAATGTTGTCCGCTAAGATTACCGGAACCTCTCCGAGTGCGTGTTCACCACGTTGAACTTCAGTAACTTCGTAATTCTTTTTGCCTTTGCCTTCTTTTACCTCTAACAGTAGCCAATTGTTCTTGGTCCACAGTCTGTATCGATTGACTTGTTTTCCAGAGGATAAGAAAGGGTCTTCATCATCTCGCCCGATTTCATGAATTAAGATCCAATTTAACTCACCGTTTTCATCGTATGAGTAGTCTAGGATTCGCTGAGGTTCGACGATGTAACCGTAAGTATGAAGATTGGCTTCAATCTCATCTTGACGTGTCACAATCTCTTTCTCGGCGTCTGTCTTATCAACAACAATGGCCACTCGGCCAAACAAAGAAGTTTTTTTACTTACTTGACGAACAAAATCATTGATCGTTAAGTTGCCTTTGGTTGCAGACTTCCAGAAATCCAATACACACGCAGGCGCATCGACTTCATTGCGAGTGATAGCCTGTTTGAACAGGTACTTGTTGATCAAGTCAACAACTTCACGCGTATGATTGAAGCGATAAGCTCGCGCAATGCGATTGTTAAACTCTTTGTCACCCTCTTTGATGTAACGGAAAATGTTCGAATCAAACCACTTACGACCGCCGTTATATGTCTCCTCCATGAAGTTCCAGTGACACAATAAGGCTTTGTACTTAGGATGCCGTCTCTCGATCAAAGTACGAAAACGCGCTTGGTCACCAGCAACGGAAGCTGTGCTTTGCTTGGCTTCCTGAGCCTGCAAATCAATTACTGCCGTTTCTCCGTGTTTAAGATTCATCCTTTCCTCTTTATCAGTCAGTAATGACTGATGTGTAACTTAAATTGAAATACCGCCAAACTCAATTTTGCGTAATGGAAACTCAAGTTCGATTGCGTACCCTGCTGCATCGGCACTATGTTCAACGCCAGCTGCCTTGTCGACATCGCGCGAACCCGGCTTGTAAATGGTCTGTTCGAAGGAGTTGATAAGATGTTTGCACTTCTCATCGATTTTCAATCGAATTGAGCCATCTGCCGCCATTAGTAATCGATTCACCGAGTTGACCCTATCTGCAATCATTGGATGCTTTTTGCGGTACTTGATGTGCTTGAAACCCATTTCTCTTAGGATGTCCAAGTCTGTCTCGCCTCGCGCATGCTGCCTTTGTCCGCCTGCTGGGTCGGGGTAAACAACGATTTGCGATCTGTGTCTCCATAGTTTTTCATCCAGCGCCTGACACATTTCTTCGGTGTTAGAGCCAAACAGAACAACTTCATCAACTGCCCAAAGTTCGCCGTTCTCTTGAGGTTGAAACAAAACGGCGCTCATTGGGTCAATGTTGAAGTCCATACCTACCCAAATTGGCAAGTGAGGATTGATTTCGTAATTCCCCACATGCAGATTTCGGTCAAATGGATAGTAGACACGACCACTCATGGTTTCGAATGACGCTAAAAACTCCTGTTTGAAGGATTTTTCATCCATATCTGCTTTAGCGGCAGCTAATTCAGATAATGGGATGAATGGGGATGTAATCGTTGGAAACTGCCACGACTGCCATTGGCCCGTTTTAATTTTCTTAGGGTCTTGCCCTAATTTATAAACGGTGTAAAGACAGTTGTAGGCTTTAGGCGTACCGATGAAGATGGCGTGACCACCTGTATCTGCCAGCGTAGGACGCAACACTTTAGTCCAAGTGTCTTCGTCCATGTCCTGAAACTCATCGAGAACGAGAAAGTTGATACCGACACCACGAAGGGAATCGGCCTTGTCCGCACCTTTCAGTTCAATTCGTGATTTATTTACCAATCGAATTGAAAGGTTTGACTCGTTGACTTTGGCGATCCATGATTTAGGTATAGCGTCAAGCAAATCATTCCACATGATCTGCTTAGCCATTTTGTACGTTGGTGCAACGTACCATACCTTTTGCTTTGGAACGCGCGCTTTGGAAATCATCAAAATCTTAGAAAGTTGACTCTTACCCCAACGGCGCCCAGCAACAACCACGCGGAAACGCGCTTTAGACTGGTAAACCTCCATCTGTTTAGGATGTAGGCTGAGTTTTTCTTTGATTCCCATCGCTAACTTGTTTTAACTTCCACTGTCTCCTGTACTGGTTCCGTCTCTTCCATTTCGAAATCATTGAAATTACGTTCACGTAACTCTTCAATTTCGCCAGCCGTCAGCTCGTTGATCTCTAACGTAGCAAGCTCGTTAGTATCTACGGCATCCGGTCGGTCAAGACCCAATACAGCCCATCGTTCCATGCGGGCTTTGGCAAGCGCTGAGATAGCAATATCTAACGCTTTAAGGTTTGGAGCTGCGGTTGCAAGCGGCTGTCCATTCTTCTTTGCTGTAAGAACTTCCTGCCAAACCAGCTTTGCAATATTTTGAGATATTGCGTAATGCTCGTTCTTCGTCTCACGGATTCGCTGAGCGTGTATCGATGCCTCTTCCGTTGCGGCTTGCTGAACTGCATCGGCAATCTTTGCCCTATGCTGATCTGCATTTTGTCGATACTTAACGCCTGCTTTCGCCATGTGTTGTTGAACGGCAGACTCCGATACGCCCAACTTCTTTGCAATTTCCTTGCGAGTAGCATCACCATTCGCCCACAGGGCTTCTGCCTCCGCCCACTTCTTCAAAGGGACGGACTTGCGTTGGTTAGTCATTCGCTTTCCAAGAAGTTGAAAAGGGGTGGCTCCTACTTCCTGTCTGAAACACCCCGTCGTTTGGCTGAGGATACTTTTAAAATTAATCTATGTCAATCAGTACTGACTGAACTTTTGGTTAATAAAAATATGAAAGTGCATACCATAAGACGCAAGCTAGGGCTTCATTTTCGCTTTCACACGGTCTGGTAATGCATTGTTCACCGCCAAACTCAAACATTGCAGCGAACTTATGATCTACATCTTTGGCAGGCTTACGGGTCTTTTTAGCGCTATACGGAACAACAGGAACAATAAGAGGGTCTAATTCTAATTTTTCTAATTCAAGCTTTGTTAATTCTATGTCTTCAGAATATTTAGGGGCCTCAAAACATCCAGTGTCATCGCATCGAATCGGCTTTCCTTCAAAAAGCATTGTGTCATGTCCAAGGAGCGAATCGATATCCGTATCTGTTTCCGCTCCTGCCTCATAATCGTAACCGATGATGAGGGCTTCGTTTTCATCTAGGGTCATTGGGAATCCTAATCGTAACCGCTATTAAATATTACTTAGTCACTAAGTAATGACTGAGTATATTAATATAATGATGAGCGTAGGAACACCCAAGTCACCCAATTAAATCGCGGTTGTTTCATCTTCGACCAAAGCGTTTTTAAGGTTAGATGAACTACCCGGCTTGGGTAAATATTGCTGCGCCACGTATTCACCTGTTGGTGTTGCGAGGTAAGTCACATGTCTGCGGCCACGGCGTTTCTCACTGCCTTTGGAAATGTACTTATGAGTTTTGATCAGTGATCGTATCGAGAACTGCAATGCCTGTTTGGTTGGCTTGTAGCTCAACTCGGTAAGTAATTGATCAAGATCGAAATGTGTTCCATCGGTGTTTTTTTTAAACACCAACAAGAGAATTTCAACTTGCTTCGGGGTTAAATTAACTGACATAAGCAATATCCTTTTCGCTTATCGCATTTAAGTTTAATGGTTCGTTTGGTAGTTGGTTTTCAAAAGCCATCAATGGCAATCGGATTGGAAGTTTTGGCTCAACACCCGCCTCTCTCGCTGCCTTCACGTCAGGGTTTACGTAAACGCCGTACAGAGGCGAAGCGAACACCAGCTGTTGTGTATTTTTTAAGAGCTTTTCGATTGGTAGTGCATCTACTCGCTTAGTTCCGTTCATGCGGTTATCGCCCGACTTCTCCATTGAACTGAAGGAGTAGTAAAACTTGCGCATCTCGGCTATGCACTTTTCGCGTACCGGGTTTGGCATTTTTTCAATTTCGTTCATCACCCCAACAAAGTCGGTTGGAATTGATTCGAACCAACGACGGAAAAATTGCAGTCCGCGTTCATAGTTTGTGGCCCGTTTGGGTGGAGCAAATTGAATACCGGCTTTTGCTGCGAATGGGTTGAATTTTGACATCGAGCTTTGGAACTCAATAAGCAAACAACCGCTCATACGCATCATCAAATTTTGCGCACGATAAGCAATCCCAGCGCCTCTATACATCGTGTCTAAAACCAGTCGAGAGTTCGTGCAGGCGTTGTTATTCAACCATAGGGCGCGATGTCGGTTGATTAATCTTGAGTCTTTCCCGTTTGTATTGGGGCGCAGATGTTCAAAAAGTTCATTGCGGCCCGACAAAAGCATCTTCGGCACAGTCATCACCCCTACGCCGATGGTTTGGCCATGTAACATCACGCGCCAATAGCGAGGGCCAATACCTAAAGTGTCTGCTTTGTAGTGGAGCTCATGCAACAATTCCCAATCTTCCTTAGTGCCTGGTTCAATATAGATATCGTCCAGCAAAGACAGAAGGTGATTGGCAGGAGTTGGTTTTCGAACAATTAAGGCATCCTGATTGTCCGTCAGAATTTCACGCATATTTCATCCCTGAAAAGAAAGTGGCCCACTAAGGGCCACCGTTTTTAGAAGCCCCAATTGTCCATTTGGGGAACGATATTCGCTGGCGCCCCCATCAGTCGTGACACTTCTTTGTCGCCCTCGAAAACGACGGTCACTGGAACTTGGCGAATGCCTAGAGCTTCAAACTCTTCACGGGTATCGTCCGCCAATTCAACTTGAATCACTTCAACGCCGCGTTTCTCTGCTTCTTCAAGCAAAAGTGGCTTATAGCGTTTGCATGGTCCACATGTAGGGCTTGTAAAAATTTTGATGAAGCGTTTTGGTGCCGCTGGTTCTGCAGTTTCGGCAGTTTCCTGAACTTCGGGTTGTGCCTCGACTTCTACTGCTGAGGCTGTTGCTGTTTTAAGTGTACGTGGTGGCATCGATTTCTCCTTAAATCGTTGTCTTGTAATCTTCGTTGCGGCTAATGGCGACTTTCTCACGGTATTTCTTGGTAACCGTAATATTAGGGGCCAGATCCTCAACCATGTCGTTATGCGTGGTTGCCACCAAGACGGTAGCCCCAGCTTTACGAGCAATTTTTTGAATGTTGTAAGCGATAACTTTGGCCGTTGCTCGGTCGAGTACCGCTAAGAACTCGTCAGCAATCCAAACTTGTGCTTTTGATTCAATGAGCTTGGCTAAGCAAAAGCGGTAACGCTGCCCATCTGAAAGCTCACTTGGCTTGCGGATGAATAGATATGCGTCGTTCAGGCCCGCAATAGAGAGTAAATTTAACGCCTCGTTCAAATCTTTCCCGATCTGGTCGATTAGAGGCTTATCTTCAAACTCAACAGCATTAATATCTGACACAGAAAGGCCGTCAGCTGACATAGCTTTTGATAGTTCGCGTAGAACAGTGGACTTGCCACTACCGGATTGACCTGTAATGTAAACAATATCCCCTTGATCGATTGGCAGATCCAAATCATCAAAAACAACAAAGGTTTTATCATCAAGTCCAAGGCCAAACGCTTCAGCAACTTCAAGCACGCGGTCACTTCGATTTACTTCCGTGTCAAATTTCTTGTTAATTCGGTATACGGTCATTTCGTCACCTGTTTTTTAACGTACTCAATAAAGGCATCTGCGCCCTCAAGACCTGTTTCGCCTTCCGCTACAGCCATGAACTGAGCAACAAAGCGTTCATCCTTACCCTTGATTTCTTTAAACCCAAGAGCCTTGTCGATACGAACAGCTCTGGCGTCCGTTTCTTCAATTTTTTTGATGGTTTCTTCAGTCTGTTTGGCCACTTCGCTGTCCAGATCCAAAACAATCGAATCTAGGTTCATGCCTGATAGGTCAGCGGCAACAAAATTGAGTTCCTTCTTGTCGAAGATGCCTTCAAGATCAAAGTTAAGCGTCTGAAGCTCTTTTTGTAGCAAATCGGTGTCGATGTCCCCGATTGCAACACGGTTGTCGGCAAGTCGAGCTGCACGGACTTGATGATCGTCAAGGTCTGAGCGAACTAACACGGGAACGACTTTTAAACCAAGATGCAAAGCCGCCTCACGACGACCATGCCCCTTGATAATTACGCCGTCCTTATCTACGACAATTGGTTGATCCCAACCAAACTCTTTAATTGACTGAGCGATACGCTCAACCTGTGCTTTGTCGTGGATTTTTGCGTTCAGTTCGTATGGCTTAACTTCATCAACATTCCATTGTTGAATAATTAATTCCATAGAGTGCTTATTCCTCTTCTTCTTCAGATTTGGTGTGAATGGCGATACGTGTTTCGAGGATGTCAACGTAATCAACTAATACGTCAAGTTGATCTGCCAACTGGAACCATTCAACATCTGATACGTGGTCAGGTTTGCCGTTCACCATGAAGGCGTGAAGTTTGTCACGGCGATCTACTTGTTGCTTATGCTCATCAAAGAGGCGGTCGAGGAAGGTTTTGCCGCCTTCTAAAGCCTGTTCGTAAAGCTTTTGGCAAAGCAAGTAACCTTCAAGCTTCCAGATTTGGCGTCGAGCGTTTTCAAATGCCGCCTTTTCGCCTAGTTCTTGGTCGAAGTTATCTGGATGCGCACAAGCAGACTCTCCAACGATTTCAAAACCGTTTTGAAGCTTCAAAATACAAACTGTTAATTTGCCGCCATGAACATAAAACGTTTTATGTGCAATCTTTTCATCGATCAGTTCTGGCGATAAGCGCGGTGCTGTGCGTTGCAATTCCTGCAATCGTTGTTCAACTTCCTGTTCGGTCATTCTCAGTATCCTTACTTGAGTACAATGTGGGCTAAAGCGTCCCCGGCGTTAATCATGGCGTCGTCATCGTCATATCCTTGTGACTTAATAACGGCCTGAATGCGTTCAACTACTTTGTCCACTTGCTCTACAGGGACTTTGAATCGCATGATTTGATGTGTTTGAACTGCTTTTCCTGAAGGCAATTCAACGTTTTCGTCTGGCAAATCGAGGTCAGCTAGAGCATCTAGGGCTATAGTTGAATTAGTGAAAATCGTGTCGATGTCTGAAGAAGTGAAAGGCATGAAGTTGGCAAGGTCTTCGGGCGTTCCAATGTCCGCAAAGATTTCAGCCAATTTGAGTGCATCATCGGAACCGTACCGCCCGTTATCGAGCAGTCCAATTTCTTTAGCTTCTTTGTCGCTGATTTTTCCAAGATTGAAAGCGGGCACTTTGTCCATTTTCATTTGTTTTGCGACTAGAGAGCGATGTTCCCCACCGATAATTTGGAATGAACCATCGTCGAGCTGACGCACGACAATAGGCTTGAACATTCCGCGACGTTCGATGGATGCCTTTAACTTAGCTTCATTTTCTGGCGACACGATGTTTGAGTTCCACGGGTTAGGCTGCAATTGAGCAGGGTCAACCCATATAAGTTCGTGTGTCATATTACTAGAAGATCAGTCAGTACTGACTTATACTTTGCCATAAATATAAGTCTTTTGCAAAAGGAATAAATATGTCAGAGGTAGTTACGATTGCCGCCAACGCGGTAAATGCCGTGCTGAATCAACCCAGCACCAAAGTAAAATTAATTGTCCAAAAGGCGCTATCGTACCAAGTTGACGGCGCTGAAACGATGGCCTTGTTTAAACAACATAAGTGGGATGGTCGTTCATCTTTTTTTGTTTATAAAAATTGCTCTTTTCCAGCGGGCTTCCTTCATTTTGTTGCCGCTAACCTTCGCCGTGAAGGCTATCAAGTTAATATCGTTCGCAAGCCCTTCCCCGCTCCATTAGGCCCTGAGCGTCCGCAGGTCGATGCTTTTGGATATGACCCTAAGTATGACTATCAGCCTGAGGTAATGGACAAACTGGTCAAACATGGCCAAATTATTGCGCAAGTTGCTACAGGTGGCGGTAAGTCTCGTATTGCCCGTCTTTGCTTCGCTCGCATTAATCGACCTACCCTTTTTCTTACCACCCGCTCAATCCTGATGTATCAAATGAAAGATGCATTCGAAAAAGATATGGGTATCCCCTGTTCAGTTTTTGGCGACGGTCACTTTGGCCACATCAACGCACAAGGGCAAACGACAATCAAAATGATGTCAGTCGGAACAGTGCAAACGTTTATTAGCAAGCTTGAAGTCACCACGATTCAAGGAGAGTTCAATGTTTTATTTGAAGCGGCTCAAGAGAAGTTCAAAAAAGAAATTGTGGCTTTAAAAACAAAGCTAACTAAAGACAAAAAAAGCACAGCTGAGATTACAACTGCCACAAATGATTTGATCACCAAGCAGCAAGTGTGGTTAAAAGCGAACGCTCAAGACATGACAAATAAGGCGAAGGCCAAATTTGATGAAAAGAATATTGAGCGCCTAAAAACAATCAAACTTCTTTCTATGTTTGAGTTTGTGATTCTTGAAGAGGCGCACGAAGCTTCAGGCAATTCTTACTACGAAATCATGCGCCACTGCAAAAACGCTCACTATCGCTTGGCATTAACGGGTACACCGTTTATGCGTGAGAGCGAAGAGTCAAACATGCGCCTAATGGCATGTTCTGGCCCTATCGCAATTAAAGTGTCTGAGGAAATGTTGATTCAACGCGGTGTATTGGCGAAGCCTTATTTCAAATATATTGAACTTCGCAAGAAGCCGACGCACTTACTCCGCAGCACTGGTTGGCAATCAGCATATCGACTTGGTGTGACTGACAATGAAGAGCGCAACTTAGCGATTGTGAGCGAGATCATTCGAGCAAAAGCGTATGGTTTGACGTCGATGATTCTCGTGCAGCACACATCACACGGCGACCATTTAACTGAGCTTTTGACTCAATACGGGTTACGTGCTGAGTTCATCAAAGGTGAAAACAATCAAGCAGAGCGCAAATTAGCGCTGAATAAGCTGTCCAGCGGTACTATTGATGCGTTGATCGGTACAACCATTTTGGATGTCGGTGTCGACGTCCCTGCGGTCGGTATGATTATTCTTGGGGGTGGTGGTAAAGCTGAAATTGCCCTTCGTCAGCGGATCGGTCGTGGTTTGCGTGCGAAGAAGACTGGTCCAAACGTGGCGTTCATTGTTGACTTCACAGACCATTGGAACTCACATACAAAGAATCATGCCATGCAGCGTCGTGAGATTGTGGAGCATACGAAGGGGTTCGGCGAAAACATTGTGAATGAGTTCAATTTTGAAGATCTAGGATTCACCAGGAAGGCAGCATAAGACAGATTGCCACTTTATCGAGTGGCAATTCTTTTTGTGACAAAGGTTTATGTATATAATAACTTGCAACAAGACAGTTTTTAGAGAAAGTAATGCCATCGTTTGATTCAAAAAAGTTCTATGATGAAAAGGGTTTAATTCGTAAGCCATTCACAGTGACGCAGGAAGCCTCAGAGATTATTGCTCGTTTTGCTGAAAAGTACCCTACTCTTACGCAAGGTGATATTGTGTCGGTTCTGGCTGACTTTCTCGAAGATGATCGCATGAGTTACGTCATTGAGGAGGCTTGTTCAAAATTTGCTGAAGCTAAGCCACCAAAAATTCATGCGAGAGCTGGCGGACGGCCAAAAAAGAAAACAGAAGATTCTTAATACTTTATAAGGTAAAAATATGTTTGTAATTAACACTACAATTGAAGCACGTAAAAGCGCTGAAAACGAATATGAACTGGCGCTCGAAGATCAAAGTGAAAAAGCGCTTGCCAAGTTAGCTCAAGACAATGTTGAGTTTGTTGAGAGTGGAGCATACTGCGCTGTTTACAGTTTTATTAATAGCAACATGCCATATTTTGGTGATCACGCTGAAAACGCCTCTATCCTGAAGGGGTTTTTAAACGAGGGTATCCTTGAGGGTCACAACAATGGTTATCAGCATTTTGGCATCATGCTGAAGTTGCAGAATAACGATATTAAATACGAGGGAATTAAAGTGTACGACAGGGATGCGGAAGTATAAGGACTCGTTCTCCGACAGCCAGTCCTGAAAATATAAGGACGTTATAGGGGGTTGGAGATTTAGGAAGGCTATGCATCCGGGGTTTAGCGAAATCTCTAGGACTTCGCTATTCACTTGTTAGTTCAAAACTATGCGCTTGTTTGTATGTTCAATGTATGAGCATAAGAGCATAAGACACACATAAAATATAAACGTCATAGCAATATACAGTTTTGCAAAACTCAATGTCACTTCACCGCTAACCGTATAGAACACGGTTACAACTAGCATGATCAAAACAAACACATTCAAGATAATTATTATTAAAGTTTTCATAGCATCGCACCTTACAAGCTACTGACCGCGGTTAAACAGTCAGTAGTGACTGAATTAGTAAATTAACGTTTTTGCTCGATAGTGAATGTCTTAAACATCTCAACAATTAACGCTGTCACTTCTTCACTTGTAAAGCTAACTAAACCGTGTTTCTCACCTTTCACAAGGTCGCATATATTGAACATTTGCAACATTGCTTTAGTTGAACATGTTTGAGTCGGTGCGGTATTCATGCCCGTACTGTGATACTGTCTAACGCGCTTAACGTTCTCTAGCCCGTCTTTATTCTCAATGGTCGCACACAAGCAGCGTTCTAATTCAAAGTGTCTTAATTGCTTGAACTCGATTAAGTTACGCAAGATAGAACGTGTGTACGGGTCGATCTTCATGCAGTTGTTTTGTGCGATTGCTTGCATGAGCTTGCGACACTTAACAATCGCTTTGCTTGCTAAGTAACCGTCTTTACCTTTTATGTCTTCGCTGTACGTACCGATAATATCAGCGAATGCTTTTAGCTCGATACCTTTAGTTAAACACTGCTCTATAGTTGCTAAACCTGCATCAGTAGAGAAAAAGTTTATTTCGCTCACAATGTCACGTGATAGCGGTTGATGCACCTTGCGTATATCAAGGTTAGCAAGAATAGTCTTTTGTATGTTCTTAGCGCGTGCTTTGAAGTTTGTTTTAACTTCTTTCTTAGCAGTAGCAGCGTTTTCTATAGTTGTGTCAGCAGCTAAAAGGTCAAGGTTTGCTTTAGTATTCATAGTAAAATCTCACATTAGTTAAGTTGTTTTAGATACCGTTTAACTTGTTTCGAGTAAGTTGTTTCGGTATGAGTTCATAATAGCACAAAACTAACTTGTTACAAGTCAATTTATTAAATAATTTGTTTATTTGAGTAAAAAATAATCAAATAAGTAAACATGTGCTTTAAATGCAATAAAACGCCCTTTTTAGAGCGTTTTATTAAAAATGGTACGATGTATTACATTATGTGCTTATATCACTGTTAACCGCATGTTATGCACGTTTAACGCAATGCTACGGTACTGCATGAAGTTAAACATGTATTTGTTGATAAAATCATTCATAAATGTGCTTTTAGACAGCTTTAAAACCTTTTTGTGCTTTGTTATCGCTGTTAGATACTCGATACGCTTATTTTGACGTTCTATGCATAGTTGTGCGTGAACTTCTGCACGTTGTTGTATTAACTTCATGTATGCATGTTTACCTTCTAATACAGTATTCAACAATTCGCTATCGTTGCTTAATTCATTAGTAAGTTTAGTTATAGCTAATTTACGCATGTTTTGAGTTGTCATGATAAAAACCTTCATATAGTTAAGTTGTATTTGTCGGTTTGTTTCGAGCTAACCGACTGAGCGAATAATTACACCTTAATTGACTTGTTGCAAGTCAATTTTGAGCGCTAATTAATCACTTGTTCAAAATTAAAAACGAAAATTCACTCAAAATCTATGAAAACCTTATGGCACAAGGGTTGGCGCTGTTTTTGGATGGTTAACGCCAAGGCAAATCCTGTCGGAAATTGGATTGCCGTGTGGCTCTTCCACGGCGGCACTGTGGAGAGCGGCAGTTCCTTATGCGAGCGTGCGGGTGTTTTAGGAAAATTCTAGTGTTCAGCCGAGGCAACGCCGTTTTTCACTCTTGGATGCAGCGTGGATCTGCTTTGGATTGTCCATGGCACGTTGCGTACGATAATAAAAAACCGCTCATCTTAGAGCGGTGCAGTCGTGTCCATAGTGAGTGAGCATCAGAACTGTTCTACACAGCATGAAGGCGGTCAATTAAGCTCAACCGCATTCACTTAATCAGTGTGTCAGCTTAGTTGTGTAAGTCGTCGTAAGTTGCTTTTTCACCGTCTGAATATTTTATGTGGAGCTTCTTCAAATTAATTACCATGTTGTCTGTGCGCTTCATGAGCTTGCGACAATCTTCACGCTCCTGCTCACACTCTTCTGGCATTGGAGTGTAGTTGCAGAAGTCGGTTACATCGTTAATTTCTGCAACCGCTGTATACATGATTTTATGCTGTTCATGCGTCAAGTGTGACAAGTCTATAGTGCTGTAATAACGGTAAAAATCACTAAAACCTAAACCATCAACATACGCATAGTCTTTGGCGCTCAAGTTAGGGTTTTGCTCATCCTCTTCAGTAAATGAGCTATATCGAAACACGCTTCTGTCGTTATTTAAGCTCGAACCACACAGAGGCGAAACGGTGTCTTTGCAAAGCGATATTATACAAGGGCGATCAAAACCTATGATCAAAGCATCATAACCCATTGGTGCTATACGGTGTGCTGTAACTTTCATTTGCTTAACTCTATGTGTTGCTTGTTTCGATAGAGCTATTTTCTCAATGCGTTAGTGGATAAGTAACACGTGGCTTAGGCGTTGTGTGCATGTCTCCTGTGTGTTGGCCGCGCCGTGGATGTGCCGAGGATTAGCCTCATGAAAAATGCCTTGGCCTGTGCCTGAGTGAAAATTGGATTGGCCTAGGCAAGAATGTGGCCAAAAAGAAAACCGCCTATTACAGCGGCTTATCCTTTATCTCTTCCTCACTTATGAGGTGGGCGTCGAACAGCTCCGAGTTTGGTGGAAAATTCTTTGGATCTTCGGCGTAGTCAAATGCGGCTTCTTTGCTAATGGCCCGCACAGTTATAACCTCCATGCGTATTACCTTGATTTGATATTCCTTCATATATCTTCACACTCCACACGAAAGCCCAATTGGTGAATGGCATGTGTCACCGCCACTGGTAGTTCAAATACGCCGTCATAGTCAACAAGCACATTGTCTTGGAACCACAGACCGCCTTCAATTTCTTCTTCGTCATGCTCAAACCAGCCGCGCTGAGTCTTGGCATTGATTTCAACGTGGAAGTTCTCCACATCTATACTTTTAACATCTTCACTCATTGCCGTTTCTCTCTATACGTTTTCGATATGTGCATTGTGATATTTAGCAGCTGGACATACACCGCATGGCGTAGTGATATTCATCAATCGCCTCTTCCGATTAGCCGCATGTTTCACCCAAGGATTCGCCAACTTTTGCGTGGAACATGCCTTGGGTGCGCCGTGGATAATTGAATTGTTGGCTTTGTGGATTTGCCTCGGCGACGAAATTTTTGTGCCATTTGCCAGTGTGTATATGTGATTTTTGGAAAATTAGTTTGTTCAGGAATTTCATTGGGATTTTTCATTGTTCTTATAAGCTTTTAAAGTATTACACCATTCCGATGTGAAAACGTTAGAAGAAGTGAAAATGCCCCCCCTTCCCCCCCGTAGCCTAAAAAGACAATTAAACGAGAAGGAAGGGAGAAGGCAATTACTTAATCTACGCCACATCGAAATGCTAACATTCCGTAGTTGGTAAACGTCGACCCTAAGTAAAACGCACCCCTATCAAAAGCAAAATGGGTCCACCGCCAAGCGGTGAAAACTTTCGTTCGAAAGTTTAGTCAGTAGTTACTGACTTTGCAAGTGTAAGAAACTTGGCGGAGACAATTTTTTAATCGATTGAATCCACCGCTCCCTTCGGTCGCTTCCTGCACACTGCACAACTCCCCTCTCTATGTATCACTCCTTTATAAACTCCTATATGCATACTTCCTATGGCTCTATGTATCCGTGTATGATGAATCATTGTTATATGAGTTATTCTCTCTATCCTTGGTGTATATAGTGTTCAGCGCTTACTTATCATTGTCCGTGTCATTGTTATTGTTTTTGTCAGTGTTAATTGATTTGTTTTAGTAGCGTATAGAGAAGTAAGGTTTATTGGTAGTTTGATTATTTAGATAGCGTTATGAAATTGCGCGTGTGTTATGTGATTAGCTGTTCTATGGGTTAGCAGTAGAGTAGTTAGATTGTTTTATAGTAAGTTCTCTTTATTAGAATACGTTTTAAAAAATGCGTTGTTTGATCTATATGTTTGTTAGCGTATTACGATATTACCGTATGTATGTATGGGCGTATGGGAATATGATATTACGATAATACGGATATTATGAATTGTGCCTTTAAGAAAGCCTGATTGTTTGTTATAACGTTTAGCCGCGGATATAGCCAAAAACCTAATTTAGTAATTGCGCATAGAATTGCTTTAGAGAGCGTTTTAGGTATGTTATGAGTGATTCACCATCTTTAGGTTTAAAGCGTCTCTAGCGCGCTGTTATGAGTGATTATGAAGAGTTAAATTGGGTGTGTTTACTTATCTGACAATAATAAGGGCGGTTGGGTAAGTTATGAGTTAGTTACAAGTCAGTTTATTTGTGTAAAATTTCCTATAAATCAATGATATACAATAATATTGCTCTAACTGCCTGTTTTTGCTGATTTTGCATAAAAAGAGCCAGCTCTCGAATAGGGGGAATAGAGCTGGCTTAAAGGTGGCTTGTGAGACCGTTTTTATCTATCAATACACACGATTTGTATTACTACAGCGCTTCGTTGTCTTGATATGAGCATTGTATAAATACCGGGTAGGACACAGAAGTGGAGGCGCTTATGTTGCCTATAGTGTTTCCTATTGCGATGGTTATAATGATTGCATGTGATATGAATTGAGTACGGCGCATGTTGACCGCATTTATTGTTCTTGGAGCGGTAGGGCTCATTTATTTGATGCTTAAAGCCATGAAGTGATTAGACAAAAGAAAAGGCGCTATTACGGCGCCTTTGTTGTTTAGCAGTTTCGGTAAACTTTTCCTTCAGCTTTGCAGTAATCGCTTAATAGAGCATCGCGCCCGTAGCGTTCGTAATCAAAATAGCCTTGTATGTCTTCAGGTATATCTAAAGCGGATAATTCATCAATTAAGTAGCGTCCAAAGTCATCGTCGTTTTCATAGTCACAAACATAATGCTCTTCGTGCCACTCTTTTACATTTGACCAATCAGCATAGTTACCTTCGACTAAAGCTGCGTATACGCCAACTTCTTTAACTTCATCAAGATTAAGGCTTACTAAAAACTCAACTATCGTTTCAAGAGTGCTGAAAGATGAAACTTTAATCTCTTCATTGGCCCAAGTGTCTTCCAGCTGCCAGAACTCGATTTCTACATCGCCTAACTCGTCTTTAAAGTCGTCGTATTCGTCAAAGTAAAGGTTAAAACCGTGTTGATGCGTAAAACTGAAGCCTTCTAAGCGAAAACGTTTGTTGTTATCAGGGTTTGAAAACTTCGCTAAAAATTGCTCTATAGTCACTTGATCATTAGTTTCGTTAGTCATTTTAAAAATCGCTTTGTTTGTTTCGATAGAGTTATTTTCTCAATCGGTATTTGGACAAACAATTTGTGGCTTAGGCGTTGTTATTTATAAAGAAAAACCGCTCATAATGGAGCGGTTGAATTAATTCTTTATTCTGTTGTATATGGAATTAATGCGTATTTATACGAAACTACAGGATGATGATCAGAATTAGTTTTATAACCGTTCATGTATTGGACTGTACACGCATCAAGATCGACAATTAAACGTTCTGCATTGTCATAATCATGAATATAACCATCTTTGTCTTCGCTTTCTTCTCGATCGTAATAGTCATTAAATCCGCATGTAGCATCATTTATCGCTGAGATAGCACAATTTATGGTTTTGTGCTGCTCATGTGATAAATGCGACAAGTCTATAGTGCTGTAATAAGAATATGAGTCATCATAGAACTCATAATCACGAGGATTTGAGAAAAGCTCTTCTATTTCTTCTTCAGTTAGCTCACGAGCTTTGTGACAATAATGGAAAGGTTCGTCATCTCTAACTGGAGCTTTTGAGTTGGGCGTTACGTTTTCTTGAATGAAAGCGCTGCTTCTCTCACTATTCAGAGACATCATGGACCGCAAGTGATCTGCGTATAAAGACAATATAAACGGTTTTTCAAATCCTGTAACAATTGCGTCTGTAGAGAATTTAGCTGTGCGATGTAATGTAACTTGCATTTGTATAACTCTATGTTGCTTGTTTCGATAGAAAGATTTTCTCAATAATATTTTGGACTTACTATCAATGGCTTAGGAGTTGTTATTATTATTAAAAAACCGTCATCAAGACGGTTTGAGGTTTTATATGAGACTGTTTAGCATCATTGATTCAGTTGCGCGAGCCAACATGAACTCTTTTGCTTCTTTCGCGTTATCAAATACAGTCAATTTTACAAAATCTTGAGATTCAAAATAATCGTAACCGTCTAACTCTGAAAGGTTGCAAATATCAGCGCTTTGAAATTCGTATATTAGCGCTTTGATACCTTCTTCAACTTCGCAAACAACGGCTTCAAGAACCACTTTTCCTTGCGATAGGAGCATCATATCTCCATCATGAAGAGCGCTACATTGTTTAGATATATTTTCAGCATAATCAGCTGCTTCAACTTCATTTGTAAATACTTCTATTTGCATGACTTTAAACCTGTTTTGTTGATGTAAGCATCTTCTCAACTAGCAATAGGGGGTGCAAAGGCAACGAGTGTTGCCTTGTGTTTTAGCCATATTGCACGCATTGCATGCAAACGCTGATATTTACATTGGTGCTGATTGAGCTGGCTGTGCATCCAAGTAACGCAACACAAGCCAAGATTATTAACAGTGGCTTCATGCCTTCTTGCCTCTTTTAACAAACCAATCAACCGCCTTACACAACATTTCGTCCTTGTGCCAATCTTCAATCACACGTGTTTCGTCGCGATCATGTGAAAAGAGCGGGCCACAGTAATTGTTCCACGTCATGTAAACATATCGCCCATCGAGTAAGCGCAATCTGAAAGTTGGAACCAGGCACATGAAACCGCCGGGTATTCTTCTGCAAGTCATGCTTTCACCCCTTTTACCTGAGCGATACGACGTTTTAAGCCATTCTTTTGATTTTTAATCCAAGAGTCAATTTCTGCCAAATGCTTCTTGTGATTATCGACAGCGATTTGACGCATTTGGAGCGTGGTTCTTAACTGCTCGGACTCGCTTATCAATCCCAAATCAAAGCCTTCATGAAAAAGCTCTCGTGCTTCTTTGTTAATCTCACTCATGCCGCTCTTTGCTCCGCTTTTTGAATCAAAGTGCGTAAACGATGGATATACGTTTGTGAATAGCCATTGTCCGTTTTGATCGGTATCGTTTTAAATCCGCGTGATTCAGCCTCAGCAATAAGCTTTTTGGCTTTATCTACACTACCGATATGTTCCAGTGCTGTTTTTGCTGGAGGCATTTTGCCACTCTTACGCAGCCGTGCAATTGATGCATTGATGGTGCCTACAGTTCTGTTTAACTCCTTCGCAATTTCTGCAATTGGCGTATCTTTTGAGTGCAGGACGATTAGCTTATTAATTTCGCTTGTTGTCCAATATCGAACTTTTGCAATACTCATGCTTCGTTCTCCAAAATTTCAAAATCAAAGTCTTTTCCAGATGTACAAACGTGAACGCGATGACGTATTGCTTCTTCCTCAGTGTTAAAAAGTTGGGTATAGCCTTTAATTTGAACCTTTTTACCGTTCGAAAGGACTTGATAGGTAAATTTGTATTCTGAAAATTTAAGTCCTGAATACTTTCTGAAACTCATTAAGAAGTGACTTAATTGTTCACCCACCCACCAAATTTGACTCTCTGGCACAAAGCGAAGGCGGTCACGAACCAATTCACGACAGAAAGGATGGCGGACGTGTTGATGGTTTGCATTAATAATCCACTCAATCTCATTAAGGCGCTGAAGATACTCAATCAGATCTTGAATGGCGTTAACATGGTGTATATCTGCAAACTCACCGATAGGCGTATTGTAATTAGTAGGCACGTTTACCCATTCAAGTTCAGGAATTTCAAACTCAACTCTAACCTTCATTGCCAGTCTCCCGAGCAAAAGAACGATAAGCTTTAACCACCTCCTGCATATCGCGCTCATCCAGCCAAGCGCCATATTGATATAAATATTCAGGCGTATCGTCATGCAGGCGGCGACTGGAATAACCTTCTTTAAACTCTGTAGATAAATAGTAAAACCACTCACCCATTATTGGCTGCTCAGGTGCCGGTATTTCTATTCCATTTACGACTATTGTTTTGGGTTTTAGTCTGAAAAATAGAGGATTTTCAAAAACGTCTAATGTTGCTTCGCTATTTATTAAATCGTGCCAAGAATTGTCGCCATTTCGCGTTAAAGTTTGAATTAGATTACCGTTGGCCCAAGCTATTTTAGCCTCCGCACCGCTTAAAAGACGCCTAGCTTGAGATTGATTCCAACGCCAAATTATTCGCCCTTGATATGAATCGGAATCTAAATGTCCCTGAAGGTCATTTCCACCTACAAACCAGCCCTTGTCTGCGCGCGTTGGGTCAAAAATGACTTCTCGATTGCCTAAGTTTTTTTCATGACTTTTCTTCCAAAATAAAACACACTCACCATGTTTAGCATTGGAGTATGTGACGGTTTCAGCATCGCTAGGAACTTCGATCCATTTTTCACTTAGCTTTAGGTCTGCTTTGTAGTGTTTATAACCTTCTTCTGGCGCTAAAAAATCTTTCATTGCATTAAACCTTCTACAAAATTTTGAACTTCATCAAAAGCATCCGTTCTGAATGAATGCTCAAAGTCACCATCTTCTTCAAATAGCCTTTGCTCTTCCTGATAGTTGTCTTGACAAAATTTACGAACTTTTTCCAACGCTGTTATTGCTGAGCTTGGAATAGGTTGTGCTTCTAAGCTGGGCGCGTCCAAAACTATGATTTCTGACGCGTTGTAATTTTTTAACAATTCGTCGAGAAGCGTTACGGTTAAGTCGCTAGAGCCTGCCAAGATACTCTTGAATATTTCTATACGATCATCATTTGACAGCGTATTAAGCGCGTTTTCGTCGCGAAAAAATGACATGAAGTCATCACGGTTGAATGTTTTATCTTGCATTGTTGAACCTGTTTAAACTTTCGTAAATTAATGATATTGAAAGTTTTTTGGATATTGTGCATTGGGGTTGAAGTTGCCAATGCACAATGTGTTATTGCTCGAGACGATGGAGCTTAATGCCGCTTAAAGTCATATCTTCGGGTCGCTCACCTTGAAGAAGGATCCACTGATTGACTTGCTCAACCGCTTCCTGTTCTGTCTCTGCGCGGATCTGCACCACCCCAGAGACTTTAAAATTCCAGTAAGGGGCAACAGGCTCTTCAAGTGCAACCGGCTTGTTGGAAAACAATTCCATGTCATGCGATGCATTTGAATTGTCCAAAAAATTAATGATGGTTCGACTTTCATTGAGTTCGACAACTTGAAACTGATCAACTTCCGCCCAGTTAAAATCATCTTCGTCAGTGAGCATAATTATTGGAGTCTTGCTTTCAGGGCCGAGCAAACTTTTGTCCCATTTAATAGTCTCCCGACCAACTTCGCCAAAGTCTGCTTGTTTTAATGCCTGCCAAAGTTTCATGATTACTTAACCTCCTCAATGCTTACTTCATCGTATGTGCCTGAGTAAAAACCTTCTTCAAGAACGATTTCAATAAGTCCATCAGAGTAGCTTTCATCTTCCAGATACTCACGGGCCTGCTGAAGTGTATTCACGGTCTTTTCGCCGCAACGTATGGTGCCTTTTTCGCTCCACTTAACTAAATATGCCATCAGTTAGTCCTCAACCTTAACGCCCATAATGTTGAAAGATTCTGTGCCAGTGCAGACACCATTGCTTTTATATCGGAGTATGCTGAAGCTAGGGTCTTCCGGCTTGACCAGCCACTCAAAATTGCCTCCCCAGCTAACACGCTCAACAAAACCAACGGTATAAATTTGACCGGATTGTGTGCGTACCACTGTGCCTGTTTTAAGCTCTGATATATCAAGCATTTTGATATACATGCCCATGTCAATGATGTTCCAATCTTCACCTAAATTGAGAGGAATTCCCGCATGCTTGATAACTTGCCCTTTAAAATCGTAAGTAAGAGCCAAAAATTCGTTATCATGCGAATTGAGAAACGTGACGAAGTAATGTTTCATTTCGCCAACTCTTGAAACGTCAACGCTTGATATTTCAAATGCCAACTTGTTCTTTAAAGCCACTCTTGATAAGTGGGGAACAAGGTAGTCGAGATTTACTTCGCTTGCTTTCATGATTGCTCTACCTCAATCGCTTCAGGATCTATCGTCCCGTCTAAATTTGTGTTGCTTGTTTCTGCACCTAAATCATTAATCTGTTTCATGGCTCGTTTAATCCTTGTCATGCTGCAAAGTTTGTGCCTCTAGTGACATTCGAGCTTCACGCATTGCGGTTTTAGCTCTTTTGTCACAATGATTATTTGCTGCGAATCTATTGCCTTTCGACCTTCTGGTGTGACCTTTGACGTGACGACATTCGAGTGTTAAACCGTGCTGTTTAACGATGTCGCGAATGTATTTAAGTACTTTTTCAACATCACATCTTGGCTTGCTTTTTCCTTCCAAGCAGAAAATCACTCCAATGCAATCAAGTTGCACTAACACCTTATCTCCACTCAAAATAAGCCCTGCGTTCATTGATGCTTTTAAGGAGTTAGCCACGCCCTTAAACTCAGCCTCATAGCTATCCTTCAAAACACCTCTAAACTTTGAGCCGCCTGCAAGTTTGCCTCTATCTGACGCACACCAAAATCCAAACCCAGCGGCGCCAGTGTCAGGGCAGTGGCTTGCATCAGTCATCAATGTCACTAGCATTTGAATCATCCAATGCAGTATTTGATTTAGCCTCTTCGCGTTTTTCAGCGATGCATTCTTCAAGATGTAGAATTGCTCTGGCTTTAGATTCAAAAGGACCTTGCCAACATTCATTAAAATGGATGTCCCATTCGACAATGCCGTGTTCTACAAATCGTTGCAGCTGAACTCGACCGAAAAAGGGAACGTCATGCGCCCACCAAATTTCATTATCATCGGTGCCAAATTCGATTTTTGAGTTCTGCGCTACCGCTTCAGCTTTATAAACACCTTCAGCGTGCTTAATTAGCTCAGATACGGGCGAACCCTTCATAAACCACACTTGATTAATCATGCAGTCATTGGCGAGCTTCGGGTTTGTGAGCGCTTCTATTAGAGCTTTTTGCGCTTTGACAAATTCAGCTTCGATTGCTTCATGATCTTCAGGAGGCTGACTGCCTTTCATTTCGTGTATGCGAACCGCTGTTTCAAAATTGGCGAGTAGTAAAAAATTGTCCATTATTCATCCTCCTCTTCCCAATCGATGTCGTAGTGGTAAACCGCTTCGATTACATTTCCATCTTCATCTGTACGGTAGTAGAGAGGGGCTGAGCCATCACCGTGTGCTGTCTGACCGTTGCAGCCAAACTCGAAAGTGCCTGCATAGTTGTATTCAGCGCGCTCACCTGTTTCTGGATCAATTCTGTATTGACCTAATGTTAGATCGCATAACTTGCTGTAAATCTCTTCCCACTTGGCGCTGCGATTGTTGTCATCTTTCTCGTTGCCATATTCTGCGTACCAATTCTCGTCAAAGAAGCCAGCTTGACCAGAATCAACGCCTACATCAAACGCAGAATTTTCAAGCCACACTTCTTGGTCTAATGGGGTGAAATCCACTACAGACTCATGCTTTATGTGCAAAAATTGGGTACGGCGTGGACAACCTTCATCAAAAGCCTTTTGACTTTTTTCGATACCGCTATTTAGTGTTTCTAGCAAAACAGTCTTGGCATCTTCATAGCGCTGTTCGTCTGTTTTGTTCTCAGCTTTGTTCGCTTGAAACTCTGCCATTGCGATGCGGTAGCTCCAACGATCAGGAATTCTATGCGACACACCCAAAATAAGATCAAGAATGTCAAGAAGGGTGGAAAGAGCAGATTCAGACGGGGTTCGCCAACTGTGCGGTTCAATGCTGTCATGTGAGAATTTGACAATATCGTCAACAATCGGCTTTGTAAGGTCGGTCAGGTTTAATTGGCGATAGGGAATTTGTTTAGGCTTATGCTCTTTTACAAATTCGTTTAATGTATTTTTTAATATCTCTAATTCAGATTTCACTGAAAAGGTAAGCGCTTTTACAATCTCGTGCGCTTTAGTTTGAATTGCAATGCCATCTTTTAGCGATTTCTCATCATAGGAATCACGAAAGAAGCCTAATTTTGCTTGCCATTGACCATTAAGCGCAGGCATTGAGCCTTTGCACCATGTGTCATTGTTGTAACAAGGGTCAGAAAAACGAATTGCGTTAGATTTGACAGTAAATTCGCCAAGATCACGAACGCTGGTAGTGACGGATGCTTGTTTTAATGCGATTGGTTCAATTGTATTTTCGGTATTATCAGTCATTTTCGATATCCAATAGTTAAGTTGGGAGACAGGCTGTACCTAAGCACAGCCTGTATGTTTCGATTTGGATTAGAAAACTACAGTACGAGAATCGCGATTTAAGTAGCTGAAGCGAGGCTTTGCACAAGCTTTAATGATGAGGTCATTTTCTTTGTCATGAATCGTCATGACGCGTTCTTTAGGATCGAATGAGCATTCAACTTCGCATGGCGTCACACGACGTTCGTATTTAGGTAACTCTACAAACTTACCGCTTTCTTCATCCATGTAGCCGATAACGCGAACTGGCTCGTCGTAGTGATTAAGTTTGACTTCGCCATCATCAGTTTTGCGAGTGGTATTTGGATACACTTGAAGAAGGAAGCGAAAATCATTTGTTGTGACCATTCGTTCAAAATAATCAGCGGACAAGTAATCACGATTAAGTGAATTTGAAACATCGTAGCCTTTATAAGTCGCTGTAATATCAAGACGAACGTCATCGTATGAAATGGTTGGCTTAATATTTAAGAAAACACCTAGCTCACGCACGGAAATGTTTTCGTTATTATTAACTTCCTTGACCAACACGGTAAGCATGTCCATGTTGAACATTGAGAAACGACCAACGTATTCGATGATTTCATCAATTCGTGATTTGTTTATCAGATTGTCAGCTGCATATTCACGAATAGTTGATTCGCTAATGCTGCCAAAGTGTATGTTGTAATAAACGCGTCCCGGACGGTTGCTGAAGTATTCATAGCGAGAACCGCGTGAATCAGCATTCATAGTGAGGATAAACAAGGTATGCATTGGGTACATACCATCAAGTAACGTAAGCATATCGTTTACTTTGTCTGACTCGTTATAAACTTTGTCAAACTCATCAATGAAAACAATTTTTTGCTGTTCAATCTTTTGAAGGAATGCTTTGTACGCGTCCCCTGTATAAGCTTTGCCCTGAAGAAGACAAATGCCGCCAGCATTTACGAAGTCAACACATAGCTTTTTCGCAAGCAATGTTTTACCTGTGCCTTTGTAACCTTCTAAAAGCACTGTTGTAGGCAAACCAACGCGCTCATTGAATGTATTCATGATGCGGTCTTGATGTTGGTATGCATTACCATACGCTTTAGCAATAAGAGTCAAAGGCTCTGCTATTTCAAGGTAAAAACCAGCAATGTCATTCCAACAAACGCGGTAGAAACCAGCAGGCAATTTATCAAGAGCAACACCGCTTACGTCTGGTGCAAAAGTGTATGAAGTGTTGTGGCGAAGATATTGTGTCATGGTTGTGACTCTCTGTTAAGTTAAGTGTATGATAGATAAAAAATTTTGGGGTTAAATGCTGGCAACTCACTTCGCCAGCTTTAATTCCTCAACCACATGTTTAATTTGTTCGCATGCATATTCGCTTTGTCCTTCAACCGCATGGCGTAAGTGAGTAAATGCTTCTAAAACTTCTGTCATGCGCTTACGGTTTTCACCGCGTAAATGTCCTTGAAGTGCAAAAAGCTCTTCCGAAAGACATTTCAGATCATCAGAATCGATCAAATTTCCTTTGATTTCTCTCAGGTAGGCTTTGATTGCGCTCTTGTCGACCGCTTCTGTTTCTAAATCCTCAATACGATCAATAAGTCTTTGTTGAGTAGGCACGCATAAGCACCCGTTAAGGCGAAACTCTTCACGCGGAGTCATCGACATATAAACAATATGAGGTTTATTAAAATCACTAAATAGTGACTGATCTATACATGCTTTCATGTGCTTATCTCTTAATAATTTGAGATAAATATATAAATAACAGCGAGGATTATAAACAGTCAGTAGTGACTGATCAATTGGAATTGTGATTATTTATAAAAAATTGCGTTTTTAAGCGCTTTTATAGAAAAGATGTGTAATTTATCAATCGAGTTAAACAAATGCGAAATACGCGAAATTACGCGCATTAAAAAGGGCGATTAATCGCCCTTTACCATACGTTTTCAGACTTTGTGACCATTTTCTTAGGCCCTTCTTCGCGAGGCTTTATTTTGCGCTCTTTTCTTATAACACCTTCTATTTTTAGCAAAGTTGCACTTATACGCCAGTTTTCACCCGGAGCATAACTATCGCCAGTCTCAACAGCGGTTACGGATTTGGAATTAACCTTTGTAATTCGAACGCGGCGCTGAACACCGAGTCGGCGATCATAAAAAGTTCCGCACTTACCAACCCCAACACTGTAATCTATACGGCTTTCTAATTCTTCTTTCACACCCTCTTGCAGCTTGAAAAGGGCCTCATTCGTTAATTTTTTCAATACGTCTAAATTCATCACTAGCACCTTAGTTTAAGGAGGGCGAACCCTCCTAATCATTACTGATTAAAGCTCTGGAAATAATTCACTCTTGATCTTCATAAGAATGAGTGAGTTCGGGTTAGGCACTAAGCGACCCTGTTCGTCTTTCATGGTAATTTTTAACATAGGCAACATTTGCATCATTTGCCCGCTTTGCGCACTTGCTGTACCAGGAGAGTAAGGCTTTGCAAGCAAGTTCGAATACAAGTTGCCCGCTTTCTTCGTTGTGATGTAACCATCTTTCAAAAGAACGCCAAAAGTTCGATGCATAACAACGTTCAATTCACCGCCATTCTTCAACCATGTGAAGAGCTGCACTATTTTTTCAGCTACTTTCTTTTGTGTTGTGACAGATGAACCACTACCCGGACGTGCATTGAGTATGTTTAACAACTCTTGTTGTTTAGCTTTCAAAGCTTCTGGATCTTTTTCAAGTAAATCAACGTCATCAACTTCAAGCAAAAGGTGGTCATGCGCGTTCTCGCCTAGTCGCGACAACAACACAGCAGATACTTTGCTGTTTTGATATGTTGTGCGATAAGTTGAAGGCGCTGCATCTTGCTGCTTCTCTTGCGCTTTCGCTGCTTCTGTTTCTTTGGCGCTAGTCTTTTTGGACTTAGCTTTCTTTTCGACTTTAACCTCTTCAGCTGGCGCTTCTTCTGCAACCGCAGCAGACAGGTCTAATGCAGCCGCGTCGATATCAGCCTCATCTATCAAACCGTCGAGTAAGTCGGTCGATTCAGCTTTCACTTCTTCGGTTACTGGCTCAGCTTGAGCTGCTACTTCTTCAACTAAAGCTGCATCTAATTCGAGATCTTCAAGCGAGAGTGCATCTTCTTCACTTGCGTTTAAAGGGGCAGCCTCTTGACCATCAAGTTCTTTCATTAGGTCGGTTAAGTCGCTGCTATCATCAAAAAGTTGCTCTAAAAGCACTTCATCTTGAATATTTGCTTGAGCTGTCATAATTACCTCATTCGTTACGTTGTTTGTTTCGATGAGTGAATTATGACTAACCGCCGTTGGACAAAGAATAGATTTTGATGGCGAGCTGCAAAGGTTGCCTTGTGCAATAAATAATCATTTATTTATGCGCAACTTAGCTCTTTATTTATGATGATGGGAGCATCATAAGAGATAGGCTTGAAGGTATTACAGCACTCAAAAATGCTCGTTGAACCGACTGGATCTGAAATTACTAAAGTACCGTCTTTTCTCTGCATAAAGTTGCCCGTATGTAAGTCAGGAAAAGCGTCGGCATTTGCTTTCAAAAAATTAGCCATTTGAAGAAAGCTCAGACCGAGTGACGGGTGGTCTTTCAAATTTTCATCAACGGCTAAATCCATCAAGCAAGTTACGTTTCGCTCGTGACGGTCATCGATAAAGCTACACCCATTAAGGATACGTAGCTTTTTGCAAATTCTATTGACCAACGAACGGTTTGCGCCCTTAACTGGCAATTTTTCGAGACGTTCAACTTCATATAAAAACATTGGTACCGGCATCATTTTTGGTTGAGTAATTGCGGTCTGACTAATGTTCTTACCGACAACAAATTCACCCACTTTTCCAAAGTCCCGGATAGGCTGTGTAAAATGATTACTTTCACGCGACAAAGCGTTTGAACCGAATATGGACTCGTAGCCCATAGCATCAATACTTAATTTTAAAACCGTATCTGAATTACCGCTTTCGTAGACACCTGAAAACTGTCCACGTGCAATTAATTTTTTCCCTTTAAGCGCGACATGTGTATTTTTTACATCTTTCACGCTTTGATCGTTCAAAATAAAAATATTCATTTTCTCTAAGACTTAACAAATTCAATCTATTAGATATTTTTTTTGTTGGATATTAAACGCGAGGGGGTTGTTTGCCAGATTGGAACCATCAAAACTGCTGATCTAAATAATCTGCATATTCAACCGATTTTCTACTCTTTTCCTTCAGGAGTAGAATCATTTCACTGCGCAAACTTGTTGGAATAAGGCGCTCGCCAGTTAACCATTGTCTAACTCTGCACGGATCCACATCAATTGCTCGGGCCAATTCTGTTTGCCACTGAGCGCCATAGAGTATTTCACCCGCCTGTTTTAGCTCTTCAGGCGTCATGCGAAGGGATTCAGAATCATGATTATCCATTTTTAGTCCTATTATTTGCTTAGCCGCTAAAGAAAAAGGCAATTAGATTTCTCCAATTGCCTTTCCCAACTTAACTAAGTTATCTCATTGTTTTCCTATCTTTCGATAGGCTCGAAACAAACAAACAAGATAATGCGAGTTTCACAACTCATAGGGCAAATATAACCTTATGGGCCTATATGGTCAAGTTACAATTGGTTAATTAAGTACTTGTAACGTTCGGAATTTTCCTCAGTGCTTTCAACATCTTCGGTCAAAAAATATTTAACTTCACTGAAGATATCGACCTTCTTCTTGGAATCTGTTTTTAGTTTAAGCGTAGCCAAACCAATTACCAATAAGATTGCTGCAATAATCCAAAGCGCAGGAATAAACAAACAAATAACCCCAGCGACCAAACAAACATTTGAGATCTTCTTGGTGTTGTTGAAGTTCTTAGTTTCTACCGTTAAGTTTTCTTCTACTTCCAGTAGAACGTTATTAAATTCCTGTTCGCCTACAAGGCTTCTAATATTATCTTTAAGTGCCATAATCACATGTTAAATTTCAAGTACTTGGACTTATATTACAACGAATCCTAAATAACTTGAAATTTAACTTATGGCTATTGGCGATAATTAAGCGATGCTATAAAAACCGCGATCAACGCCTGCAAAGAAACATTGCATCATGACATCAACGTCATAGTCCGCAGCATGGGCAGCTTTAGGGTCATAATCCACATCAAGCGCAAAGCATAATTCACCCAATTTCGGTGATTTTCCATCAAAGGTAGCCCAACGACCTTTATCCATCGTACAAAGCTGCTGTACGGGAGGTAAACGTAATCCAACGCGCTGAAGTTCAGCCTGTGTAAAGGGCATATCGAAGGCAATGTTATGCGCAATTACTAAATCGCTAGTACTTAGCAAATGATGAACTTGGGGCGCAACCTGTTCCCATTTAGGGCAACCGATAAGCTGGCTATAATCAATGCCATGTACCGCTTGTGCTTTAGGGTCGATTGAGCGCTCTGGATCTATGCGCTGCACATATTTATCAACGAGCTGACGGGTATTGGAGTCATAAGACAAAATCGCAACTTCAATGATGCGATGACCTTCAGCTTGTTCTAAACCTGTAGTCTCTGTATCAAAACCACGAATAATCATTCTGCAACTACTTCCTGTGCAATAACGCTTTTAGTCGTATAAGGGAATGTGTACTGGAGCGTATTTAAAATAGCTCGAAGAGTATTTCGAGCAATGCGAATATCTTTTGGATTATCCAAAAGGATTTTTTCTTCGCCCGTGTTGAGGATGATTTGTTTCTCATCTTCATCTTTTACGATTTCGCCTAAACGTTTTAATGTGTCCTCGAACCACTCTTCAGTTTGTTTGAGCAGTTCGGTTTCAGAAATTGCTATATTGCTCATTGCATAACCGCCTTGACTTAATGGTTTATTAATGCAGTCAGTAGTGACTGACTATCTAACTGCATTGTAAAACATCAATATTGGCTTATCAGCTTTTACTTAACGTTTACGAGAGGGGTTGCGCTATTAGAAGGGAGTAAAACAGTGTGAGTGCCTTCTTGAGCAAAGGCTTGCTGTGCTTCAATTTCCATCTTCTTAATTAGCATTGGTGTAAGTGATGCACCAACAATTCGGTTAGCTTCAGCTTCGGCGCGAGCCTTAGTTAAAGTAACTTGGGCCTGAGCATCTGCAAGGTGTTGCTCTTCTTTTTTGCGTGAAATATCAAATTCAATTTGAGCGGCACGAGTAATTGCTTGTTCCAACTTTTCATCAGTAACAAGGGCGCGAACAGAAGTGCCAGCGATTGTAAATGTATTGGGCATTTCTTTGTCTAAAGACTTCTGTAATGTAGCAACTACATCGGCAGCAATTTCTTCACGTTTTAAGTGAATTTCGCTTGAGTCATACTTCGCCGTCGCTTTAAAAACTGCTTCTAATGCATGACGTTTGACAAAGCGTTCGCCAACCACCATATCGCCATCTTTGTTAGCGCCTAAGTCACCAGCAAGCTTAGAGAGCGTGTCAGCCACTTTGTTTGGTTGAATCATATAACGAATGTCCATATCGACTTCTTGCATCGATACGTTGTCTTTCGTCTTAGGGTGAATGTTTTCCAAAGGAACAGTTGTCTCGCGGACGCTGATCACCTTTAGATCACGAGTGATGCTTTGATACACACCCGGAGTTAATTCGTCCATTTTCATTTTGCCGAAAACAGATTCAACACCTACGTGACCTGTTTCAACTTTTGAACAGCCTGTAAAAGCCACTGATAGCCCAACTGCAATGGCTAAAAGGAGAGAGCTTTTAATTTTCATGTTAAGTTCCTAAAGTCGCATAAACGTAAATAGCCAAAAGAACAGTGATGACAACTAAAATTTGCCATCTGTATTTATTCATGTGACCAAGCGCTTTTTTGCGAATGTTTGAGTTAAATGCCGCTGTTACAAATGCAACAACGACAAGGATGATTAAAAGTGTTTTGAAGAGAATCGAGATCATTTCTTCTTAGGCTGGGCCTTACGTTTAACTTTGGATTTAAGGATGATCTGTTCGATAACATCCTTGTTGTCGATGATGAATGACTTAACATTCACGTGATCTAGATGAACCGGAAGACTGGACTTGTCATATTCATCATCAATTCGACACGCCTCTTCATGCTTTACATATTCGTCATAAGTGCGGTGAAGTGTGCCGTCTGTTGCTTGGTGTACGATGACGCGTGGCATGATTAACCCGCCTTCACATCAGTGGCAAAACCACGTTCTTTAAGGAAGTTGGTCATTTCGTTACGGAGCGTTTGAGTACCCATTTCTTCAAAAGTTTGGGTAACTGCTTTCACAACATCTTCTAAAGCAACGCCGCGTTCCTGAAGTGACATGAAGTTCAAAGCGGTCAACTTAATAAGCTCTTTGACGTATTGTTCCTCCGAGTACTTATCTTCATCGCCATTGTTTAAGTGAACGCTTAAACCACTTAACGCGCCTACACTTGCTTGAGTGCGAAGCAATAATTCATCAAGATTTGGAACAACAAAGCGATGCATTTTTTCGCTTGCTGTATATGCTTGATCTAATGTGTTGATGTTTGTGGCTTTAATTGTATTGCCGCCCAAAGCAACGAAGTTTGCTTTTTCTGGTAGCGGTTTAGTCAAGATGCTGTGGCTCGTTCCCGCTGTGCCGATTTTGCCTTCAGCTTTGGTTGCTTTGCCAGTAAGACCCATACCCGCAATTACACCACTGTCTGTAATGCTTACACCCGCAACACCTGCGGCCCCACGGTTTGAGATATTGTTATGCTGAAGCGCTTCTCCTCTCGCTTGAGCCGCTTTAATTGTTTCGCCAACCAAGTTGCTAATGGCGGTTTCGTTACCTGTTGGTTTGAGATTAACTGGACGCAAACCATCTTTTGTCATTTCCAAAACAACAACTTCGCCTAGACCCGATTTTTTGATATCTTCTGCAAAACAGTGAAAGCACATCTTTTGTATTCCTAAAATTAATTTTGAACTTTATAAAAGCACCGCTAAACGTCTTAGCGTTCCCTTTCGTGCTTCTATGGCGAAAAGTATAGTCAGTACTGACTGATTTATTGGTAATTATTTTTCATAAAAACAATTAACCAAACATTATTTAATCATTTGAGATCGTTATCATCCGTAAAGCGATACGCTCAACCTCTATTAGCGGAAGCACTTCAGGGTCTTCATGTATCACATTAGTGTTAGATGAAAGAAAAACCCAATCATCATCTATTAAACACTTTGCTTTATCTGCAAATTCAAGCATCCAAATATTTGATTCAGCGTTGTAATAGAATCCATCGCGGCATTCGCGAAAGTAAAACTTTGCATCGTCATTGTTAAAGCCATGTTCAGTTAGGTGTTTAATGGCTTGAGTTGCAACCAAACGGCTAATTTTTTCTTTTGGTTTCGACCAATGCCAATCAAGTTTCATCGCTGTAGTGCGCATGTTATCTACCAACTACTGTCAGAAGAAGACGAACTGCTTCCGCTGTCATACGATGAGCTACTGTCTGAGCTGTAAGATGAAGAACTCCAACTGTCGCTAGATGAAGAAGTCGAAGAGCTACTGTGATCATGGCTGCTATGACTATGAGAATGCGTATATGACGGCTCTGTACGAGAAGGGGTATCTTCACATTGATTACGGCGAATGTGGCTGTCATCGCTAGATTTGCAGTCTTTTGAGCTGTCAGAGCTTTCTAGTGCCAACAATGTGTTATTCAGCTGCATAGCGTTCTGTTGCGCATACAACGCTTCAGGAGTTAAGTCATTACTTGAGTAACGCGACGCTGCCACGGGCGTAGAATGCACACGCGGAGTACGTTTACTTCCGTCGCAGTTTGAGCAGGTCATGTTACGTTTAAAAAAGAAGGTTTTAGAACAACCAGCGTTAGGGCATTTATGTAGCATTTTTATAAATATTCCTTAAATAAAAAAGTCACTACCGATTCAATAAGTCAGTAGTGACTGATTATAAGCACAAATTAAAAAATATGATATTAAATTTGAGAAGACCCCAATAACGATTCCAACTCTTCTAATGAGTATTCGTCCACGTCTTTTTCAAAACATGTGCCATTTCCCACCGCGCGAACTAGGCGTTTGCCTGTATCGTCATTATCACCAATAGCATAAAGCTCGAAAGGTACTGACTGAAGCCAATTCAGCATATCTGTAGAAGGGGAGCCAGTTAAAAGAGCCACCGCATTAAGTCCGAGCATGTGAAGGGCTGAGGCTTTAAAAATACCTTCAACCACATATAAACGCTTTTGGCTGTAATCTAGTTTTTCCAAACCCCAAACTGCAATATTACCAGGAGTCCTGTAAGTGAAGTAACGAGCCATTTTAGGGTCATTCGTTCGCTTGTCTTTGCAATCTGGTCGGTACTGTTGATAGCCAACTAATTTACCGTTCAGTGAGTACAAAAACACAGTCAGGACGTTTTCTTCGTGATTTAAAACGATGTTCTCGTATAGATCAGGGTCAAAGTTACGCTCAAGCAAATGTAGGTTAAGCTTTTTAACCAGTCTAAACGGCTCAGGTGTATATTGAATCGACTTTGTAGAGACTTTGTTATACAACGCATAAGCTACGGCGATTTTGTCTAGTAAAAACTTAGTCCTTCTCATTAGGTCTTCAAAAGTATCGCTATTTCCCGCCACATAAGAGAAGTACAAGAACGTCATATCACTCGGTTTAATGCCATCTACAAAGAAGGCATGCTGTTTGATATCGCCAACTTCTTCTTGCCAAATTACATTGACCTGTCTGATATTAGGCTTAAATACGACAATTAACGCTCTTCGCAAAAGCTTCAGGCGATCTTTAATTGACAGTCGTAGAGGCTTTTCATTTTTCATGTATTGCATCCCAATAGTCCACGTCTTCCTTCAACTGTTCAATTTCAGGATTTATCCAGCGTAAAACAGCATTCATCTTCAACCTATCTCTCGCACTTTGAATGCCGCCATTCTCTTCGATTCGTTTAAGTGAGTCTAAAACCTTTTCAAGCTCTTTTAGATTCACACTGCAATCGTCAATAAAGCGTTGATTCCCGCCATAAGTTGCGGTCGCGCGCCAAGCGCCTTCTACTAATGTATTTAATACTCGTCCATCCCATTGCAAGTAATGATGCGGGCCGTAGTAATTGGCTTCTGGCGGGGCGTTTTCAATTAGCTTTTGAGCCTTTTGAATAGAATTTCTTCTTATGAAAGTAATTTCATTCATTTTTAAGTCCCTTATCTCAAAATGGGGTATCGTCATATAGTTCGAGAGGATTTTCATCACGGAGAGCGCGGCGTTTTTCCCTTTCTTTGATTTCCTTTACATATATCTCGGTCCACTCTGGAAATTGTGACTCTTCGGTTGTTGCGTAAAGGTTATCGACAATGCGTCCACCATGATGAATCTCAATTTGACCATCGCAGAATGTTCCGCCCCAACCACCGTTTTGAACGTAAAAATCAAAGCATTTGATGTCAAATTCATCATCTTTTGAAGTGCATAACCAATCGCCTTTATCTTTGTCGTTTGAACCAATGTAAACAATCATTAAAACCCCTTTACGTCTATGCCGTTCAATTTGAGCGTGGTAATACAGATAGCAACCACAATCAGAAAAAGCCAAAACCAACTATCGTTCGTCATTACCTGCGACTCCTTCAGGTCGTTGTTCTAGGGAATTTGTCCAATCGTCTTTGCAAGGGTTTTCTCTGGGCCAAAATAAAAACACTGTCGTGCCACCTAGATACCAAAAGCCTTCGAAAAGCCATCCGCTTACTGGTTTTTCAGCATGCCCAAATGCGAAACCACTTTCGTTGGTCGCAATCCAATTCACCCACTCAGGCACTTTTGACCAATTGTATTTAGACTTGGCCATTGGACTCACCGCTTAAAGCTCGCTCTAACTTCAGCGCATCATGTGCGTACATTTCACAAACAAGTAATGACTCGATGATTTTCAATGCTGCATTTGTCCGATTTTCCAGCTCAGCAATTTTCTTTGCGTCTGCCTGCGCATCAATCTCCTTGTTTTGAAGTTGGAGTTTTAGGTTCTTGTATGCTTTCTTCCAATAATCGACATTCTTTTGCTGAAGCTTCCAGATCTCTTCGTGATCATGAAGTTCGGGCTGCATACGCGAATGACCGTAAACTCGGTCATACAATTTTTTAACTTCCTCTTCCGAAAGGTCGGCATTTGTCATTGCGAACCATCTAAGGTGAAACTCTGCGAAAGTCTCCTCTTGTTCGTGGTTTAAAGGCTCTTTGCCTCTCAAGATTGCAAGCACGTCGTCAAACTGCTTAAAGAACATGGGGCCGCCGAGACAAGTCATGTTTGCCCTTGCTAGTGCCGCATTAACACGATTTTCTAGTTCATTAACTTTTTCTTGTTGCTCTTCCCAAGCTTCCCATTGCAAACCAATTGCCAAAGGAACTGATCTGCCTTGTCGACTTGGTATGTACAATTTCCCTTTATGGAAGAACGCCGTTGTTCTGTGCTTTTGAATACGTCGAATAAAGCGCAATTCATGATCTTGAGTTGCGCCAAAATCTTTCAGCTTTTCGTAATAAATGCGTTCGCCATCCACGACATAAGAGGCGCAAGATAAACATTGATCGGTCTGCTCTTGGCACACAGGGCATGATTCAAAATTATTAAGCATGGTTTTTTGTTCCATATATTGATTCGTAATTGTTAATATCTTCAGCAAGCTCTTTAACTTCCTCTTTACTAACGCCAGCAAATTCGGAACCAAACGAAATTAAGTAGTTCAAGTGGTTTTTTGCTTGTTGAATGCCATGTTCAAAACGGTTAATTCGCTCTACTGATTTCACTAGGATTCTGAGTTCAGAAAGTTGTACACGTTCTTTTGATGCAAAATCGTAATACCACGCCTGAACTATTGTGTTAAACCACGCCCACTGAAGCTCATTATTGCGAAGCGCTTCTTTGGCATAGTGTCCGCCGAGAGCTTCAGTGAAATGTGTCGCTGTTGATGGCGCATTCTTCACAATCTCCGCCGTGTGTTTAGGGCCATGAGCCTGAATAAATTGAACTGCGCTCATATTTGCTCCAACTCATGAAAAAATGAACCAAACGCGGTGTGACCCGATCTTTCCCATTTATTTAGTACGCCACACCAATAATCCAAACTGTTACCATTGGCTGCGTAATAAGTTTTTGTAGGTTTGTGAATCCAAACACTTTCCGCGTTACCTATCTTTTGCAAAACTGAAGCTGGATGCTCACCGGGTTTTGACCGACTCTCGCCTTGCGAACCCTTCAAAGCTTCCGCGATTTCTGCAAATGCTTTAGCTAGAAGCCCCTCAGATATTGCTTGGCTGTAGAATTTCGTACCGTCTTTTAATAGAGCAGTTATGCCTTTTCGTTTGCCTGCGTCATTCCAGACCGTTAACCCAATAACCAAATTCAAATCGATACAAAAGTTAGTATGTTTGCAAATATGAAAGTTGGCTCTTTGCTGAAAATCCATTATCTTTCGCGCTCCTTGCCTGTGCCTTCGCAATTACCACAAGGGATTGAGTCACCATTAGGTCGGCACGAGTCATACCAACCCGAACCGTTGCAAGCTGTGCATTCCACTAATTTGTTTCGAAACTCATATTTAAAGTAACGTTCGGTACGTTCAGCTTTCCGAGCTTTAAAATCAGGCTTGCTCATTTTTGTTCCTCTTCAAGACTCTCGACCGCGATGCACTTAAAAACCTTCTTGCCCACGAAGAACCCACCTAAACGTTCACACTCAGAGGCGATCATTGAATGTGTGTAGTTGTGACACATGAACCACGCGACAATGAATCCCAATAAAAATCCAGTCATCTTGCTCATCCGAAAACTCGTATAAATACAGCGGCTAAAATAATTACCGCGCCAATAACGGCCAAACAGACCAACCACAAAGAGGGGAGCGAATTAATGTTCATAGAAACCCCGTTATATACATTGATAAAAATGGCAGCTTACGCTGCCACCTTTTGCTTATTACTTACGCTTGTTAGCCGCCAAGCTGTGTTACACGGCTCTGTAGACTTAAAACTGTGCTGCTTAAAGTGCTGATAGCTACTGCATTGCTATTTAAAGACTGTTTAAGCTGCACAATTTCTTGACCTTGAGATGTCACTTTTGCTGTAAGGTCATTTACTTGCGCTTGTAATTGTTGGATTGCTGCGTCACTCATCATTAACTCCTTTTGATTCTGAGTGTTTGCGCTTCAACTTCTTTATTGAAGCGCTGTTAAATAGGGGTCTCAATGACCTCCTGTTGATTCGCCTACTGGCGTGTTTCAGTGGCAAACTCAATTCCTTTTATGGAATCAGGCTTGCTTGAAACGGTTTCCTTTGTCTCCAATTTGGCAATTAGCGAAATCCGTGCTTTGTGCCAGCATGAATGACAAAGAGAAATACGTTTATTAAGGTCAAGGACATCGCGCTTGAGATACCAATGAGGTACGCGTAAACGGCTGTCCATGAATAGGCCCAAGACAATCGTGTTCAGCTTTTCAATAAAAGCTTTACAGCATTTGGCTGAACCATCTTTTTCGACCAAAGGAATACCCGGTTGGACCAGCATTACCCCCGTGAAATATTTGTTTTGAACTTCAAAGCATTTGTTTAAATACGCTTCCAAGCGCTGAGACTGTTCATCGCTTAAACCATCTGAAACAGCAGCGATTGTGTACATCATCAGGTCAATAGGCGTGCGATCTGTAATGACTGGTTCGAGTCTGTTCTCGCCCATGAAGTGTTCAACGAATAAGTCTTCAAGACGAGTAATCATGTGCTCTTGGATCTTCATTCGATCGTCAAATGAGTAGGTCTGATTCGATGAATCAAACCCAATCTCGCGTTGCCATCCTGTGATGTCACTTTTTAGAAAAATAGCACCGTGCTTTTCCGCGTATGCTTGAGCAAGCGCTGTCTTACCAGTACGGTGACTTCCACAAAGACCAAACATTATTTTGTACCTGTGCTTCCGAAGCCGCCTTCACCGCGTTCTGTTGAAGCGCCAAACTCTTCAACGACAGTCATGGCAAGTTGGAAGGTAGGCACAACAACATATTGAGCAATACGCTCACCGGCTCTTAGAACAAATGGCTGGCTACCTTCATTGGTTAAACAAGCCTTAACTTCACCCTGATAGTCTGAGTCCATTAGACCAACGGTATTCGCAAGTACAATACGGTGCTTGGTGCCAAGGCCAGAGCGGGGCATAAGAAGTCCGGCAAGGTTAGGGTTTTTCAGGTGGATGGCCAGACCCGTTCCAACCATAAGTTGCTCACCTGGCATGATGGTCACTTCAGGCTTGTCGATACACGCACGAAGATCCAAACCTGCGGCACCTTCAGAGGCATACACTGGAGCGCCAAATTCACTTAACAAGCGCTCATCTAAGATTTTTACTTCCACTGGAACCATTAGTTAATTTCCTTCTTTACATCTTCAATGGTTAAATTTTGAGGAACAGAAATAAGGCTGCTTAAAGCATTGCCTACCAAACTTGCGCGCTCAGCTTCAGCATGGGCTTGATCTTGTTTGAATAAGATTTTTGCCGCAGCTTCACCGTGTCCATTGGCTTCACGCAATTTCGCCTCTTGCAAAGCGTTTAACTCTTCGACCTGCTTTGAAATATTTCCAATGATCAAGTCGACTGATTGTTCCTGTGGTTGTTGTACTGGCTCAGTTGAGCCGAATAACCATTTCAAAAAGCTCATGCTGCTTCCTTAAATTGAAGTTCGATTAATTTCCGATGCTGTATAAAGCCATCGAAATTCCCATGCAGATGTTTGTTTTGCCATTCGCCGCAGAACAATTTGACTAACCACGGATTTCGAATATCCGGTGTTGCTTGATGTTCAAAAGGAGAGGCGTGAAGTGGTTCAGAACCAACTAACTTTTCACAAAGGCGAATATCTTTATCGATGTTTGGCGTTTGGCCGTCATGTAGTAAGTAGGAGACGCGACAACAACGAGCCGCCGATACTTGCAACAGAATTTCGATCGGATAAAGTTCACGTTCTTTATCTGTGATGTATGGAAGGTGCCATTCGTTAGGCCCTAAAAGAACTGGTGTTGATTTTTGAATTTCTGCCTTCATCAATGCAGTTAAGGCAAAAATAGTTGGGTCGGCATCTTCGTGATGGCGAAGCTCAAAGAAGTTGTCATAACTGGTCGCCGTCAAAACCACTTCAATGAATTGGAATGGCTCTAAGATGCGATTAACAACTTGTTTGTGCAGATTGAGATCAACAGCCATGAATCGCGCTGTTTCAACCGCATTTTTAGCTGCGATTAGCCAAGCTTCACGAGCAAGTTCCTTTGTTTCTTCATCCACTTCTTCCCAAGCCTGCATACCAGCTTGGTTTTTGCCCCAATGAACAGGCATCGCCGGATTTGCTTCAACCTGATTGATCATTTTGATTACAGGGATGGCACGCGAGCTTGATGCATTGCGACTAAATACGCGGTGGGTCATCACTTCACTGTGAATAAAACGCGGGTAACGCAGTTGAAAGGTCGTAATACGTTTCCCTTCATGACTACAAGAATCCGCAATAATTTTGACTTGCATTGTTGGTTGACACTCACTATTAAAAAGAGGTGACTTGGCGTCACCTCCCTCGTTCTCTGAGCGTTAAAGTATAGTCAGTACTGACTGATCTTTTGGAGATTATTTTCTATAAATAGGCTTATTTTTAGCCAGTTGTTTTATGTTTGCGAATAAACGGTTAAAATGAACCATGACATACGGTCGACCCGTAGTGAATTGACACATGATCGACGTTTGTTAATGAGGTTAATTACATGAAAAGATTTAGCGAGTTTTTAACTGAGCGTAAAAGCAAGCTGTACGAAGACAGAATGGAGCAAATGCGTAAAGCATTTGAATCAGTTTCTCAACTTAGTGAAGAAGAGAAAAATCGTCAGCTAGAAGATTTGTTATTGGACAAAGCAAGCACTGGTGCTGCTGTGCAAATGATGAAGTATCTTGATTCTTCTCAAAGCGCTAAAGTTCTTGAGAGTGCCCGCAAACTTGCTTCAGAACGTGCGGCTGTCATGATCGGGCTAACTGAGTCGCCTGCTTCTGAGCGTTTGGTTCGTGGCGTTGCCCGCAGTGTTATTCGTGATCATCACGAGGAACTTGAACGTCTGGCTTATAAATAATGGATGATTTTGATCCGGCACCTACAATTAACGCAGCGCTTGTAAAGGCGATTCATAACGAAATTCTAGATAGCGTACAGGGTGGCTTGAGAGGCCCAACCAATGACGGTCTACTTGAAAGCGCTTTGGCAAGAGTTCAACAATACGTTTACTACGAAGGCTTGAATGACATTTATGTGATTGCGGCATGGTATGGTATTTCAATTGCCACGCAACACGCATTTAAAGATGGCAATAAAAGAACAGGATTGACCGTAATGTTGACTTACCTTCGTATGCAAGGCGTTTACATTGAACCTAATCAAGATCTGGATGACATGATGGTTGACATTGTTGAAAGCGCACAATCATGCGAAGACGGTGGCCACAAGGAAATTGCTGAGGCATTAGGCGACTACCTCTATCAATATGTTCATCAGTTATAAAAAAGGCGCTTAATGCGCCTTTTCTTTTACCATGCTAATGCACCACCAGACTTATAATCAGTTACCCGCGATTCAAAGAAGTTCTTCTCGGCGGTATTTGGCTTTGAAAATTCTTCTACCCACTGAAACGGATTAACCACACCAGGATAAGGCACAAACGGTGCATTAATTTGAATGGCACGCTTATTCGCTAACGATTTGATATACAACTCGATTGCTTCGGGATTGGTAACGCCTTGATGAACGTATTGACCCCAGCTAATCTCCATTTTGGTTGAAGAGTCGATTAATTCAGCCGTATCGTCCCAAAATGAATTTGTGAAAATTTCTGAGTTTTCGATGCGCAATGTATCAAGCATGTGGGTGAACAGATCAAGGTGTGTACCTTCTTCATCACGCTGGATATAACGAATCATATCTGCCGAACCGAGCATTTTGCCTTTATCTGCAAGCAAGTAGAAGCCTAAGAACCCAGAGAAAAAGTAAACACCCTCAAGCATGACGTTTGAAATACATGAAAGCCCAAAACCGCGTGCTGTAAATTGGTCGCCCAAGATACGTGATTGACGCAAAATAAACTCGTTTTTCTTCGCCAAAATACCATCACGCTCAAATGTCATATAGACACTCATTGGATCTGTAGAGACGGTTTCAACGAGCTTAGCGTAAGATTCCACATGGTTTGCTTCTTCCCATGCTTGACGGGATAAACAAATAGCAACTTCAGGAGAGGTTACATGCTTGGCAATATTTTGGTTGATATTGTGAAATTGGATACCGTCAAGGTTCGATAAAAACGCAAGGCTCTTGTCATACAATCGACGTTCCGCTTCGGTAAGCTTGTCTCGATAGCAAATGCCTTCATTGCTCAAGTCGACCACTTCAGGAAACCAGTTGTTGTCCTTCATGCGTTGATGAATGTCTCTGGCCCACGTGTGTTTCATCGGGCTGATCGCCATTAGGTCATCCTTTGGACCCAAAATTAAACGTCGATCATTAATTCGGTTTGCGTATGTCATTTCTTTATTCCATGAAAGAGGGGTGTTAAAACACCCCTGTATTATAAGTCAGTAGTGACTGACTATATTAACCTAAAATTATTGGCAGCTTTCGCAATCAGGCTCGAAAATCGAACATAATTTAGCTTGTTGTTGGGCTTCCGCATCGCTCAAAACACTAACCTGAGCAGCGGCAGCTTTTAAAGCCTCAATTACTTCGGCTTTCGCTGAAGCTGAACCCTTGGTTGCTGATTGGCCACGCAAGTAATAGGTGGTTTTCAAGCCGTATTCATACGCTTTTGAATACATCACATCTAGGTCTTTACCAGTTGTGCCTTGTGCTGCAAACAGGTTGGTAGACTGAGATTGGCAAATCCACTTCTGACGAACAGCAGCGCTTTTGATAATCCACATTTGATCAACGTAGAACGCTTCTTTAAGAAGGTGGAAGTTGTCACCAACATGGCGAACAGAAGGGTCAACGATTTTGTATACGCCACCTAAATTGGTTTTGTAGTACTGAAGCAAGAACGGCACTTCTGTACATTGGGTTGTGCCGGCAATGTTCGAAATCGTTGCAGTAGGTGCAATTGCCATGATGTTTGAGTTACGCATGCCTTTTTTGACTTTTTCGCGTAAAGCATCCCAATCAAAACGGCGTGGACGGTCAAAGAATGGCTTGCCATCTTCCATCTTTTTAGCGGTATCAATTGGCAAGATACCTTGTGACCACTTAGAGCCTTCAAACGATGGGTACGAGCCAAGCTCTTGAGCTAAGTCCGCAGAGGCTTCAATTGCGAAATAAGAGATTGCTTCAAATAAAGCATCGGCTTGTTCGAGGTGTTGGTCACTTTCAAAATCAACGCCCTGCTTCACAAGCCACTCGTAGTAACCCATCACACCTAAACCAATCGGGCGATGACGCAAGTTAGAACGCTTAGCACGCTCTGAAGGGTAGTAATTGACATCAATTACCGAGTCAAGATTGCGAACAGCAAGGCGTACAATTTGACGCAATTTTTCTAAAGGTTTAGGGCCGCTCATTGTTTTGGGTAAGTTAATAGAACCTAAGTTACAAACAGCAGTTTCTTCTTTAGAGCTATTTAGCGTAATTTCAGTACACAAGTTACTGTGATGAATTACACCAACATGCGATTGAGGATTACGGCGGTTACTTTCGTCTTTATATGTAATCCAAGGGTGGCCCGTTTCAAACAAGTTAGAAAGAATATGACGCCATACTTTCAGCGCTGGCAACTGGAACTCAAACTCTTTCAACGCTTCAAGTTCTTCATAGCGCGTTTCAAAAGCTTCGCCGTACAATTCGTGAAGTTCAGGGAATTTATGTGGAGAGAAGAACGACCACATTGCTTCCGGGTCTTCCTTGCGTTTTACAAGCAGATCAGGAACCCAAGCAGCAGGGAAGGTATCATGAGCGCGGAGTCGGTCATCGCCAGCTTCCTTCTTGAGTTCACAGAATGCCATGAAATCAGGATGCCAAGATTCAAGATAAGGCGCGACAGATCCTTTGCGTTTGCCACCTTGGTTAACTGCAACGGCAGTGTTGTTCTGAACCTTAATGTAAGGAACTACACCACTTGAAATACCATTGGTTCCAATGATGATTTCATTTTCACCACGCACAGGCGTCCAGTCTGTACCAATACCACCAGCAAATTTAGAAAGCAGGGCCGTTTCTTCAATCGCGCCAAAAATTGATGCATAGCGGCTGTCACCAAGCTCTGCCGTGATCGTGTCAGACACTTGGTTTAAGTAACAGCTAGACAGTTGAGGGCGCAGCGTTCCGGCATTGAATAATGTTGGTGTTGATGAAACGTAGTCTAAAGGCGAATACATTTCATAGTACTCAAGTGCGCGAGCTGTACGATTCTCAGGCTTTTCTTTGATAGCCACGCCCATTGCAACACGCATCCAGAAATGCTGCGGCAATTCGATAATCTCACCTGAAGGTTTGCCCGTGTCTTTCTCGTACTTGATATCGCGATTTTTGCGAATAAAGTAACGGTCTTTCAGCGTGTCTAAGCCTAGATAACCAAACAGCAAATCACGCTCAGGTTTAATTGCGGCGTTGATTTTTTCTAAGTCGTAAGACTGCAACAATACAGGGTCAAGAAGTTTGTTATTTACACCTTCCTGAATGTAATCTTTGATGTGAGGGTATTGAAAACCACCACCGTCAACCTTGCCCTTTTCCCCGCAAATATGTTTGTACAAATCTAGCAACAATAAGCGGGCCGCAACAAATGAAGCATCTGTCATGGTTGCAGAAGTTAACTTAGACGCTGCGCTGATTAACGCTTCTTGTATGTCGCTTGTTTTGATGCCGTCATAGATAAGCATAATCGCATTATCAATAACTAATTGAGGTGGCACATTCGTATCTTTTGTGGCCCAAATTACCGCTTTCTCAATTTTTTCATGAGAAAAAGACTCCGTAGAGCCGTTGCGTTTGGTTACACGGTTGGTCATTTTGTTTCCTTGTTGCGTTACGTTGTGTGGCTTGTGCCACGAGAGTTACCAAACAATTGCTTTTGTTCGGGGTTTATCTGAGTTAAGCGGAATAACCTTTTCTGGTTCCGCTTCGTTGGAATCAACTGTCACAACTGCTTTTCCGTCTTTGACAAGGTTTGCAAACATCACCTTTGTCCAAGCATCTAGCATGTGATCTTGGTAGTCGCATTCATCCATGTAAATCGCCTTTGGTGATTGCTTGGAAGGTGTAGATGTCATCCAAACATCTTTACCTTGTCTTAACTTTTCTTTTGTAAGTTGTTCCATAAATTCTTTATGAAATGCTGATCTTCCCATGCTTCGAGGTCTGTGCATTATTATCACCACGCCACCCCACCACTTCGAGGCATATCTTTAGTAATGCCCGCCAGTTCATCTGAGCCTTCCTCTAGCTCTTTTTGTAGCTCTTCTGGCGTTTTCTTTGGTGGTTTTGGCTCAGAGATAATGCCTGAATCTTCAAAATAGCCATCCCACGATTCGGCTTTTCTATCACTTACATACAAGTCACTAACTCGACTAGACAGCGAACTTATTGCACTCGCACTTGCTTTGATCGATGGACCCATCGAACTTATTTGAGATGTGAGATTTGCAATACTTGTCGTTAGGTCGCTTGGGACACCTAAAACGGGGCACATTGACGGGCGAAAAATTGTTCTGGAATTACATCTAAATGTCGTTCTTACTTCGTCATCACAAAGCATGTGATTGCGAACAACTTCGTGCTCCACATTAAAACAATGACACTTCAAACACTCTGCCGAAATAAAGCCATCATCTATCGCGTGATGCTCAGCCTTTCTCTTGCTAAATTCAAATGCGCTTTGAGCATCTCTTTCAAACGGATTCAACCGAATGATAATGCGAGCGGCATTCCCCTCCATGAAGTGCTTTAAGTTATCATTGCTCATCTGTTAGTGATCCAAAAACTTAATAAAGAAAATATTAAGGCGACATATCGCCGCCTTAATAGTATAGTCAGTACTGACTGATCTAATGCCTAAAATTTTAAACCGTTTGGGTATTTTTTAACTGCTTGATTGTTTCAACATGCTTTTTAAACTGTTCCTTTGCCAATCCAGCCTTAATGGCAAAAATCGCATCGGCCAAATGTTCATTGTTTTCAGTAAGCACCATTTCACCTTTAAGCTTGCGTCTAAGCCAGAATTTGTCAGCTTCTGGATGCTCCTTTATTGCCGCTTCGATCATTTCGCCTTTACTGGCTGTATCAATGCCAGTTCCTGAGAGTTTTACTTCCCTCGGCATAACTTCAACAAAGGGAACGGAACAAGTTGAAAGCAACCCCAAGCAGACTCCGTATGATACGCACCCTCTTGCATCTTGCGAGCCAGTGGGTATCTCGGCTATAACGATATCGGCTTTAGAGCAAGCTTCAGCAAGCCCTTCTGCTAACTCTCTTGATCTGCGAAGATCATCCAAATTTTGTCGCAAAGTCTTCGGTTTAACTTTCTTAGTGCGTTTCTTGCCATCTGCACCAAGCACAACTTTAGTGACTCTCTCACCTTCAGTTTGGAATAGCTGCATGTCTACAACTTTGAAAGAGTAGTTCTCTTGGGTTAAATCAACTTCTGCAAATACCACTCCCATATTTTGCAGCGCTGGATCAATCCCAACCACTCTCAATGTATTACTCATATTTTTTACCACACTGTAACGTTCTTTCTTAAACTTAGGATTTTTTGCTCACGCGCATTGCGGAGCTTGAGAATTTCCGTTTTTGCTTCCATGATTGATTTGATCGCGGGTCTAAACGAGAAGCTGTCAAACACTTCCGTCAATGTCTCTTTCAATCCGTTAAAGAGTTCTTGACCGCGCCAGATATCAACCATGATTTCTGTAAAGTCAGCTGCAAATGTCGGCTTGAAGCGAAGATGAATTAAGTCGAAAAAGCCTTCTTGAGTCCAAAGATTTGCTTGCTCTATAAGGGTTTCGTTAATCCCAGCTTGATACAAAAGAAAAGTTTCACCCCCTAAGAACTCACGTTGTGACCATGAATCGGCACCGCTCTTGAAAATTTTTCGAACCTGAATGTTTCCACCTTGAATCAACATGAATTGATTGGCGAATGACAAAACAGAAGATTCAGGATCTTCTTGATTCATATCAAATTCAGCGTTCATCTGATTTACAACTCCGGTCAGGATTTCTTTGACCTTTTCGACAAGCTCTAAATCTTCTAACTTGCATGCCTCCATGTGCTGCTTAACTAATTTGTCCTCCTGCTCTAGCTGTGCGAGGACGATTTCCTCTAAATCTTCACTGATACTCACAATTGCTCTCCTTGCATTTAATATGTGAATTTGTATGCCCTTAACGCAAAACGCGCTAATACGCGCAATCAGTGCGTATTAGCGGTATGTTTTGAAGTGATTAAACGAGGTTTGCACCGCTTACGGTCGAATAACCGTTTTCTTTAGTGACCACCACAACATCGTCAATCCAATCTCGCAATTCAGAATGCGAAACGACGATGACTGTTCCTCGCTCTCGAGCTTTGCGCTCAAGCACACCCATAAGACGCTCAAGTCCTGATTTATCTAAGGCGTCATCGATCTCATCACCAATAAATAAGCTAATTGGCTTAGAGGCACGACTTGCAACCAGATCTTGAAGGGCCAAAGCGGTAGCTAAACGAACCTTGCGTTTTTCACCGCCGCTTAAACCTTTGAATGATTCACCGCCCGTATTGTCTCGAACGTCGATGGTGAATTTTTCCTTGAGTTCTTTTTTGCTGTTTAGCGTTAAGGTTGACCAAACAGCATGAGTGTTGCCGTCAGTGAGTGCGCCGAGATAGTCTTCAGTACGTTCATTCAAAAACGGCGTAACAGTATCGAGAATGTGTGCCCGAACTCCTGAAGGGCCATAGATCTGAACCGCATGTTCGTGTAGCTCGACGGTTTTTTGAAGCTCCGCAATTTCTTGGTCGATTGCAGAGTTCTTATTAACGTAATCCGCAATCTTCGCTTGTTGATCTGCTTCCATTACCTTGAAAGGGTTTTGTTCTGTCATAACCCCTTTTGCACGCATCTTGATTTGCTCGATTTCCGTCATCTTGCGGTTGATGTCTTCGCTTGAGGAATTGAATGCGGTAATTGCGCCTTCAACAGCTGCTAAATCTGCATATAACTTACGGGCATCGTGTGGGTTGTTCCGAACAAACTCAGCAAGGTTCTTTTCAGCCAGTTCAAACGCTTCTTTGGCTTGCTCCATTTCGTTTTTGGCATTTAGCGTGTCTTGCTTGACCGTTTGAGCGTGTGTGATTTGGGCCGTTCGCGCTTGCTGTAAATCATCCTTGCAATACTCTTTACCGCACTGTGTACAAGGCGTACCTACTAAACCGTCGATGCCTTTAATTTTGGTCACTAAGTTATTTAAATTAGTATTTAAAGAGATATAAGTATTATTAGTGATGCGGTACTTCATACCCAAGTCATCGCGGATCTTCCCAAGTTGTTGAGCTTGATTCGAGATAGCTTCAATTTTATTAATCGCGGCTACAATTGATTGTTTCTCGGCATTAAGAGAATTAATGTCGGTCTTGCCAATATTCGCTTTGATATTTTCGACCGCCTGTCTCAGCGGTAACACTTCAGCTAGAACAACTTTAGCGCGTGACTCTTTTGTTGCGTCAAATTGCGCTAGTTTCGCTTGAGTGTCTGCCAATTGCCCTTGCATGGTCGCAAGTACCGTCGCAAAGTTATCGCGAATAGCGAGCTTATTAGAGAGCTTACCTTTAACTTCAGCCAACTTACGTTTTGCGACCGTGTGCGCTTGTTCTAAAACTTGAATACCGGCAGCTTCTTCGATAAGCACCTTTAAGTTTTTATCCGTAAGGGCAGGGAGGTTAGGCATCATTTCCTGACCAGCGTATACGGATGACATAAATACATCGAGAGTAGAGCCGACGATATCAATCACCAACTCTTGTGACTCTTTGTCGGTGCCTTTTGTGATATTGCCGTTAGGTAACTCGTTGCCGTGAATATCTGTCTTTAAAACGATTAATGCGTTTTTGTGTGTCGCATGTTTGCGGTGACGAGCGATTTTGTAACACTGTCCATTGTCATGAATCGTGAGTTCGACCGAACAATCCTTTTTGGCCGTCTTATTAATGACCATATCGCCTGTAACGTCTCGTGCTGTAGTTCCGTAGAGACACCAGCATAAAGCGTCAACAATGGATGACTTACCGGAACCGTTAGAGTCTGCGGACGTATTATCTTTGTTTTCACCTTGCACCAACAATAAACCACGATTAGCCAAATCAAGACGAGCTTCGCCAATCGTTAAGAAGTTATTAATTTTGAGTGTTAAAAATTCCATTACTCAGCAACCTCCATGCGTGCTTCTGTCAAAATTGATTGGCACAGCGCATCGAGTTGAGGGCTGTTTAACGGTGAACCTGAAATGAATTGAGTGACGGACGTTTCAATTGAAGCGCCCGCTTTAACCGCTGCGTTTGCACGCTGAACGTCTGCAACTGGTTTTGAAGCAATGATTGTGATGCCCTTAGCGCCAAGATCGGTAAGGTACTTGCGGAACTGCTCAATTTCGATCTGTTTAACGATCTTCAGTTTTGCGCGAACATAATTACCAGGCACAACCGCATGAATATCTAATTCATCCATTGAGCCATCTATTTCTACAAACTGAGGCAAATGCGATTTGAACCAACGAACGTCCATATCGTCTACAACTAAGAACCCTGCTTTGTGACCTACATCCGACCATGTGTAATGAGCCAGAGCGCCAACCGAATAAACGGTTTCGCTTAGTCGCTTGTGATGATGGTAATGACCGCTAAACACATGTTTAAAGCCGTACACCTCAAGATCAGTAGCCGTTAAGCCATGATCAGGAAGACCGACAATTACGCCGTCAATTGGTGCGTGAACCATGAGCGTCCAGTCACTTACGTCTTCGCCCGAATTAGTCAATTGATCTGTAGCGGCTTTGATTTCGTCTTTTAGCCCTTTGACGCTTTCAATCCACGGTATCATCACCACTTTGTCATCTGCGAATAAGGTTGGCTTATTGACGATCTGACAGCCGATACCTTCTAATGCCGTTACTGCAGAGCCAGTACGTGTGACATGACGATCTTCAAGATCGTGGTTGCCAGCTAATATTCGAATGACAAAACCTTCTTCGATTAAACGGCGGTACACGTCAAGCGTGGGGTTTAGTACAGAGGGTTGAATTTGCCCGCGTACATGAAATAAATCACCTGTGTGATAAATAGTGTTGCCGCCTGCGCTTTTAACTTCAGCTGCAAGACGGCGAACTTCGTCTAAACACCCTTGTAGACGGTTATTAATGCCGTCTGAAGTGGTGTGAGAAAACGCACTCCAATTATGGTGATGCGAATCTGACTGAATGCCATAAGGTTTCATAGATATAGTTTCCACAAAATTGTGAGATAATTATAGACATAATTAAGTCAGTACTGACTGATTATTTTGCCATATAAAAATGATGGTTGCCTATTTGACCAACATATTTGAGTTGTTTTTCCCAACCCCGTTTACGATGTGAACAAAAATGAGTAACACCGCTGTATCGGACTGGAACTGAAAATCGACCATTCAAGGCTTGTTCAGCAATTCGTTTTGAATCTTCCCAAGCTTCTTTTTCTTTTGGCTTTCCGCTGCTGTTGAGCGTTCTACCGCTTACCTTACTTGTAGTCCACGAGAATTGATGTTTTCTAAGGACTTCCTGACAAATTTTATTATTGTCGCCTTCAGCACGGTTAAGGGTGGTAATTGCAACTAACTCTTTGCCTAGCTTTGGTTCACCTCGTGCTTCGTGGTAAATGTTCAAAGCTAGGCATGTCAGCGCGGATGTCAAAATCATTATGGTCGAACTCCTTGTCGTATTTTCTTCACAGCTGAAAGCCAATTTTTCTCGGCTCTATGGCAAGAAGGAGAAACAGGAGCGGGGAGAGAGAAGCCCGTTGCAGGGTCTTTCAAGACAACGTGACCGCCTTTGCTTTGGCGATACGTCCAACCTTCCTTAATTAAGGCTTTAGCTGTTCGGTCAATCGTGCGATTGTTAGAAATGTTCATATCATTAAACTCTTTAGTTTGTTTTCGATATGAACATTTTAAAAGTAAGTCATTGGTGACTGAACAATAGGCTACTTAATTTTGAGGGATTTTTCAACATTGCCGTGAAAACGGTTTGAATTGATTAAGAATTTATTCATATTTAACCTTTTGAATAAGCCTTTCGATGTGCTGTGAGGTTCGCAGTTCTCAATAAAGTGGCTTAATGGAGTGAGGTAGTATGTGCATTTCTTATTTACACGGTGAACTACCCCAATTGCATCAATTGAATTATTAATACAGTGGCTAATAATGATGGGCTCAAAAAGCCAAGAGTTGGTCTTTAGATCGATGTTGCGATTTTTAGCTCCAGATCGCATGGCCAAGTAGATTGATTTGCCGTTTTGGGTATAAACCATACCGACTTGTTTGCCATTGATTGAGTGCGGTTTTCTCATGACCATGCTCCCCAATTAGGAGTATTTCTGCGCTCAATGACTTCGACTTGGCGAATTCCAATATATTCTAAGGCTTCGTCAGCCTCTTGTTTGCCGAAGTGCGTTTGAACCTCATTGATTAGACTGTCAATAACCACTTGAAGCAACGAGGGGTCGGACACAAACTCATTTTGGCTAAGTTTGCCCTCTGCGATTTCTATTTTATAATCATCTTTTCCTACATTAGCCTGCTCAAGCGCTCTATACACTTCAACATCAAATATTCTACTAATTGCCTCAAAGTCAGTTCCGACCTCTTTTATAAGCTTTTTAGTTACTTCGTATGTGAAACGGCTATCATGTTTAAAAATCAGATATGTGCTTGTCTGATTGTTAAACAAAAGAACCAGTCGAATTCTATAACCTTCCAAACCCACTATCTCTTTAGCTTTGATTTGGATTTCATTTGATAAAATTCCTTTTTTCATGACCAAGCTCCCCAATTAGGGTTTGTTCTTTTTGGCGCTTCAGGCTGAACAGTAACTTTTTCTACCACACCAACATAAGCACCAAGAAAACTAAGAACATCTCTTGTTTTCGTACCTCCAACGAATTTTTCCATTTTCCCAATTAACGTTCCAGCTTGATCTTTATTATCAAATAAGACGGTGTACTCTTCGCGCTCACATTTGTGTTTGACTCCATTATGTTCGCGCATATAGGTATGAATTTCATCAAGGGCGTAGCTATGCAGTTCTCCGACATTTGGATAAAACAGTCTTTCGCTATCTGATCTGATGCGCTCATTATTTTTATCATTAGCTAGTTTCACTTCCCATTGTTGAGGGCCTAATTCCGGTACATCTCTGCGTGTGTGACCTTTGACGAAAGCCATTTTAGCTCTGTCCAAGGTCGAGATAACCATTAGGCAGCTATTTTCATACTCGTTTCTAAATCGGTACTCTAAGACGCAAAGCTGTGCATTCAGATTCGGGATGTATTTCATGACCATGCTCCCCAATTTGGATTGTTGCGTTGCGGAACTGGTTGATCTCTAAAGAACTTCAAAACCTCTCTTCTCAAATAAGACCCGATTGTTCTGGTTAGTTTTGCCTCTAACGTACACATCTCACTGTTATCGTTAAAATAAACGGGTGATGTCCACCAGTTATATTCAGCCTTTCCATACAAATCCCTTTTGATTTCTTCAATGAACGTCGTTCCGTTGGCAAACACCTCGTCTCTTTCGGTGTTTTCAGATGTTAAAAGGATTGTTTCCATTGGGTGCGTATGTGGATCTTGCCAATTATATAAACCCTTCAAAAAAGCCACTTTGCTACCATTCGAATTGCTCAAAAACATTAAGCGGTAAACATAATCATCTTGCTGAAAAAGATGCTCAACAATGTTTAGGTCTGGCTCCAACTGTTCTTCTAGCATTACGCCCAGCTCCCCCATTGGCCCTTGTAACGTGCGGCATGTTCTTGTCTAGCACGCTCTTTGCGTTCTTCTTCTAAAACTCTTTCTTTTTCTTCCTGCTCGACCTTCTTTTGATATTCATCAATAATGCTGGCAGCTTCTTGTTTGGCGTAAACAGTTACAGGGTATTTGTTCTTCAGTGCTGGCACTTCATAAACAATTGAGTCAATCAAAGCATTAGTAATGGCATCATAATAAAACTTGAAGCCTGCTGGGTTTTGGGTGCCGTAGCTCTTTCTTCGCCAAAGTAAATAATCAACACCTTCAAAATTTGCATTATTCTGAAGCATGAGAATCAGACTAGCTGGCGTTTCGCCTTTATACTTTCCTTCGGAAAATTCTTTGTTAAATTCTATACTCACTCTATCCGCCTTAAATAAATAACTGTTGATTTCTTCATTGCGTTTGCGATGTGTGGCCCGTAAAGCTTTAACGTCAATTTATATAGACGCTCTGCGCTTCTACACTTGTCGTCACTGTCAACTTCGGTGTGATTATCAGCACCGTAATAAGCGCATAGTTCGCCAAGCTTCCCGACAATTACTCGATCAACAACCGCTAAACCTTCGACCATTTTAGTTTTTGAATTTTGGAGATACACTCGATCACCAATGGCAAGTTTCTTTGACCATGTAATCCCCAATCGAATCGTATTGAAGCGATCATCCATGCCTTGAAGTGGTGGTACAAAATCCAAAACGTAATGTTTCATAAGCAAAACCGCCCTAATAAAAATGTTATTTACACTTTTAGTTTAGGGCGGTTCGTCTAATACTCCTGAGAATTATTTATTGGACTTGGGTAAGAGCGCTTTCAATTGCTCCATGCCATTAGGTTCAGCGTTTAATTTGGCAACTAAATCTTTAACAAAGTATTTTTTGCCATCTGTCCAAGTTACGCGTGGCTTGTTGTATTCAACCCACCCACGTTTAATAAGCAAATCTAGGGTAGAGGCAACGTGATCGAAATAAGCTACATCTAATTCGTTGTACATCATGCGCAAGTTGCACTCTTGGAACGGGCGTGTAAATTTTGTTTTTACACACTGGACGGAAATGTTTTGCCCCACAAACTCTTTATCGCCAGTTTCACCTTTGTCCATAATCTTTTGACGACCAAGCGCTAAACGAGCTGAAGCGTAAAACTCCATCGCTTTTCCGCCTGGTGTAGTACGCGGGTCACCAAACATAACACCCGGCTTTAAACGCATTTGGTTCAAGTAAACAAACGTTGCGTTAAAGTCTTCAGCGTATTGGGCCATAGCTTTTAAAGTTGTCGATGTAACACGAGCCAAAGCAGTCGTGTCATTCATTGTGTATTCATCGATACCTTTTTCATTAACTGATTTAGGCATTGCAGCCGCAATTGAGTCGTACACAACCAAAATTGGCGCGTCGTCTGGAATAGCTTTAGACGCACGAATTAACTGACAGGCTTTTGCAGCAAGCGTGTTGCCTTCTTCCCATGTTTTAGGCTTCGCGTAGATCCAATAAGGACGTTCTGTAGTCAAGCCAAACCCTTCAGCTAAACCAACATCAAACGAGCGCTCCCAATCGATAAAGATTGCGCATCCGCCCATTTGCTGCGCTCGAACCATCCATTCTGTTGCGTCAGCTGTTTTACCAGTAGAAGGCTCACCAAACACCTCAATCATTCGACCAAATGGCAAACCGCCATCATACCGCCCTGAGATAATACGGTTTAGTTCAGGGTTACCCGTATCAATCCATTGAGTAACCGCTTGTCCAGTGTGGTTGTCACCAATTGTTTTGAATAATGCATCGTTTAAAGCGTCGATTTGTGATTGTGCTGTCATGTCTTTTGTCTCAATTAGTTTGGTTCGTTAGTGCTTGTTTGAACGGTTGAACAAAGTTGTCAATTACGTTCAGAATCGATGAGAAGTTCAGCTCGGCGCAGACATCAATAAACTTATCTAAGTCAAAGTTGCCTTTGTCGACTTCGAGTTGCTTCTTATCTAAGGGGTGTGGCTTGATTAGCTGCATGATTTGCATATTTCGGACGAAGAGTTTGCGACCTTGACCTTCATAAGCATCCATGTGCTTTTTGAGTTGTTTCTTGCATTCTTTCGCGTTGTCTTCTTCGCTTAGCGAATCGTCATGAACGTAATGGAACAAATCCTTCCACTGATTTTTCGTGTAAGGTGACATACCTTTCCACAATGAGCGTTGAGCTTTATTGGCTGGCTTAATTTCGCCACTGTCGCAACGTTTAATGAATTTCCCAACCGAACCATGTTCAGCAAGAAATAATGGCGCTGTGCCTTCACCAATTCCACCAACACCCGGAATACAGTCAGAAGAATCGCCTTGCAGCGCTTTGCCTTCTAAGAATGCAATCGGTGTTTTATAGCCAGTCTTTTCAACAAAATTTTCAAAGGTAATGACCTTCTCATTGTTTTTGTCGCGTAAGTCTTGCCAGCGCACACCACGACGTATGAGTTGAACCCAATCGACATCACCTGAAGCAAGTAAGATTTCTTGATCTGGCACGCTCATAATGCGATTTGTGAGAATCCCAGCTAAGTCATCTGCTTCGTGAATGTAAGAAAGAATTTGAGCAACGCCTAATGCAGACAGGGCCGCTTTGATAAACGGAATCTGAGCTTTGTAAGCCTCTTTATCTGCTATCTTTTCGGGTGTATCTGCAACACGCTTAATTTTGTATTCAGGGCAAAGGTCATAACGAAATTGAGCCTTTCCATCCCAAAGCACATAAATCGTTGCTAGTGGGTTACGGATACGCAATTCACGCACTGTACGCAAAAAACCGTACACCGCCTGAGTTTGCATTCCACCTGAAGACAATTTTGTTGCGTGATGAGCTGCGTAACCAATAGAGTTACCATCAATTAAAATAGTTAAGTGCGGCATATTGATACCCTCTGACAAAGAAGCCACCTTGCGGCGGCTTTCTTGTTGATTAACGGTTAAACCACAATGTCATCAACGCCGTCTAATAAAGCGTCGAGGTCGGTGTTAAGGTTAATCGGCGGCTGTTGAGCTGCTTGAGGTTGAGCAGGCTGAGTAACTTCGGTATACGAAATTTCTTCAGCAGTTTGACTGAAAGTTTGTTGCGGAGCGGTAGTGCCTACACCTAAAGCGGCTGCTGGTGTACGTGGCGTATCGCTGTTTTGAGATGGAGGTAATAAACCTACAACTTGCTGAACATGACCTAATGAGCGTTGTAAACGTTCATCATTTTCTTGCTGTACATATTCATCTAGGTTGTTAAGTTTTTCATATACCTGTGGTTGGATTTGTTTAGTGTCTGCATCTGGCAATACAGTGTATTTGGTATTCATACCTGAACCATTGCGGTTAATTACAATCACTTGCGAACCGTTAGGATCAAATAAACGACTACCCCATTTAGCCAATACATCGAAGATTGCGCTAAACACTGTTTTAGGAACTTCTAAGATTTGCGGGTCGTTAGGTCGATCAGAATCTAATGCCAAAACGTTCATTAAGTAAGTCTGACGTGAGCCACACTCTTTTAACGCTTCAACTTGAGCTTCTGTTGTAGCCATATTAGCAGCTTGTTTTAAAGCTCCGCAGATCGGGCAGTCCTTGCCATAAGTTTTATCTAAACAAACATAAGTAGACTGTAAGTCACCATTTGCATCTTTGATAAAGTGCATACCAAAGTCATGGAACCACACATCTTGCTTACCTTGTTTCCAACCCCACCCCGGAAGTAACACGAAACGATTTGACCCATCTTTAGGTTTGAGAGTTTTCTCACGCGAGCGAATAGCATTTTGCTTATTTGCTGCGGTTTCCATTAATTTTGCTGGGTCTAAAACGAATTGAGTCATGATACAATTTCCTTGAGTAGCTTTGCGTTGATTGCTTTGTTGCTTGATTGCTTGTCAGAACTCGGGAATCGCTTCATTTCGACGTGCTGCGATTCGCTTGTTCTGACGGGTAATAGTATAGTCAGTACTGACTGATCTTTTCAATAGAATTTATTGGGTATGTGTACGATTTAATGCGCGGTTAGCATTATCTAACGCAGCCATTGAATGATCATCATGGTTCTGCGCGCTAAGCGTTCTAACCTGTCCTTGATACTCTGCGCGTAGACTAGAGCCGCGTTGAATTAACATGTCACGACGATGAACAAGCGCAAACACATTACCTTTCAAAATGTTGGCATATTGAGAGGCTGTAGCGTGTACGTCGTAAGCCAATTCCCACATTGCATCACGGCGAATATACGCATCAATAAGGCGCTCTGTTGGTTTCTCTCCTTTCTTAATAAGTGCCTTGCGGTAAACCTGAAATAACGTAGCTTCAACATGGTCAAGCTGGCGTTTAGCCAATGCCTGTTGATGATCTGCCAACGCCTGCTGCGCTGACCAGTAAGACATTAAGGAAGGTTGGTTCGTCATACACTGATCAATCGTGGCGTCAGAAATAGCTGTTTCTAACTGGAATGCACGAACATCAGGTTTATACTTCAGATTCTCTAAAGTGATGCCTAACGTTCCGCTGTATCCCGACGCTGAGGCTTGTTGACCCACTGTTGGTGTTTTTGGCGCAGGAACCGAAGTAGTAGGTTCAGGAGCTTTAGGAGCAGCTGTGACAGGTGGTACGACGCTAGGATTAGCAGGAGCGGTGGATGCAGTAGCAGTGGTCGAAGAAAAAATTTGCTCAACAACTTCTTGATCGTGATCATTGTCCACCTTTTCCGGCACTGGTGGTTGTAGGTTTGTTTGTTGAGGTGGTGGAGGGGTTTGAGTTTCTGGATCTAACTCAACTTTTCCTTCAGCTTGTTTGAGCATTCCACCAACATTCATATTCGCAAACATTGCATGAGGCGTTTGCGCTTCAGCTGGCGGTGGAGTAGTGACGGTTGGTTGCGCAGGTGCTTCAGTAACTACTTGCGGCTGAGGGGTAGGGGTAGCTACAGGTTGTTGAACCGCTTGAACTTGTGGCTCTGGTGCGGGAGCTGGCGTTGGTTGAGCAGCTATGCTTGCAGTGCTTTCGCCCAGCATGTCTAATTCTTGAAATAGCTCTTCTAAATCTGCTTCGCTTGTGAAATCTTGCACTTGAGTTGTCATAATTACCTCTACATTAAAAATAAGGTGTCACTATAAAATCATTGAAAGAAAAGTCAATCAGTCATGACTGACTTCTCCAATAAATCAACTTAATACTTCTGCTACTTTTTCGAAGGCTAAAGTAAGGTCTGGTAGTTTTGAAGGGTCAAAGGGTAGTTGTGCAGGACTAATGCCACAGACAATAGTTGCGTCAAGGTTAGTGTCATAAACAGCGGTCGCATTTAACTCTGAAATGCCGCCCTTAACACTAGGCAAAAACTTCTTGGCCACACTAGAGCCTAGCGCAACAATAATGCTTGGCTTAACAAGATTAATCTCTTCTTCCAAGTACTTACTACAATTATTAATTTGTGAGTTAGAAAGGAATTTATCTGACTTACGCGCCTTCACCATCGTAGTGTAGTAACCGTCGTTTGGATTTAGTCCAGCGTCTCTGATTGCTTGCTTCAAATACGTTGAGACATCACCTACCATAAGCTTATCTTGCTTGTCCTCATCAACATTTGGACAATCTGTGACGACCATAAACTTAACTTTGTTACCACAACGCATGACTGGATGCTTTTTACCTTTCAAATCGCAGCCATCACACTGTTTGTATTCCTGAGCCACCATGATGATGCGACTCTTTAAGTGATTTTCGCTTAGATCAGCAACTCGGTCAGCCTTCACCGTATCGATGACAATTCCGGGCAATAAGTCCATTTGAGCTTTGCGTCGGTCGATGTGTCGAGCGGGTAATTGTGATGGCTCTACGCTCGCTAAAGCGCCAATCGCATTAAGAGACTCAACGACTTTTGAGTTTACCTTAGTTTTAGGCTGTGCTGCTGCTTCTTGGAACTCGAACAAGCTATCAAAGCGACCTTTAATTGGCGCATCGTCGTCATAACCATAAACAGGCGTTTTCTCTTCATTGCGTTTGTACTTAACAATCTTCATATCGCGGTTCTTTTCGCGTAGCTTCACGATAGCGCGTGCCGTCGTCTCTGATACGCCCTTAACAGCGTTAAACGGTGCAAGAATATTGTGATTGTCTAAGATGGTGTAACGGTCAGAAGAAAGGTTAATGTCTGGCGGTAAAACTTCGATACCGCATTCGCGAGCATCCTTCACCAAACCTTTCAATTTATCCTCATCTACGATTGATAAAGATGCAGCAAAATATTCAGCTGGATAGTGGACGCGAACATAAGCACACCATACAGAAATGATTGAATACTCAACTGAGTGAGATTTGTTGAAACCATAGCCAGCAAAGGCTTCGATCTTATCAAAAATTCGTCCAGCCTCTCCTGGTTCTACTCCTGATTTTGCAACTGCGCCGTCAATGAACTTTTGACGCATCTTGTTCATTTCGTCGACGTTCTTTTTACCCATCGCTTTACGGAGTTTGTCCGCTTCAGCGTTTGTAAAACCTGCAAAGTCCACAGAGACTTTCATTACCTGTTCTTGATAGATAATGACGCCTAAAGTGTCTTTGAGTGCGTCAATCATATTTGGATGATCGTAGCTGACTGAACGCATACCTTGACGGGTTGCAACGTAATCGTCTAAAAGTCCTGAATCCATAGGCCCCGGACGATACAAAGCGGTTGCAGCTGAAATATCATCAAAGGTCATTGAGCCACCCTTTGCGATATCTTTTAGCAGCTGTTTCATACCACCTGATTCGAACTGGAAAACGCCTGTAGTATTACCGTTTGCAAACGCTTGCAAGGTCTTAGCATCATCTAAAGGAATTTCTAAGTAGTTTAGATAGATGCCATGACGTTCTTTGATGTAGTCACGGGCAATATTAAGCGTGTCTAAGGTGGACAAACCCAGTAAGTCCATTTTTACTAAGCCACAGTCTTCAACCACTCGCTTATCCCAGTTTACGACCGTGCCTTCAGATCGACGCTCCAAAACAGCACGGTTCACAATTGGTTCACCCGCTACAACAATACCGGCAGCGTGTTGACCGAACGACTTCATTGTTCCCGCCAATTTAACAGCATGCTTCCAAATTTCAGGATGCGCTTTTTTAAATTTGTCTAATTCAGGAACCGCTTTAGCTGACTCTTCAAGCGACATTGTTTGACCGTGATCTTTAAGCACGAATTTAGACGCCGTTAATTCAAGAGGTGTTAAACCGCTTAAACGACCGACATCACGTAATGCTGAAGCCGAAGCTAATGTTGAGTAGTTGGAAATACCCGCAACGTATTCTTTCCCGTATTTATCAATGAGGTATTCAACAACTTTGTGACGACGCGAAGAGGCAAAGTCAAGGTCAGCATCGGGCAAATCTAGTCGCTCAGGGTTAATAAAACGCTCGAAGATCAAACCAAAGCGAATAGGGTCTACGTCCGTGATGCCAATAAGGTAAGCAACCAATGAACCACCAACCGAACCACGACCGGGTCCTACAATTACACCGTTGTTCTTGGCCCACGTTACAAGATCCTCAACCATTAAGAAGTAGGACTCAAAACCCATATTTTTGAGCGTTCTTAACTCATAGCCTAAGCGATCTTTATAATCAGTATCGAGTTGCTGTTTAGTGGGCAAATAGCCTAAGACGGGTTTGCTAAATCGTTTTTTCCAGCCCGCTACACACAAATCGCATAACTTCTTGAACTCATCGTCTGCTAATTTTGGAAGAGAAATTGATTGTTTTTCAAACTTGTACTGGCACTTTTGAACAATCTCATCGCAATTTTTGATACCTGTAGACCAAATTGCTGTTACGGCTTTTGGATCTAACATGGTTCGATTGAACTTAACACCGCGTGCGATTGCTGCCTTTGTGCGGTCGATAATTACATTTGGGCCAACGAATGCAAATTCTTTAACATACTGACGACTACGGAAAGAGGCATCTAATTGCGTGTTTGTAGCAATCGCACTCATTACATCCATCGTATTCGCGTCTGCGTTATCTGAATAGCGAAAAGGGTAGGTGACAAGAGGTTTGTAACCCATTGTGCTGACAAGCTCAATTGCACGCTTATTCATCTTGTCAAACAATGGTGTGTTTATAGGGCACAGCTCTGCGTAGAAATCATCGCCAAAGGTAGACTTTAATTGACGTGCAATCTTTTCGTAGTTCGGATGACTAAACATACCGAACATATCGCCCGTCGTAACAATCACATCCTCTAGCTCGAGAAGGTCTTTAAGGCATGAACGAGGATTGTAATAGAATCGCTCTGGAGTATTCGCTTCGGTTAATAGCCTAAGCAACCCTTTGAATCCCACCTCGGTTTTCGCGAAAACCTTACAAATGAACCACGGGTTTTCTTTAGGAATCTCTTGTGATGTTCTTGAAGGTCGACGATAGGTAGGGTCGTCATAAACTCGCACACGAACGCCAGTTATAGGTTTGATACCTTCTTTCTCAGCCTTGTATGTGAATTGAATAAGCGCATGAACGCTCATGTCATCAACCACAGCGACCGATTGATAACCCAGCTCCTTTGCTTTCTCAATAATATGGTCAACCTGAAGCATAGATTGACCAATCGAGAAGTCAGATTGTACGGAAAGGGCATGATTAATGTTCATTATGTTCCTTTATCTGTTTAACAGGTAAAAATTAATTAGATTCAAATAACTTAGGATTAGCTACGAGTTTCGATTCAGTCTCGATGGCAATCTCAAATGCTAGAAAAATTTTGAAAGCTAAAGACGTGTGACTGCCAGCTGTGCCGTCAGACCACTCTAGGCGGTTCATATAAGCTGATTTCAACTCTGCGCGAGTTACACCGCCTTTGATCAATAGCTCAATTAGAATTGCGAGCCACTTTGGGCCAGTCTTTTCGAGTGGATTGTTGCCAGCTGTAAGGTCTTTCTTGATACGGTCGACTAAACCAGTCTTACAAAGCTGTACCGCGAATGACTGAGCTTTAACAGGCAGTTCAGCAATCAAGGTGTTTTGATCGTCGCTTAATTTAAATTCGACTTTCTCAACTTTAGTTTTGCGAGCAACCTTCATATCAGGCATTGGCATTTCTCTGCGCTCAGCCTCTTTTTCGATTTTCTCTTGTTTCATTCGCGCTTCGATACGTTCTTTAACTTCGCGTTTAGCCTTTTCATGTTTCTTTAAATAGTCCTCAACGTTAATTACGCCTTTGATGCGGTTTAACGTCTCACTAACCGCTGGAATGCATTGCTCAAACGCTGGACATTCTTTACAGACTGCGCTGTCGCTAGAAAAGCAGGAAACTGCGCCAAAGCAAGCGGGCGCATTCAATGCAGCTTTCTTAGATTCATTTTCATGTGTCATTAATTCGCTCTCTTTTGCGCATACAGCGCTTTTTAACCGTTAGACTGATATTCGTTAGCTTTTTGTCTAAAACGTCACATAAGCTCATTGCTAAGCAATTTGCGGATCTCTTTTGCAGCTTCATCGACAAGGACTTGTTCTCGATTAGTCTTTGCAGTTCGCTTTACACAGCGCACAATAAACGCAAGATTTAGAGGCTTTACCATCGCTTTGTAGTGGGAGCTATGAAACTGAAGCGCAAACTCACGCTTGGCATATTGGGCCTCGTATTCGCGCTCAAATTCAGGATGTGGGTGTATTACTTGCTTGAGCAATTCAAGGGCCAAAGGACTCAGTTGCGTTTGCACATAACTGAGGAGGTTTGACAGATCCGCTTGCTCAAATGAGTTCTCTTGCTCAACATCTAAAAAGCCATCCGCGTCTACCGGTTCGCCTTCATCACTGTTGGCAAGATCAAAGAAGGAGACAGTGTTAATCGACCGATCTCCAACAGCATTTTCTATAATGCGATTGATGCGGTTATAAGCCGCCTTCACGAAATAGGTTGAAAAGCGGTAGTTTTGCTTCTCATCAAAGCCTTTGATCGCCTTCACAAATACTTCAAACAGAATGTTGTGAATGTCTTCGCCATCTTGAAGGTCGATCGGAACTTGCATCCCTGCATTTTGCATATTGGCAACACGTTTTAAGATATTGCTAGTTACTTTATTGATTAAGCCAACATGCTCTTTGTAGAGTTCGTTAATTGATTTATCCATGCCGCTATCTCCCTAAAGAAGTGTTCGGATTTACCCGAACACTCGTTGCGCAATGCCTTTAACAACCTCAACATCACGGGAAGATTGCTTGTTGGTATAAGCCAAAGCGATACCTTTATTCATCGAACCGCGAAGTACGCTAAGTTTTGCCGCATAGATCAATGAACGAAGAGAGATAGTGTCGCTTACTTCTTTATTGCTATAAGCAGCACGCACTTTGGTGGCAAATTCGACAAGGTTTTTCGCATCTTCAGGGTCAACCTGAGTGTGGCGAACGATAGCGGCAATCTCATCTTGTTTAGACATGTAATGTTTTTCCATCACGATGCCGAAACGGTCGTAGTTTGCGCTGTTTTGAATTGTTGTGCCTGAATACAAGCCTGACTCATCACCCGTGCCGTTCGTGTTACCAGTAGCGCAGAAACGGAAATTTGGATGAGGTTTGATGATGCGGTTGTCGATATCAGCCTCTTTGATGTTAAGCGGCTTACCTTCCATCACAGCTTGATAAACTGACAATACACTTGGTTGAGCAAAGTCATATTCGTCTGCTAAATAAATCCAACCGTATTTCATCGCTAAAGCTAATGGCCCAAGCTGGAAAGTCATCGTACCGTTAGTAACTGTCCATTGACCGACAATATGAGCCTCTTCAGTGTTTGCTGTATGTTGAATACGCACAATTGGACGACCAGTACGAGCAGCAACTTGATCGATGAGTTCAGTTTTACCAGTACCTTTGTGTCCAAAAACATAGAAAGGGATATTCAATTCAAGCGCAATCAAAACGTTTTTCAGAATTTCAGGCTCATAAACGTAAGTATCGTTTACTTCAGGCACCATATCTGGCGAAGAAGAGTTTTCAATACAAGTTACATTTAAAGCTTCACCTTGAGCATTTTTACCTTCAGGGCCTTGAATGTTGAAAAGTTCGTGCAATTTACGGGCAACAACTGTGTCTTTTGGCGCGAAAGAACCCGGCTTTGAAATGACAGCACTGCTTACGGGAGCCGCTGATTGCGCTTGCTCTTGTTGAGCCTTTTTCTTTTCTGCTTCTTTGATTTTGGCGCGCTCAATCATCGCAGGAGAATAAATTGGCGCTTGTGGATACTGACTTTTATATTGCTCAATAGTCACCGTTGGGTGATCACTTTTAAGATGATGTGCAATTGAGTGTGCTTGCCCTTTACAAAGCATACATGTGATTGTTTCGTTTGCTGTTACTGACATTTTGTAAATCTCACAAAGATAAAACTAGACTAATTACTGTCTTTAGAATATGCGTAAATAATACTAATAACTCTCAGGAAAAGATAGTCAGTACTGACTGATTATTTAAATAACCCCAACTGACTATCTTTGCCATTGTTTACTTGAGTAATAGGGCGCGAAGCTCACCAATCACTGTATGCGGTAAGTCTGCCACAGATTTTAATGCGACATTTTTAGGATAGAATTGTTTTACAGAGTCGGTATCGATACCAATTCCGATAACTTCAAATCCTGAACGTGTTAGGTCAGCAACGGTTGCTTTGAGGTGTTTGTTCAATGTTGGAGTTGGGCCATGACCATTAGGATTACCATCACTTAAAACCATAATGATTTTACGCGCCTCTTTACGCTGACTAAGGCGCTGGGCTGCAATTTGAAGACATTCACCATCAACATTCGTATTGAAGAAAGTAGCGTGAGGAAGCCATGCAAAACGGTTGCGGTTATCAAGCGTCAATCGTTCTGTAAACCCTTTGATAATTGGCATGTACAGACCTTCCATTCGCGAATAGTAAACTTCCTTCCCGTTGTGATTAAAGCTACGTGCGTTTTTGTTATGTTCTTCGCCGTGCTTGGTAGTAAACCCAATTACTTCATGAACAATATTGATCCGATCTAACACGCTAGACATAGCATAAGAAGCTTGTGCGGCTGTGTGAATACGCTTACCCCTCATTGAGCCAGAGCAGTCAATCAGTAAAGTCACTGCGACATCTTTCGAGCGGTTTTCCTGCTTGCGACGGAAAATTCGTTCATCTTTGATGGCAAGTCGAGAAAGGGAGGCTTGATTGATTTTGCCGCGTCGTAATCCATTCTCCCAAACAGCAGCAGATCTAGCAGCCATAAGACGCTCAAGGTCTTTTTGGATCGTACCTGTAACTTGCTTAGTTGCCGTGTCTAATTCGTCCATAAACGATTGTTTAAAGCCGCGTCCGACACTTAGCGTTTCGATCTCATCGTGTTTATTCGTGTACACAAGATAAGGCGCATCGCATGCAAAATCTTTGGCTTCATTACTTAGCTGAACCGCAAATGCCGAGTCAAAGTCATTTGCAGACTCTTTGTCGATTTCTCCTAGAATAGAATCTGCATCAAGGTTGAGCTTGTGATTTACATCCTTCTTTTCTTCCCCTTTCTGAGCGTCGCCGTCGCCAGACTCGTCGCCTGCATCACGGTCGCTCGTACCATTCGATTTGTCAGACTTATTTTTGTGGCGTTCACCTTTATCGTCTGATTCGGCATTATCGTCTGCATCTTGAGGTTTGTTGCCTTTACCGCCCTTTCCTTGACTCTCTTTGCCCTCAGCATCACCTGAAGAGTCTCCGGCACCATCAGACTCACCATCGCCTTCAGAGCCTCCGCCGCTTGAGCCATCTTGCTGTTCTTGCTCGTCGTCAGATTGTCCATTCCCTTGTTGCTCACAATCTTCGTTCTCCTGGTCTTGATTGTCCTGTTTTTCCTCTTCTGGATTTTTTAAAGCTTCATAGATTTCTTTAGCTAAGCGAACCGCGTCCTTTGACGACTGCATTGCTTGCAGCGGCGGTGCAAGGTGTTTGATAGCCGCGTGTATGTTTGGCAACAAATGCATCTTGTCGCGCATATAAAACTCAAAAGTCGATTGACCTGAAAGGCTACGAAGATAAGGTGTTGCCAAGATGCCCATCACCTTTGTTTCATCTACGTCAGGCTGGGCCATTACTTCTTTAAATTTTGGAGTAATCATTTCCTCCAAAAAGAAATGTGCCGTATGGTCAAGGTTAGAACCTGAACCCTTGAAGCGTTGAGCCATACATTTTTCAATACGGGCATCTTCTAATATGTTTGTTAAGCCCTTTAACATCGGGTTGCGAATAGCTAATGCTTTGAAGTCAGAAAAAAGAATGTGCCCAACCTCATGATCTAAGAATCCTTGAATTGCTTGAATGAGTTCTTCAGATGCATTATCAGGAAGGTAAGGAAGGTTTACAGCAACGGGAATACCTTCACTATTCGATCTCACATAGGCGTCCATACCTATTTGAGTTACTTCAATTTTTTTCTCGATGAGTGCATTAGTAATAGCTACTATAGCTTTGCGCAAATTTGCAATACGGTTATTCATATACGACCCTTATCAAATTCAATCAGTACTGACTGATTATTAATGACCGTATTATGACTTTTTAGAAGTGGAGTGTATAGAGGTTTGTGAGGCTTAAAAAAGCTTAAGCAAGAGGGCGACTTTATAACCGCCTCATTCTTGCTAACAGCGGAAAAGATATTCTTATAAAAATTATGGATTTACCACGCGCACTATACTTGTAGGCGCACAGGTATTAACTACCTCAATTGCACCGAAATTCAGATGGTTATAGCGTTTCACGGTATAGAAGCCGTCATCTAATAAGGTTTGACTACCTTCCGTTTTTTCTAAAAGTTCAGCAAGTTCGTCCAAATCTACACTTTGGAATTGTTCATTCAATGTCACAGTCATTTATATCACCATTCTGATTTATAAAGATTTTGAAGAGGCTATTAATATACGTCTCATCATTTCAGCCCCGTATATTATAGTTACGGTTCGATCAAAAGCTTTTAATAAAATCAGTCAGAAGTGACTGTTTGAACATTTATAAGCCAGTTGTTGTATGTATTCATTCATTTCTCCTCATTTGATAATTACAAAACATTTCGTTCGTTAAGTTTTGTAAGTTAAGTTAAGTTTATATAACCTGTTAAAATTTATGCAGATTATATAAACAGTTAATTTTAAAATGTTAATTTTGGAGTTTCTAGCACTGCCAAAAATTAGTTTTTTCCTATTTTTGAATAAAAAAAATAACAAAAAATCTGGAAAAAATTAGCCCAATCAATCGAATACGCTTTGCATTCGCGGCCTCTAGTTTGTAAACTTGGGCGTATATAATTCACGAGTGACTGATTTTTTCTATAAAATTAGTCCCCCACCACCTATAATAGTGCTGTAATTCAAAATCAGTCAGTTCTGAGTAAATATAGAATCTCATGTTCTGGATTATTACAAACTGAATTGCAACTCATCATAGGAAAAATTTAACTCTGTATTTGGAGAGGCAAATGGCCAAAAATCGCAACAATATGACTGTGGCAGAATTTCTCACCGACCTGATCGATAATTCTCCAAAGAGCCAGCGTGAGATTGCTGAGGAAATTGGCTTCAAACGTCCTAACGTACTATCAATGATCAAGAGCGGCGAAACTCGCTTGCCTATTGATAAGATCAAGCCGACTGCTTTGGCTCTAGGCGAAAACCCTACTCGCTTTCTTGTGCGCGTTCTAACTGAATACATGCCTGATTTAATCGATGTGATTGAAAGTATCACTAACCAAACCCCTTTAACACCAAACGAGGTTAACATCATTAAAGTGCTTCGCAGTACGACTAAGGAAGACCCTAATCTGTACGGTGATACGCATGATAAGTTTGTTGAGCTTGCTAAGGAAATGGAAGCAGAAACGATCAAGCATCGTGATGAAATGGAGTCCCAAAAAGAAAATGCATACTTGGGCAAAAACGACCTGTAAAACAGCGCCTAGCCCAATATTTGCTCTCTCATTAAATGCCCGCTTATAGTCGGGCATTATTTTTTTGTTTTCAATCATTTGGCAATCTATATCCATATTCACTTCCTCTTACTTTTCGAAACTTGAAAACGTTACACAATCAAGTTAAGCATAGCTTACCAATTAAATCCATAGTCGAAAATACCCCTTTGAATATAAAGATCTGTCTACGTCAGATGATGACGCACTTTGATTGCTTCGTCCAGAAAAAATATAATAAAATGTATCTTTTATTACATTTTTTATTTTTCAGCCTGTGGTAGACTATTTTCTTATCCTTTTCCATTTTGGAAAAATGTAATAAAAAATTATTTGGTCTACTTATGGCAAGAACAACAACCGGAAAGGCCCCGTATATCTCGGAAGATGATTTAGAAGTAACATTGGCCACTCAAAAGGGCGTCAATGCATTAAGAAACAAATGTGTTTTGTATTTTTCTCATTTTCTAGGTTTGCGAGCCAAAGAATTATCAATGTTGACCGTTGGTGATGTGTATGACATTAGAAAGGATAAACTAAAAGATATTGTCCGATTACTTGGCAAAATTACGAAAGGCAATAAGTATCGGGAAGTCTTTTTAGTCAATCCAATTGCAAGAGATTTAATCGAAGAATACATAAAAAAGGAACGACCCAAAGACCCCAATGCGCCATTATTTTTATCTCAGAAGGGTGGTCCATTCTCTCCAAACACCATGTGTACGATGATAAATAACTGCTATAAAAAAGCAGGCATTCACGCAACCAGCCATTCAGGAAGACGTTCATTTGCAACGCGTTTAATACGAAAGGGCGGGGATATCTACTCTATTCAACAACTTATGGGCCACAGCTCAATCCTTACAACTCAAAAGTACTTTGCATCCGACCCTGAGTTACTTCGCAGTATTGCCGAGAAACTTAACGACTAGCCGTATTACCGTAATATCATGTGTGTGTATGGGCGTATGGTAATACGGTAATATGATCTAATGGTGTTTTACAAATACAGTACATGAACTTTATAACAAATGGTCTTGTTTTCTAGTGCGTCTAGTTTACAACGCCTGTTCTGTTTACTAGAATGTTTCTGTTTTATAGGCGTTTATGCCAACTTAACTAAGGAAATTTTGATGATTATCGTGTACGCCAATACAAAAGGCGGCGTGAGCAAAACAACTCTAGCCACATCTACCGTGGCCGCGCTGCACCAAAAAGGTAACACTGTTATCGGTATTGACCTAGATGCTAACAAAGGCTCTTTCGAATGGAGCCAAGCAAGAGAAGCCGAAAACGAAGTAGAAAACGGTAAATTCTTTCATTTAACTGGAAATATTGAAGAAGAAGCTCGTCGTCTAAACGAGGAATACGAGTACGTTGTAATTGACACTCCCGGATATGACTCGGCTGAAATGCGTTCGGCTTTATTGGCGGCTGATGTAATTGTTGCCCCTTTAAAAGTTGGAGCTCAAGATCTCAAAGGTCTTTATACGCTGTTGGATCTGGTTGATTTAATTAACGAAGAAGTGCGTTTGCCTTCTAACGAAAAGCCAATCGTAGTACATCCAGTAATTACTCAAGCGCCTGCGGCAGACAACTCGGTTGATCTACGCGACACATTAAAGGCCCTTGAAGCTATCGAGAATGAAGCCCCACGTTTACAAACCATTATGCGTTTACGCATGCCATATAGCCGTGCTTATCGAAACAACATCGGCATTACCGAAATGGAAGTAGACGTAAACAACCGCATTGCAATCAAAGAATTTGAACAGTTACTTGAGGAGATTATTGAAAATGGCAAACGATAAGAACGCACCATTGCCTACGCGTACACCTCGCAATAACGACGCTAAAGAAGCAATTTTGAACTCTGCACCTGTAGCAGCTCAGCCTCAAACTCAAGCACCAAAAGCCGTTGAAGTGGAAGAGGAAGTGGTTGAAGTTCAGCAAAAAGCAGCTGAAGCGACTAACTTTTTAAATGACGTTGCACCGTGGCGCCAAAGAACAACAATGTCAGAAGAGGAGTTGATGATTGCTACTCAAAAATTTTCAGCAAACTTACCCGCTGAATTGTTTTTAAGACTCAAGTTTATTGTTGCGATCGAACAGCTAAGCAGTCCTAAGAAAGTCGACATGACTCAAATCGTGACTAAAGCGTTAATGGAAAGCACAGAAAAAACCCTCAAAAAAATGGGTTATAAAGTCTAAAAAAAATAAAGGCCCTGAACAATGCAGGGCCTTTTAAACTTTCAAACGCAGAATGAATTATTAATTTAAGTTTAATATTTTAAAGCATTTATGTGATTAAGTTAATACTAAAACAACTTATTGCCATCAATTCGACCTTTTTTAATCCAGAACTCTTTATTTGCTCTAACAAATTCATCTTCATTAAATAGGCGATTAACCCATTCTGAAAAGAATTTGTAATCGTCAGAATATGAGCCAGTTATGTCATGATAAGCCATAGGCAATTTGACAGTAATATTGGTGCCTTCTCGCTCATATCTAATATGAACAATCGGCGAGGTAGTAAGTGGAGTCTTAGCGCTTATTTCAACTAAGATGCCGCCATCTACATGATTTTGAATAAGTGAATACTCAGCCTTAAATACTAGCCCGTAAGCCGTTACCAACTGACGGGCCGCAGCTAGAACGTCCAATCTGATTTGCAGCATTTGGGTTACCGTAAGCTCATTATCTCAGATCTATTTCTAGCACTTTTTAGCCGATTGCTATAGATACATTACAAAATCAACGTCAATTTCGTCCGCAATTAATCGCGAGTACCCGGATAACAACTCACGCCATGTTTTACCAAAAGCGCGGTAAATTTCAGACTCAAGATCATCTAATCGGACATGTTGGCCATCTTCTACTTTCCAGAAGGCATTTATTGTCCGTGAACTCGGCACCAATGAATTAATAATACTCGTTGCCAGCGCTGACTTAGGGCATCCTCTAATAGCTTGTTGGTATGACATGTTTTCGATTTGAAATGCCGAATAACCGATTTCCATACCAAATAAGAAAGCGTGCTGATAAGTCTGATCAAGTTTTTGCAAACCTTCTTTTAATTCACTCATAAGCATGTGAGCGTCGCAAGGTTCAATATAATTTCTCAAAGGTGACGTTAAAACGTTTTCAAGCTCTGCAAACTGTACCTGACGCACAAGATAATTAATATCTCGATCAATATCCACTTCAGGAAAATCAGATTTTATGAGTGTTCTGAATGCCAAAAATTGTGCTGGAATGACGCTATCTACATCTGAAGTCCACATATCTGTTTTTGAAATTAATGAATTTTCTAGTCTTGGCAAAACGCCTGGTACATCTTTTAAAAGCATGAAAAAACTCCATGTGCCTACATGGAGTTAAGTATAGATAGAGAGTGCTGATAAACTTGGAACTTTTTACTTAGGCTAATTAAACTGCCTTAGCTTTTCCCATATTTTCAAGCGCCTTTTTAACATGCGTCATAACTGTATCTGAAACATGTTTTAAGTCAGATACATTGTTAAATGATGAAAACACCATGTCACAAGAGCCGTCCGTTGTAGACTCTCTTAACCAGCCTTGTTCAACTTCAAGCATTGATGTCATACGATCTGTGAGATCAGTAAGTTCGCTGGCTTTAGCCGCTTGAATGCGGTTCATAAAGCGCTCTGCCTGTATGCTTGGGCTTATGTCCAAGTAAATAGACAGATAGCGCATTTCATTGCCTTTAAGGTATTTCGTGAGCTTACGACGACCTACAGGCTCAATTACCACAAGCGAATCAAACGGCGCATCCATTGCTTGAATGATTTCTTTTTTACGCACTCCGTACATTGCACCGCCATGCATATTAAACTCAATGAACTCATCCTTATCGATGGCATTCTTGAACTGCTCTTGCGTTAGAAAGTGGTAGTGAACACCGTTCTTTTCGCCTTCACGCGGTTGTCGCGTTGTGCAGGTTACAATACGGCCAAAACCACAATTTTGAATCAAGTGATTGGCTAGAGTTGATTTGCCAGCGCACGTTTTTCCTGAAATTACTAAAATCATATTTTTATCCTTTAGTCGCGATCTAGGCATTTCCAGCCATTGAAGGTAATGCTTGAGTAAGGCTTACAATCATCAAACTCGTAATAATCGTATTCAGGGCCGGAAGATGTAATCTTCTTTTTTTTGGCTGAACTACTCACATACGAAGTACGGGCTGGCGTTGTAGGTTTTGTCACAGCTGGCTTAGGTTTGCTAACTGTAGGTCGATAGCTTGTTCGCACTGGCGTTGTTGAAACTGAGCGAATTGTCGAAGGTCGCGAAACCGAAACAGAACGCGCTGAAGATACCGAAGAAGAACGAGCCGCAACCGCTGCATGTGTAGAAGGTGCAAAAGTTGCAATTCCCGCTGCTGCCAATACTGCAGTTAGAACTACCGCCAAAGCAGATTTGTGTTTCCCTTGTATTTTTCCCATTGTTATTAACCTACCTGTACGTTTTTAATAGCGTTATCGAACTGCTCATAAATGCGTGCTAAGTCGTCTGCAACTGTTTTATCTAAGCGATAGCAAGCTTCAACCATACGCGGCAAGAACAGCGAATAATTAGAGCTACTAGCAGAAGGTTTTAAAACTGAGTTTGAACGTACCGTAATGATGCGACCAATCCAGTCATTAGGGTTTGCATCCACTTCATCACGTAATTTTTCATTCTTAATGGCAACGTCTACAATTAATTGACCACATGCAGATTTACAATTTAACGCCCCTGCCCGCCCTTCATTTTTCGAGCCAGTCTTGCCTTCATTGATAGCAACAACTTCTAACTCACAGTCAGCCTCAAGCTTTAATTTGATTTGCTCTTTGCTTGTGCTGTCCTTCCAGATTGCTGTTGAATTTTTGATGACTGTTCCCTCCTTCCCTTTTAGGAGAAGTTCTTCACAGTGCTTATATGCATCGCTTAGGCTATTTACAATGCGCGTCTCAATGATGCGAATATTATTGCCAGCCTTCACCATGTTGAATAATGTGCGGAAACGATTTGCGTACGGCGCTTTAAACACGCCCTTTGGCACAATGGCTTCTAACGGGATAAGATCCCACACTTTGTAAATCGGTCGCTCATTTTCACCAAACTTACCGCCCTTCAGAACGCTATTAAGAATGCCGTTGCCGATCTCACGTGGAAGCTCTACGCCGTCACGCTCAACTAGAAGTTCACCGTGATACTGGAAGTTAGGTTGAAGTAACAACTCCGCTTCTTCTATGATGGCTTGGAACTCTTCCATAGGGAATTGTGAGCCTTGACGCGAAACGAATGAAAGCGACTCACCGATGACCTTATTGCCGTTCGCGTACATTCCATCTGCCTTCTCTTGTGAGAAAACGCCCTTGTCCCATGTCCACGTGTCAAATTTTGCATCTTTGGGCAAAGAACAACGTTGATAAGGAAATTCAGGAATTAAGCCTTTGCACGCTTTGTTGATTGTTGATTCACTAAAGCCCGCGCGTAAGTCTTTACGCAAAATTCGAATAAATAGATCGCCTGACTTTTCGCTCAATTGGGCCAACTGACAACGAATCGCTTCACGTGCCGCATTACCTGTAAGCTCACGCTTTTCTAATGCGTATATGATTTCTAAGGTGTCTGCTTCATCAAACCACAATTCGCCAGTGCCCTTCGCGTCTTTTTCAGGAAGCACACCAAAAATACGGAATGGGTTGTAAGCAAGCGAACAAACCTCTTTAAACAAAGGATTGCTTATATAGTGGCTCACCATTTCCAATTTTTTATTTTTAGAACTTTCTTCAGCTATTTCATTAAGCGCCTGACATGCAAGGTCACTGTTAAACGTTTGCGTTAAAACTGGCTCCAAAGTTGCCATTTGTTACTCCAAATTTTAGAACGACCCGTCAGAAACGGGCCATGTAATCACGCTTAATGCGCTCTACGCTTGAAACTTTCTGCTGAGCTATCAACTCAACACCTTTTGCCAAATCAGCAACGATTGCTGCGATTTGCGCATCGTCTAAATGGTTTATTGCTGCAAACATTCCCAACTCATCGCCTATAACGCTTTTGAGTGCATTGATAATGTCTTCTTGCTTGACGCCTGTTATTCGCTTAACCTCAGCAACATGGCGACTAATACAGTTAGATAAATCAGCCATAAATTACCTTTATTTATTAATTAAGCGTTTGATAGTTGTCGCTTTGCTTTTGCAATATCTATTAATGACATCCCTTTACTAACAGTCAGTACTGACTGATCTGTTTGTGATGATAAAGGTTTATCGCTGGAATTTAAAGCGGATTGTTTATTTTCCTCTTGATATTCCTTTGCAACTCGGCTGTTGATTGCATCAGCTATGCTGCCAACTTCAAACGGATTAGATGGTTCAACGGGTTTTACAGACGGCTTTTTGATATCGTTTTTAATCGCAATTTCAGAAATTTTAATACCGTACTGAGCTGCGTTGTAACGTGTATTTTGGCGCATCTTAACTCGGTTGATGTAGTAAATCGCCACACCTTTACGCTTCTCTTCTTGATGCATGGTCAATGCCTGACAAACGTTATTGCATATCGCAGCAGAGCAACCATACTCTACAGATGGAAGTGATTTACCTTCTTCTATCTCGCGTATGCGGTTTAAACACGAGGCATAAGCTGGTCGATACCCTGAAGCGCCGCAATGCTCAAGATAATAAGCGTTCCCGCCCTGCGCTGAAGCCTCAATGGGATAAATCGCTGTATCCACAAAAGGCACTGTTTCTATACGATTTTTCATTTATTACTCTTTGCTTGTTTCGTTAAGCTCATTTTAGAGTTAGCGACTTGGGGTTTAAATGAACTAGATGTGATTGCCTGCATTAACTCCAACTCCCCCAAACTAACTTCTTGCCTTCCGTTTCATATCTGGCACTCGCTTTTGACACCAAGTTTCTTATCTTTGCTTCAGTCAAAAACTTACCAATCCGTTGAACAATGTCCTCAGTTGAAATCATTGAGTTGTTTTTGAATGCGGATAGTCCGAACTGAACTGGTTTAGAGCCTGCAAATTTTTCGTCCTTTCCTAATTTTTCCACCTCAAGCGCAAGGTGATTTATCCCCTCGTCAATGCGACATACAAAACTATTGTCTGTAATCTTGAGTTTGCCATTTGCTTTCTGCACGGTAATAAAATCAAAAACCACACATTTTTGAGGGTCATCATCTACGCTAACAAGGTGAATAGATCTTGTTGTGGAAAAATTATGGCTCATGTATGAACTGCCAGTTTTAAGCTTGATCATGACCAAGCTCCCCATCTTGAGCCGTAGCTTTCTTGGATACGTTTTGCTTCTGAGTCTGCGGAGGCTTTGGCGAATACAGGCGTGTTCTCGTCATCCATAATTTCAAATAACAAATCAAGCTCTGGCCCACTTAGAAACTGGCTCAATGTCGCCTTTGTCGTTTGATTGGCATTAATTTCAAGGAAACGTTCTTTTCTATATACTATTTCGCCAACGCTAAAATCTCTGATTTTTCCAAATATTGAACTAGACAATTTATGGCTCTCGGGATTTTTTGGTTTATATCCCTTGAGTTTTTTCTCTTTGATTTTTTTTAAAAGATGGTCACTCGCTTCTTGGCCGTTTCTAAAAACATGAGTCGCGATCTGAAACGATCCTTCCAACTTTCCATAGCAAGCCTTAACCCAACCCGCGCCAGTTTGAACGTTATACGCATGAACAAGCATGTAATCTTTGCCGCCAGAGCTTGAGTCAGAAACAAGGTATTCAACCACTTCAATATTAATAGTCATTGTTTGATCCTACTTTGTTCTGATGTCGCCAGACAGAGTTTTTACATTGCCCTTAATAACTCGCCCTTTAACATCGCCTGATGCAGTGCTGATATCACCAGTAACATCTCCGCATGCCACATCGCCCGAAGCTGTGCTTAATTCGCCAACATTTCCCTCAACTGTAACGTCGCCGCTTGCAGAAGAAACCTTATCGCAATCGCCATTCACAACCACTTCAATATTTGGCGAAAGACCTTGAAATTGCTTTCCGTCAACAAAAACGCCGTTATCATTGATAACTACGCTGCGTCCTCGAATGACATTGCCATTAACAGAAATATCTGAAGTCTTTCTTGCAAAAAGATTTAAAAATTTATTCATCATTTTTTGACACCATATTGGAGTTTGAGAGTTACTGCGGTCATTTCATTTACGACAATTGCCGATCTATAAAGTGAGCGCACCATTTCGGGTGGAATTTCGTTAGGGTCTTTACCAGGAGGGAGGATTGCTATTCGAACGATGATTCCGCATTTACGAACCATTAGAGCCGCTTCGATTGCGTCTTGTATTGCTTGTCGCTCTCCATCCCACATGAATGTCAAACGTTGCATGCCAGCTTCTTTGAGCTTTAACAGTTCTGCAAATTGAGTCTCTTCACCGTTGTATGAAACGTGTTTACCGAACGAGCCAACTACACCGACATTGCAAAGCGCGTCGTCTTCAGCAAAGGCTTGATATATAGCCATGACGTCAAATGCACCTTCACCCATAGCAATGTCTACGCACCCATAGGCGTTATTTCCGTTGTAAAGAAATGCCGCTGTAGACGCATAACCTGAAGGGAAAAGGTATTTCTTGTCCGCTAAGCCTGTTATGTCTCGACCCTGATATGAAACCAACTTTCCGTTTAAATTTCTTACTGGAATAATGATTCTGTTATCAAAGCTTTGGCGCTTCTTTTGTCCAAAGGTATCGATATAAGAAAAAGAACCTTGCTGACAGAACCGCAAACCAAAAGCCTTAACTGTTTCAATACTGATGCCTCGATCAGCTAAATACTTCAGGTTATGCAACTTTCCATCTCTTCCTCGAATGGGAAGTTCATGCGATTGAGGAAAATGTAAGTCGCCCAATTTTGGACGCTGCACATCTGTTGGTTTTCGCTTTGGCTGCCAGCCTTGCTCATTAGCCACCGCTTTTACGTGTTCAGCAACTTCCTTATTAGAAAGATTGCCTAGCTCAGCTTTAATGAATGACCATTTAGAAAATTTAGCTTCACAGTCACCATGAAAGCAGTTGCCCAAACCAGTCACGGCCCCAATGTAGACCTTCCAACTCGCGTTGCCGCAAACAGGACATTCTTTCAAGTTCAGCTGCACACCGTTACGACCGCGAGTTACCTTGTACTCAATGCCTTCACGATTCAACCAATACTCAATATCAATGTGGTCGAGGATTTCGCCAAAATCTTCTTTTGACGGCTGGCTCATTGTTTTCACCCTTAGAAATTGCACGAGATAAATTTTATTGAATAAAAATAGGGGTTACTTGAACCCCTATTTGGCAATGTTTCTTACAGCTCGAAGAACAGGTGTAAAACCCCTGAAACGACAGCAATGCCAAGCATTACTTTTACAAACGTGAGCCAAATGTCAGTGAGCTTTTGAGACTTTTTCATTTAATCAACCCTTAGAACTCTCTCGATGAATTTCATTCGAGCCAGATCTTGTTTAACAACGATGGTAAAACCCGATTCTTGGTTACGGGATGCAGCAAAATACAAGCGAGCTTCACCGCTTTGTCGCTCTTCTTCGGTTTTGTTAATTGAGATCAGCAAATCCACGATACGCACTTTGTTAAAGTCGTCAGCGACGTGTTCGGCTTTAGCTACTGTTTGCTTACTACCATCACGGTTTGATTGTGTGGCGGTAAGAACTGCGGCATTTTCCTCAAAAGCAATTGCACGAAGATCCACCCAAATTTGCTTTGAGTTTTCAATCGTGTCATTTGTCCGGTAGTTAGGCGCCATAATGTCTGCGTAATCGACGATGATTAAATCAAACGTAATTGGCGGTCTGACCGTCCCGTCAGGGTTATGAGCTGAGCGCTTATAAGACTGGATGAGATTTCGTAATTGATTGCCCGTCAGTGTCCCGGATGCATATTCGTGAATACGCAATTGACCCGCTTCTTGTGCAATTTTTTGAATTTGCTGCGCAACGTCAGTTGCCTTTACGCCTAGCTCTTTCATCATGGTATCTGTAAGCGATGCGTCAAAACGGTCTGCAATGATTTTTGCGCCTACTTCTAACGTTGCGTAAAGAACGTTAAAACCTAACCACGAAGCGATGCGACCAAAATGAATCAAGGCGGTTGTCTTACCTGACTTTGGCCCACCTAAAAACGCATAAAGCTCTTTACGTCCCCACCCTCGATGATACAAAAGACCATCCAAACGAGCATCGCCCGTTGATATACCTTGTGGAGGAAGTACGCCACTAACCTTCTCTACACGCTCAACAGTACGTTGTTGAATGCGGTCTGTAGCAAAGAAGTCATAACCCGCGCCGTCTTCATTGATGCCGACCGCAAGGGCCTCTTCAATCACAGAGTGAATGGCTTCAACCTTGCCCTTATTCAGCAAATCAACAGATTTTAAAATTGCTGTTTTCATTGCAAAGGTTCGAGAAAAGTCGACAAGCTTCTCTTCTACAAATTGACGGTTGGACAAATCTGCTAATTGAACATCTTTAGCAGCTTGAACAACCATAGGGACTAATTCTTTACGAATAGAACGATTGGCAATTCTGTCTTTCAGCTGAGCGATCAAAGAGGCATTGTCAGGAGCGCAGTTGTATTTCTGAAAGTGATTTAATGCTATCGCTACTAATTGGCCCAAACCTTCATTAACGAAAAATTCAGGCTTCAGCATTAGAGCTGAGCGTCTTAAAAACTCACTATCACGCAATGACATTGCAGCAATTTTCAATTGAAACGCATCATCAAACTCGAATTGATCTGTGACGGGCTGCTGTGCTGTGGCGGGCTGAGCCGCCGCAGTACTTTGATCTGACATGGTTACACCTTAGCTTGGTCTTGGCGCAGTTGTTACCGTGTTAATCGGTGAGAACATTACCAAATTATGTTTAAAAATCACTCGCACAGTGTAGCTATCGCTGTTTTCGTTTCGAGATTCGAGCGAGATAGTCTCTTCATCTGAAGTTCGAATAGTTCCCGTATAGGTTTGACCGTTAACCAAAGTCACTTCGATTGGACTTTGCGTCTCTTGTAAATTGAATAAAAATTTACGATGACCAGATAAGAACGGTTTACGGTTCTCT